TATTTAATGTATGGCAACTAAGATAAATCCAACAGCTATCGATTGGGACGAAATATCCACTGGGACTATTGCGTCAGGAAAGAATCTAGGCCTAGATTCTAATGACAATGTTGTAAAGGCTTCTGTCTCCGGAGGCGGTGGAGGGTCGGACACTTTTGTGTTGCAATTTCAAGGATATCAGACAAGCACTCTTGGAGATTATTATTATTATAAAACGACCAGCGGATTTAACGGTAGCAGTTATCACACAACCGCAACTATAAGTGGTTTTCCAGTTTCCGGAAACTTTACTAATTATCATTTATATTATAGAGCCATTGCGGCCGTAATTCCAGTGGGAGCAAACTTAACAGGCTGGCAGATTACAGGACTTAAAGAGTCGGGAGGTAGCAATAACTCCCTGTACGACAATAACGCCACTTTGCGTATTTGGAAGGCCGAAGCTCCGGGTACAGGAACGGGCGACGATGCAGACAGCGACAGCGATGTACCAACAGTAACATCTATAGCAGCAATAGATATAGATGTAAATTCAGATAAGATGTTTAATTTTAGTGGCACACTGTCTTCGGGAAACAGTTTTTCGGCGGGTGATGGTATATTTATGACACTACAAAGAACCGATTCCGCTGCTTCTGTTTATTCTGATCATTATTGGGTTTTGACTCTTAAATTCGAGCCAACTTAATAAAGCTTGACATCAACGATCTCGCATGCTATACTATTGATAGAGAAAATTAAGGGCAGAGATATGAAAGAATATGTAATAACACTAATTAATACGGACGACAATACAACAAAACTTTTAAAAGTTAAAAGATTAACATTTCCGGAAGCTGTGCAACAAGCTTATAAGAATAAGAATATTTTAGGATTTAACTGGATGATTAAATCGATTATGGAAATAGAGCCAACAAAGGATTAAGGACTAGAGTACGAGGAATGATAAAAAATGATACGTATTATAGGAAAAATACCACAAAGAGTGACAGTAGCCTGTTCCGGAGGGATAGACTCTATGTCTGTAGTGAATTTTCTTTTAGATGGGAAAAGGAAAGTTCAATTAGCTTATTTTAATCACGACACACCACATTCCAAAGAAGCGGAAAAATTTGTAAGAGAATATGCAGCTAAAAAAAAGTTAATTTTAACAATTGGTCGAGTAAAAGGGAACAGAGGAAAGCGATCTTTAGAGGAGTTTTGGAGAGATGAAAGATATAAGTTTTTGACTAGTTTGGGTTCCTCATATGTTATAACTTGTCATCATTTGGACGATGTTGTCGAGACTTGGCTCTTTAAATCTATCCATGGCAACCCGGGTTTAATTCCATACAAAAGAGAACCAAACATTTATCGACCTTTTTTAATGACCGAGAAAAGAGAATTTCTATCTTATGCGGATAGAAAGAAGATAGAGTGGGTTGAAGATCCCTCAAATCGTATGACAAAAAATATCATGAGAAATCAGATTAGGCACAACATAGTGCCACAAGTTCTCAAGGTCAATCCCGGGATCAGAACAACAATTCGAAAAAAATTGATTGAAATATATCGTAATTTTTGATATTATAATACTAATGGGCCTCTAGCTCAATAGGTTAGAGCATCCGGCTCATAACCGGCAGGTTCACGGTTCAAGTCCGTGGAGGCCCACTGAATACAAAAAAAGGAGAAAAAATTGAAAGATAAGTTTTGGGGTTCGGAGGAAGAAACAGTACGACCAAACACTGTTCATGAAATGACAGCTGAGTCTTTAGGTCACGCCAGTCAGGACCAGAATGTTGTAGAGTTTGCAAATAATAGAATATTTTTCTATTCTGCGGTTACAAGGCCAAAGATTTTGAAACTAAATAAAGGAATCTATAGTTTAAACGCAAATATGTTAACTAAAGCATCTTTATTTGAATATGATGCACCAAATATTCAACTTCATATTAATAGTTATGGTGGTTCGGTTTTCGCAGGTCTCGCGGCTGTTGATTATATAAAAAATTCTAAAATCCCCATTGAGACAACCATAGATGGCTGTGCAGCATCAGCTGCAACATTGATGTCTATAGTAGGTCATAATCGCAAAATGCAGAAAAATTCATGCATGTTGATTCATCAACTTTCAGGCCACATGTGGGGTAAATTTCAGGAAATGCAAGATGATATGGAAAATTCTGAAATGTTAATGAAGAAGATTATCTCTCTTTATGAGGAGCATACTAAGATTCCTAAGAAAGAGATCAACAATCTTCTTAAGAGAGATATTTGGTGGGAAGCGGAAACTTGTTTGAAATATGGCTTAGTCGACGAGGTTATCTGACATGCCGAGAAGAAAAAAAGAAAGAAGCTTAACAGTCGACGAATCGTGGGAAAAGTTATCTGTAATAGTAGAAAAATATCCATTAATGAATTTTGCAAACCATAGAGCGTTTTTTAGAATCAAAGATAACGTTTTTAGGTTTACGGTAGATCTTATTTCCATGGATTTTTTGATTTCTTTGATGGAGTTAGAAGAAGTTAAGGATGTTTACTTTAATCCAGCACACCCTCCACCTGGAGGGTCTATAGATGCAATATCTTTAAGATATAAGATTTATATAGAATATCACAAAATTAGGGACTAGTCTGCAAAAGGAGGTAACCAGTAACTTCCATTGTAAACTCTTTTAATATATTGTGTCGAACGACCAGGGATATATGATCGCTCCTAGAAGACACAGCAAACAATATGCCGACTAGTTCAAAATTTTTGTTTAAAACTCCGGCACCACTGGCTCCCCCTTTTGCTGGTATTGTGGTTATTGAGGTCACCTCATCAACAGCACCTGAATATATACCTTTAAATATGGGAACCATAGGTGGATGATAAACACCCCCAGGAGCCGCCATGGATATCAAGTCTTCACCTATTGTTGGAGCATTCTTTGAAATTTTTACTTTTGGGCAAGATTTTTTAAACCCGGAAACCTTTAGGGCGCATAAGTCACCATTTTTTTGTTCAGGATTGGGGTGTGTGTGCAAAATAACTTCAGCTTTGTGCATTAATCCATCATAAAATTGAACAAAAACTTCTTGTTTTTGGGATTTTACAAGAATAGAGAGTTTTGCATTTAATATTGATTCACAAACATGCCCTGCAGTTAATATAATTGTCTCAGTTATTTTTGGATTTTGAAGGTCTATTATTATTCCTGAGCCCATTGATCTCCAGTTGCCCCCCGGGCATTTTTTATTTTTTGGATCTTTACAATCAATTTTTATGGTGTGAAAAACCTTTACAAAGGCTTTGTTTGGTGTTCTAGTTATCGCCGTACTAGGGGCTATACAAGAAGCAGAAGTGAAGAGAAAACTTAGAAAAAATATTAAAAAAGCTATTTTGTTGTTTTTTAGCATATATAATAAATATAGATCTAAAGTATTTTTTTTAAAATTAGAAACAAGGAGAATCTTCAAAATATGTTATTCGAGTTTATTTATATCTTTTTGCTAACTGGCCTCTTAGAATTTTCAATGGATCCAAATTTTTATTTCTATTCTGTAAAATCGGTTTCACCACAGACCCAGAAGACCCAGATATTCAAATATCAAAAAACCCCCACGATCTGGCAAAAATACGAAAATTGTGATAATTAGTATGTTATTATAAAACTAAGGATACCAACTTGGCAAAGAAAATATATGTATTAGACACGAGTGTCTATCTCACAAATGCGGAATGTTTAGAATCTTTCTCAAACAATGATATTATTATCCCACTCAGAGTTTTAGATGAAATAGACAAGCACAAAAAAAGACAAGACACAGTGGGCGCACACTCCAGAAACATAATTAGGAAACTAGACGCTCTCAGGGCGAAAGGAAACCTGTTTACGGGTGTGCGAATTGCTCCAAAAAAAGGAATTTTAAAAATAAGAGGATACGATCCGTTTGCATTGCCAGACGATTTAGACCTAGAGGATTCCGATAATCAAATTATTGCAACGGCCCTGTCTGTACAGGCTGAACTTTCAAATAAAAATAGAAAAGTTATTGTAGTTTCTCGAGATATAAACATGAGGGTTAAATGTGATGCTCTCAAATTATTAACAGAGGATTATAATGTAGAGCAAGTAGTGGCACAGGCAGACGGGCTATATAAAGGAATAACTGAATACCTAGTGGATGACCAATTGATAGAACAAGCGTACGCGGGAGATAAGCCAATCTATTTCGAAAGAAGCGAGATAGAACTGAATCCAAATCAGTTTATTATGCTTATTTCGAACTCTAACGAGAAAAAGACAGCTCTTGTTAAATTTACGTCATATGGCATGCCAGTAAGGGTTATGAAAAGTCCCAAAAAAGATATATGGGGTCTAAAGCCGCGAAACAAAGAGCAGATGTTTGCGTTAGACATCCTGTTAGATAAAAATATACCACTAGTTTCTTTGGTGGGAAAAGCAGGCTCAGGAAAGACTCTTTTAGCTCTCGCCGCAGGATTGGAGCAAACTTTCGGACACGACCCGGTATATAAAAAAATAGTGGTTACAAAACCAGTCGAGCCAGTAGGGAAAGACATAGGCTTTCTTCCGGGGTCCATGGAAGAAAAAATGATGCCATGGCTAGCTCCAATACAAGATAACTTGCAATTTTTAATGGGAAACGACAAAACTACGCTAGATATGTATATAGAGGATGGAAAAATTGAAGTAGAAGCCATGACTTATATACGTGGTCGCTCTATATCCAATGCATTTATTGTTATTGATGAGGCCCAGAACATGACCCGTCACGAAATTAAAACTGTTTTGACTCGAGTCGGAGAAGGTACAAAAATAATCTTAACAGGAGATATAGAACAGATTGACAATGTTTATATAGATGCAACAAATAATGGATTAACATATGTTGTTGAAAAATTGAAAAATGAAGAAATTAGCGGCCACATGACACTAATAAAGGGCGAAAGATCAAGGGTTGCAACAATAGCTGCACACAAGCTTTAAAAGGATATATAATGAAAGTAGAATATAGAAAAACTCAATATGACAACACTCCTTCCATGTCGCAAGAAGTAGAGGAAGACACAAAACTTAAAGAAATAATAGTACAATATGTGGGAAGCAAGATAAACCCAAAAGAAGAAAAAGTTACAGTTGAAAATATAGTAGATATATTTGCAGATGAGTTTCCTGAGTTTGTTTTGGCCCTAGCGGAAGAAAACTGGATAAGAGGGTACAACCAAGGAGTCGCTGATAAAATTGTGATGCAAAAAGATGACAACTAGGGGGTACATCAAAAATTCCAAACCACTTCAATTTAGAGTCAAAGGCGTCAAGGTTATACAAACTGGAAAATTTACTGGCAACTTTTCACCGAAAGAGAGCATAGAGCAGGCATTAGAGAGTATACCGCAACACTTGCTTGGGAATCTTGACTCAATATATATTGGTGATTATGAATTTCTGAAAGCGAGAGAGATAAACGCAGCCTACAAGGACGCGGCAATATTTGTCTCTAACGAACAAGATAACAATCAAGATCTGGCAGATGATATTGTTCATGAGGTGGCCCACTCGATAGAAGAAACCCACCAAGAGCTAATATATTCAGACAAAAGTATTGAACGGGAATTTTTAAACAAAAGAAGAGAACTGTATTCTATCTTAGCAACAGAGGGGTATAAAGCAGAACTAATAAGATTTATAAACCCAGAGTATGATTCTGAGTTTGATCAGTTTTTGTACAAAGAGGTGGGATATTCGGCATTATCAATGCTAAGCGTTAACTTGTTTTATTCTCCTTATGGGGCCACATCATTGAGGGAATATTTTGCAAATGGTTTTGAGGCACTCTTCCATCACAGGGATGTTGAAAGAATCCGCGCCATTAGTCCGAATTTATTTGACAAGCTGACAAAATTAGTGTATTCTAATAGAGAGGAATAGAAATGAAGTATAAAATTGCCGAAGAGCCTGAATTGGTAAAAATAAAGGTAGAAATGCCGCAACGTCAGGCAGCTTCGCAAAAAAAACAATATTGTGATGTAGATGTTTGTTTGTTTCTTTTGAGAGAAGAGGGCATTGAAATAGAATCTATTTTACATGGCCACAATCTTGTTGTCTCCAACACAGAGATAGACTCTAGGCCATTTTCTGGAGAGTGGGTTTTTAGAAAAAAGAACTCTAGAAATTCATCCATAGCCCCACGCGAGGAAGAGGTTGTCAAAAAAGCACCTTTCCGCTCACGCATTAAGAAGGTGGCATCCAAGCCCAAGCCCACAACAACAAGATCAAGAAAAAAGACAACAAAACAACAATAAATAATACGAAAGAGAAAAAATGGAAAAAATTAGCTTTTCTGAGCTTAAGACGTGGAAAGAGTGCCCCTACAAGCACAAACTAACATATGTAGAGGGGAATAGGTTATTCCAGGGAAATATATATACAGCCTTCGGAACAGCAATTCATTCAGTTTGTGAGGAAATCATTGTAGATAATCGCAAGAATTCAAAAGAAATATTCTTGGCCTCTTACGAAAGGGAACTGGAAAACCTTCCAGACGATACTCGACCCACCGATCAAGCAATTATAGATGAATTTAGAACACAGGGGTTGGGTTTGTGTGAACACATACTACCAGCTGTGAAGGAAGAGTTTAAAGAATACGAAGTTGTTTCAGTAGAAGAGCCGCTGTTTGAGCAAATAAATGACTTCGAAGCCTCCGGAAGAAATTTTAAGGGCTTTATTGATCTGGTCTTAAGAACTTCAGATGGCAAGATTCACATAATTGATTGGAAATCTTGTAGTTGGGGCTGGAACATGAAAAAGAAATCAGACCCGATGGTTAATTACCAGTTAACTTTCTACAAAAAATTCTTTTCAGAAAAGCACAGTATTCCTCCGGAAGATATAGAAACGTATTTTGCTTTATTAAAGCGCACCGCCCGTGACAAAAAAGTAGAAATATTCCGGGTCACATCCGGGAAGAAGAAAACAAAAAACGCCCTTAATCTTTTGGAAATAGCTATTAAAAATATAGATAATAAAGTGTATATTAAGAATAGGCTTTCGTGTGAAAGGTGTGTGTTTTATAAAACTGAGTATTGTAAATGAGTAAAAAGAAAAAAGTACTAATATTGGCCGACTCTCCGTTTGCTCCATCCGGCATAGGGACCCAGACAAACTACATGATTAGAGGACTTCTAGCCACAGGGGAATATAGCTTTGTTTGTCTCGCCGGCGCCATAAAGCATGAGGACTACACCCCTATAAAAACAGAAGAATACGGAGAAGACCTTATCGTGTATCCAGTAGATGGGTATGGTTCGCCAGAATTGGTTAGAAGTATGTTGGTCGTCCACCGGCCTGATGTTGTGTGGTTTATGACAGATCCTAGATTTTGGGTATGGTTATGGCAAATGGAGAACGAGGTAAGAACGCATGTACCTATGGTATATTATCACGTTTGGGATAACTACCCCTTTCCCAGGTATAATGCAATATATTATAATTCTAACGATTATGTTGTAGCAATCAGTAAATTGACAGAGGATATAGTCAGAAATACCTCTCCAGAAGTCCCTTTGGTTAGGATCCCTCACACTGTAGATACTAATGTTTTCCGCAAGATGCAGCCCCCGGAGTATGAGAAGTTTTATGATCAGGCCCCATCTTTAAAAGATAAGCTTGTTTTTTTCTGGAATAATAGAAATGCTCGCAGGAAACAATCAGGAACTTTAATATGGTGGTTTAAGGAATATTTAGATATTGTTGGCAAAGATAAAGCAGTCTTGCTGATGCACACAGAACCAAAGGATGAACATGGCCAAGATTTAGAATCAATAATAGAGGAACTTGGAATAACAAACGGAGAGGTGATTCTTTCTACGAAAAAAATGTCAGCACAAGACTTGGCAAGGTTCTATAACATAGCTGATTGCACAATAAACATTTCAGATGCTGAGGGTTTTGGTCTTTCAACTTTAGAATCTTTATCTTGCGAAACACCAATAATTGTAAATATGACAGGCGGACTTCAAGAGCAAGTTACGGATGGTGAGCAGTTTTTTGGATACGGAATAGAGCCGGCCTCTAAAGCAGTTATAGGTTCTCAAACGGTGCCCTATATTTATGAAGATAGGATCTCAAAAGAAGACTTTTTGGATGTTATGATAAAGTTTACAAATCTTACTGATGACGAGCGGGCTGCTTTGGGCACATCCGGCAGGAACCATGTTCTAAAAAATTATTCGATGTCGGGATACGTTAATATGTGGAACGCCCTTTTTAATGAAATTACATCTTCGTGTGGCTCTTGGGATACGAGGGTTGGATACAAACCGTGGAGTTTGGAGAAATTATGAAAAAAGTTTTAGTTAAAGGGCCCGCTCTTAGTCGTTCGGGGTATGGCGAACAGACGAGATTTTTGTTGAAAAGCCTCAGAAGAATAGAATCAAAAATCGATATTTTAATCATGAATATTTCTTGGGGTCACAGCGGGTGGATAACGGAAGCAGATGAAAATAGGAGCTGGATAGATCAAAAACTGCAAGAAACCCACAAATATTTAACAGAAGGTGGACAAGTGGATGTCTCAATACAGGTCACCATTCCAAATGAATTTGAAAAAATAGCACCGGTAAACATTGGATATACCGCAGGGATAGAAGTCGACAGAGTAAGTCCAGAATGGATACAAAAATGCAATGAAATGGATAAAGTTATAGTAGTTTCAGATCATTCAAAGAAAGTTTTAGAGAAGACAAGATATGAGATTTTAAAAAACGAACAACAGGTGGCAAATTTAGAGCTGTCGTCCCCGGTCGATTATGTGAACTATTGTGTAAGGTGTGTGGATCCTGATGATGAATTTGAACTAAACCTAGAGACTGATTTCAATTTTTTGGCTGTAGCTCAAATAGGCCCCAGAAAGAACGTTCCGTTATTGCTCGAGTCATTCTTGGATGAGTTTAAGGATAACCCAAATGTGGGATTAGTTTTAAAAAGTCACTTTGCAAATTGTTCAAAATATGATCGCCATTATTGCAAAAAAGAACTTGGAGTCTTTCTGGAAAAACATGGAGACAGAAAATGCAAAGTTTATTTGCTGCATGGTGACATGTCTGAAAAAGAAATGTGTTCCCTATATAGGCATGACAAGATTAGCTCGATGGTTTCGACAACTCATGGTGAGGGTTTTGGTCTCCCTTTGTTTGAGGCCGCCTGCAATGGCCTTCCAGTCATTGCCCCAAACTGGAGTGGACAAAGAGATTTTCTAAATGCCCCGGTTCTGGAGAAGAAACGTAGTAAGTCTGGGAAAACAAAGACTTCAAAAAAGATTAAACCTTTATTTTGTGAAATACCGTTTACTCTAGAAGAGGTTGGACAAGAGGCCGTGTGGGATACTGTTATAAATAAAGACTCAAAATGGTGCACCGTAAAGGGGAATGATGTAAGAGGGGCAATGCGAAAGGTTTATAACAACCTTAAGACATATCAGGCTAAAGCAAACAAGTTGAAATCTCACATTTTAGAAAACTTTACTGAAGAGTTGTTGGCAAAAGAATTTTGTTTTAAACTTTTCGGGGAATCTGTCGAAAATCCGGCAGACAGGGTTTCGAAAGAAGAGATTCCAAAAATTTCATTAATTACTTCTGTGTTTAATGCAAAAGAGCATATTGAACAGCTCATGGAGGATGTGACAAGCCAGACCATATTTAAAGAAAAGTGCGAATGGGTAATATTGAATGCAAACCCAGAAGGTTCGGATGAGGAAGAAAAAGTAATACAAAAATATGTAAAAAAATTTCCAGAAAACATTATTTATCAAAGATTAGAGGCAGACCCTGGCATTTATGCAACTTGGAATTTGGCACTAAAAATGTCAACCGGAGAATTTATTACTAATATGAATTGTGACGATCGCCGCGCTCCAAATGCCTTAGAGCGTCAGGCAAAAACTTTAGTAGCAAATCCTGACGCCAGTCTTGTTTATAACGACAGCTATATTGTTCACGAGCCGAACATTAGCTGGGATACGCTACCACCAGATAGCAAGAAATATAATTTTGAAGAATTCTCGAAAGAATCCATGATAAGGGGTAACCAGCCGCACAACAATCCCATGTGGAAGAAGGATCTTCATGAAAAACATGGATATTTTAGAGAAGATTACGGCTCAGCTTCAGATTGGGAATTTTGGCTTCGTTGTACTTTTGCGGGTGAGAGATTTATTAAATATCCCGAACCTTTGGGTATTTATTATTTTAATCCGAAAGGGATTTCGACAGACCCCGAAAACAACAACTGGAAAAGAAAAGAAGAGAGAGAAATATTTAAAAAATATTTTGCAATTATGAAAGAAGAAAGATCCAAACCCCCAGAAGAATCAACAGGCTTGGTTCTGTAGAATGATAAATTTATGCTCAGTTGTAACCAAGAATTGTCTAAATGAATTTCTTTTAACAAAGTTTTCTTGTGAGAAGTTCAATGAGTGTAAATGGTATATTTCTTGTGATCAAGTTTCGGCTGAAACCTTATCAAATTTTGCAAATGTAGAGATTTTTGTTTTTAAAGTTAATGACGAAATTTCTGATCATAATTCCTCGATACCATCCCGCCGCGCACAATTTTTGAATATTATTTTAAATAAATTTAAAACTCTAGAGCGATGCCTGGAGAAAGAGCGGCATGCCATTTTTCTGGACAGTGATATGTTATTCGTGGGCTCAATAGATTTGAAGTCTGTGAATCTACTTAATGATAAGGAAATTGATTTTATAGTTTCGCCTCATTATTCTCGTGACCCTATGAACGAAGATAAGCATGGGTTTTATAATGTCGGAATGTTTGGCTTGCATGATCCTGAAAATCTTAAACAATGGAAATATTTGACTGAAAATTGCGACAAACTTGGGCTTTACTATGAACAGAAGCCTTTTGAGCTGATACTTAGTAATTTTAAATCGTTAAATCTTCCAATTAATAACAACATTGGATGGTGGAGGTTTAATAATGCTAGAACGAGCAATAGAATTAATCAATTAAAATTAGAAAATGAAAAAATAATGTTTGGTCAACTGCCCGCAACAAATTTTCATTTTCATGTCTTCAAGGCACCCAACGGATATAATCCGGGCTCTTTTCTTGTGGAAAGGGTTTTTGGTTTATTATCAGAGTCTGACCTGCCAGAATACAAAGAGATATTGGAATATTATGAGACCTTATCAAAAGAAGTTATTTGAATTATTTGAAGAGTTTTGCCCCAACCCACAATGGCCAACATATCCTCCATATCATGTGGGTCCATATCTCGAACAATATTTTATAAATTACTATAAAAATAGTCCGTTAGAGAAGGGTAGGTATTTTATTCCTATACATTGGAGTGGTTGTTATATTAACAATCGAGACCAGCCTCTGATAACACTACAAAAAACATTAGATTCTCTAGATCAAGAACTGCCCTATTTTACAGTCTCGACTCATGATGATGCACCTAGGGAATCTTTACCAAGAAATACGGTTTGCTATTCGGCGGGAGGAAACGCTGCAGGTACGCCAATACCTCTGATAGTTTCGGAAATACCGAAAGAATACAGGACCTCAGCAGAAAAGAAGATTTTAGCATCCTTTATAGGTTCAGCAAACACCCACCCCTTAAGAGTAAAGATGTATCAGCAATTTTTTAATAATAGTGATTTTTATTTTTCTCAAAGAAGTTGGTCAGAAAAAGTATCAGAAGACCAATTTGAAAATTTTGTGAATTATACAAAGAGTAGTTATTTTGGTTTAGCGCCTAGAGGGTATGGAAAAACGAGTTATAGGCTTTATGAAATAATGCAGTTGGGGTCGGTACCTGTTTATATCAGTGATGATTTTTGGTTACCATGGATCGGAGATTTTGACTGGGATAAGGCGATTATAAAATGCAAACCAGAAGATTTAGATATACTAGATTTAACTCTGCAAGACTGTTTGTATTCGGGAGAGTACGAAGATAAGCTACAGTATATAAGAGAATCTTACGATAAATATTTTACAATAGACTCGACAACAAAAAAGATCTTAAAGAAGGTAGAAAATGAAGAAATTAATGTTCGCCATAGCGGACTATAAAGATGAGAGACAGGAAATATTTGAAAAGCACTTGTCTCCTAGAAATCAAGAGTACTGTGATCACCATGGCTTTGAATATAAGGTTATAAAAAATGGTATAAAATATAGAGGGAATTACACTTGGCATAAAGTCTATGAAATTAAAAGAATGCTTGATGAAGGAGAATTGCAAGATGGAGACTGTGTCTGTAATATAGATGCAGATATGTGTATTGTTGACGGCCGTCACTCAATCTTTCCATCTGAAGGGAAAAGCTTCTCTTTGGCCATAGATAATGGAAATACTCATTGCTGGGGCTGGATTTCTTTACGAGTTAATGACTGGTCTAGAAATATGATAAATCAAATCGTGGACGACGAGAGGTGGGAAAGGTTAAAAAGCACACCTCACGGCACAGATTTTCGGGAACAGGCTATGTGGTATTTTCTTTGCGGAATCATGCCCCATAGTTGGAATTCATTTTTAGAAATGCCAAATTACGGTTGGTATAGCGCTTATGATGAAAAGGAAACATATTATGAGATAGACGAATTGTACGAAAATGTAGAAATTCGAGGCCCGGAATGGAATACCACTCTCCTTTCAGAAGAGCAGGCAGACCCGGTAAGCAGGTGGTTACAACAGTACAACATTGTTAAGTCAAATAAGGAGGATACAATTATTAGGCACTGGGCAGGCCGTCAGCCTTGGAATTATCAAGAATATTGCAAGGGCTCTATAGTAAAATGAGAATATTATTCGTAACTACCATGTCTGCTAAAAAACAGGGAGACCTACTTGAAGTTGGCATTTTGCATGGCCTTAGAAGTCTCTTGGGAAAGGATTGTATAGACTACCCAAGGAAGAAAATAATGTATCATGATTGGTCAGAAACAAAAAAAGAAGATCTTCACGGTATGGGTTTTTCTTTGTTGACTGAGTCAATCAAGGACATATCTACAGTCGAAAGACATGACATGAAGAACATTGACGTTGTTTTATATGGTAATGTCGGCCAGTATGATTATGGTGAATTGGAGTATATAAATAGTTTGGTTGCAAAACAAGATATATGGTATTTAGACAGTCACGATCTTTACGGTTATGCTCCAAAAATGATAGAACACCCTTCAGAACTTGGAAAAGTTATAGGAATACAAAAGAAGCCATGTTTTAAAAGAGAACTGTTAACAAACCAGCAAGATGTGTACCCAACAGGCTTATGCATTCCTTCATCTAGAATTAGGAAATTCGACTTGCAACTGAAAGAGCAGTGGTTTCAGAAAACCGCTCCGGATGTCGCCCTGTTCCGCACTCAAGAGGATCTTGGGAACAGAAAAAATTACAAATTTGAAGATGAAGAAGAATACATGCAAGACCTTCAAAAGTCTTGGTTTGGTTTAACATGTAAGAGGGGCGGCTGGGATGCACTTAGACACTATGAAATTCTTGCTTCTGGGGCTCTTTTACTATTTAGGGACTATGATGATAAACCCGCATGGTGTTCTCCACAAGATTTGCCATGCTATTCCTACTCTAGCAAACAGGAGCTGACATCTTTGGTGACTAGATTGGTAAACTTTAACAATGGGCTACCAACATCAGAATATATTAACATGCTAGAGGCTCAAAGAAGCTGGCTAAAAGAGTGTGGAACGACCATCGCGAGAGCGCGAAAAATAGTAGATTGCTTAAAAGAACACAAACAAAAAAAGAAGGAGAACAAAAAATGGAAAACAAACTTTATTTAGACTTGCTAAAAAAAAGCGTTTTAAATGTTATTTATGAGCCTTTAACTGACGGCCTGATAAACGGAACGGTTCACCCCGTTTTGGCACATACCATGATTGGCTTAAAAAGATTAAACAATATACAGTTTTGTTATGAAAATATAATAAAAGACTCAATCCCAGGCGCCCTCATAGAGACAGGCGTCTGGCGCGGCGGCGCAACAATTTTCATGGCAGGTTTAGTAAAAGCACAAGGCGAAAAAAGAAAAGTATATGTGGCGGATTCTTTTTGCGGTTTGCCAAAGCCCAACGCTGAAAAGTATCCAGCAGATCTCGGAGACATGCACTGGACATATCAGGATCTAAATGTTTCTTTAGAGGAAGTAATATCCAATTTCAAATCATACGACTTGTTATCACAAGATATTATCTTTTTGAAGGGCTGGTTTCAGGACACTATGCCAACTTTGCACGAAGAAACCTTCTCTTTAATCAGGTTGGACGGAGATATGTATGAATCTACTTGGGTCGCTTTGGAAAACTTATATCCTCGTCTTTCTGCTGGGGGATACCTGATAGTTGATGACTGGCTGTTGCCCGGAGCCCAAAAAGCTGTAGTAGATTATCGAAATAAGTTTGACATACAAGGGGAGATGTGCTATATTGATGGTTCTAGTATTTTTTGGAGAAAAGCTTGAAACTAAAAGATATAACAATATGCCTGCATTGTGGCTGCGATCGCAGTATCGTTTTTGCTCAGATGGAGGCCTTAGAACCTTTAGAGCAAAAGTATAATATTGCCTGGAATAATCGTATAGACAGATATCCATTTGCCTACCCTAGTTATTCTCGACTTATAAATCATTCGATAGCAACTTCGCCAACAGAGTTTGTAATTTTAATAAATGATCGGTGCTCTCCTAGTGTAACAGAAGTCGAGAAAATAATAGAGCATTTAGAAAACGGATATGCCTGCTCTTTTATGTATAACGTTGGTTTTATGGGTTTTTCAAAGCAGTTAATAAGGAAAATTGGCTGGTGGGATGAAAGATTTTTTAATGGTGGCTGGGAAGATAGGGATTGGGTATTTAGAATAAAACAAGCAGACTTGGCCTTATATGAAAGTCAAGAAGGAACTTATGACTATTCTTGGAAGTCACCATTACAACAAAACGATAAATGTGCCCTCTCGGAACCCCACTTTAATAAGAAATGGTCTATAGGGTCTGATATGATTTTAAAAAAAGTTAAAGAAGATACTTATAGTGAATGGGATAAGACCTTAGGCGCCGCACGAAAAGACATAGAAAAAACTTGGCTACCTTGGTCATCTTCTATCTTGGGTGTAGATTACGACAGGCCAAATTCTGGTCCACCCGGCTCAGCATGGCTCGAAAATAAAAAAATTCAGGAGAACTACAGATGAAAAAAAAGATATTAATAACCGGAGGTCTCGGATTCATAGGAACGCACTGTATAGAAAAGTGGCATTCAGAAGGTTGGGAAATACATGTTATTGATAACCTTTCCACAAACGCTATTGATCAATATCACGAGATTGCAAAAAAAGCAGAAAACGTAATAACAAAAGATATACTCGAAACAAAATACACAGAGATGCCAAAGTTTGACATGATACTCCATCTTGCCTCCCCAGTTGGCCCAGTTGGAGTCCTAAAACACTCGGGCCAAATGGCAAAAATTATTTTAGAAGATATATATTGGGCTATTGGTGCCGTAAAACACAGCAATTGTCCTTTGGTTTTTATATCGACATCTGAGATTTATGGACACAGAGATGGAAAAACTTATTTAAAGGAAGAGGGAGACAAGGTGCTGAGAGGCGAGTTCACGGTAAGGAACGAGTACTCTATGGCTAAATTACTATCAGAAATTGTTCTAACCAATGTCGGAAAAGTGGATAAAGAATTTAAGTATCAAATAATTCGCCCATTTAATGTAACAGGTGAATACCAGCTGCCAAACGGAGGGTTCGTGTTACCAAGGTTTGTACACCAGGCTCTAAAGGGAGATGACATAACGGTATACTACTCAGGTAGTCAGATCAGAGCGTTTACTTGGGTCAAAGATATTATTCAGGGAATCTTCTTAGCCTCAACCGCAAAAGATGAATTCTGGAACCAAGAATGGAATGTGGGTAACCCACAAAACGAGCAAACGATATTATATTTAGCGGAAAAAGTAAAAGAACTAACGGCCTCTGATTCACAGATCACTCATGTTGACCCAACTATTTTACACGGACCTCTTTTTGCTGAAGCTCCGGAGAAAATTCCCGATAGTGAAAAAATAATGAATCTTTTAGGGTGGCAACCTACAAAACTTGTGGATGATGTGGTTGAAGAAGTTGTAGATTTTTGGAAAGATAAAGTATGAAGATAGTTTTACACTCATACCAACTGGGTTCTAGAGGTACTGAAATTTGTCTTTATAAATATGCCAAATATGCTAGAGAGATTTTAGGTTGGGATCCCATAATCGTATCAACATCTTCAAGACCTACTCCAACTCTGTCTAGATTCGAAAGAGAGTTTGATGTTCACTTGTATCCAGATGTATGGCAACCAGATGGCAAGAATATTGAAATTGTAAGGTATTTTAATAATTTAATTTCCAAAGAAAATGTTGATTTTCTATATGCCATAAAAGGCGGAGAGGACGATGGGATTTTAACAAATTTGGACTGTCCATCAGCCGCACATTGTATATTTAGGATGGACGAGCCTCACGGAAGTGTATATGCGGGAGTTTGTAAATATATTAGTAAAAAGCACGGACTCTTTCATCCGTGGGTTGACCACATAGTCGACTATGAAAAACTAAACCCATCAGACAACTATAGGGAGGAACTTGGGATTCCAAAAGATGCACTTGTTGGGTTTCGACACGGAGGAAATGATACATTTAGTTTGGGTTTTGTACACGAAGAAATTGAAAAGTCTTTAAAGGAGAGATCAGATCTTTGGTTTATCTTCTTAAATACCAAGAAATTTATTGATCATTCTAGGGTACTTTTTCTTGATTGGACTTCTGATCTGAGTAAGATATTAAAATTTGTTAATACTGGAGACTTTTTTATGCACGCTAGGTATGATGGCGAAATATTCCCATTAACAGTTGCCGAGGCTTCAACTCAAAATAAACCAGTAGTAACGTGGAACCCGGATGAGCCACCAGCGCATTATGATACGGGCCACATCGATCTTCTTGGACCTGCAGGAATATACTATAAGGGGCCCAAAGACTTACATAATATCTTAATAAATTTAGATAGAAGTGATATCATTAAGAAAGAGTGGGACATTTATAAAGACACTTACTCGCCGGAAAACGTCATGAATCAATTTAGAGAAGTATTCGTAGGATAGGATATGATTATAGCAAAGTGTCCATTGAGAATTTCTTTAGCAGGGGGCTCCACTGACCTGGAAGGCTTTTTGGAGCAAAACGATTACGGGGCAGTTGTAAGTTTTCCGTGCAATCTTTACACCTATATTGCTGTTCATAATGATGTTTTCGGGTTTAACAGGAGTTCCAATAAATATATCATCAATTATACGACAAGAGAAGAGGTGGGGAAAGTCTGCGAAATACAAAATGATGTCGCCCGAGAAGTGCTACAACATTTTGCAGCGCCACCGGTTACTTGCACCTTTACAGGAGATGTTTTCTCTAGAGGTTCGGGATTGGCTTCGTCCTCTTCTTACACAATCGCTTTCATTAAGGCAATCTCAATGATAAAGGAGATGAACTTATCAGCACATGAGATGTGTAAACTTTCACTTCAGCTAGAGAGAAGTTTTAATCCACTTACGGGACACCAGGACCCGTACGGCTGTGGGTTAGGTGCTTTAAAGAAAATGATATTTAAAAAAGACACTGATCCGTCGATCAGTTTTTTGCCTAAAGAAATTTTTGAGTCAATGGACATGTTCCTTATTCACACCGGCGTAACCAGAAGATCCACTGATGTTCTGAAGACTTTTGATGAGGGTCCCCAAGACAACAGGCGCCTCTTATTAAGTTTGGTTGATGAGATGGAAGAAAATATTAAATCCAAAGACATGGTTTCGTTTTGTAAAACGATAAATGAGGGCTGGGAAGTAAAAAAGAAGATTTCTAGAGTTATTACTGAAAACTTGTTTCTCAAAAATATAGAAGATTCGTTGCAAAATGAAGATAGAATTTTGGCTCATCGTTTATGTGGAGCCGGCAACGGCGGGTATTTTTTGGTTTTTATGGACAGGGACAAACAAAATGAAAATTTCTTAACAAGCATTTATTCGAATGTTATTCCGATACAAATAGTAGACACCGGTGTCGAGGGTCACACTGTATGAATATTTCAAATTTTATAGAGTCTTTGGAAAAAATAGACAAACACAAGATATTGGCGTTAAAGAAAATAATACTAGACTATGAAGATATTATAATTCTTGGAAATGGCGGAAGCAACAGTATTGCGTCCCACATTTCGCAAGACTACACGAAACAATTGGGAAAAAGGGCCATTTCGTTTTCTGACCCATCAAGACTTACCTGTTATATAAACGATTACGGCATGGAACATGCATATAGCCAATTCTTAAAAGATTTTAAAACAGAAAAAACATTAGTAATTTTAATCTCTTCATCTGGGGAAAGTGAAAATATCTTTAAAGCAGCAACATTTTGTAGAGATACAGAAATTTCTTTTATTATATTGACAGGGTTTGATCCAAGAAACAGGCTAAGAGAATTTAGAGCAGAAGATTCCGAGTTAGAATTTTGGGTAGATTCAGACGATTATGGTATTGTTGAGTGCACCCATCAAGCAATTTTACATACGGCGGTGTGAATGATATACTGTTTTGACATAGATGGGACCATTTGTTCTTTGAGGGAGGACGGTAATTATCTTGAAGCAGAATTGTTTGTAGATGTTGCCTTGAGCATTAACAACTTATATTTAGAGGGTCATACGATCATAATAATGACAGCTAGGGGCTCGGTTTCTGGTAAGGATTGGGCGGCGGAGACCACAAATCAACTCAAAGAGTGGGGAATTCAATATCACGAACTAATAATGAACAAGAAGCCCCATGCAGATATTTTTGTTGATGACAAAGCAATAAACATAAATGATTACAGATCCTTGATAAGAAACAAAAGAGAAAGTGCCTTTGTCGCTGGCAGTTTTGATGTGATTCACCCCGGTTATATACAGGTGTTCAAAAGAGCCAAAGAGGTGGGCAAGCATTTGGTGGTTGGGCTCCACAAGGACCCATCTCAAGAAAATCCAAATAAGATTAAACCAATTTTGTCTCTTGAGGAAAGAATAGAAATTCTTGAATCAATAAAATATGTTGATGAGATTCATGTTTATGAGACCGAAGCAGAATTACTGGATTATTTAAAGAATAACAAAATATGTGTTAGAATGTTAGGAGATGATTATAGAGAGAAGGAAAAATACACAGGAAGGGGTTTAGATATACCTATTTGTTATGTTGATCGTTCGCACGGCTGGTCTACTACAAAATTTAAAAATATGATAAAGGATAGTTTAAAATGAAATGTATAGTTACAGGGGGGAATGGATTTATAGGAAGTCATTTAGTTGACAAACTTATAAAAGAAGGGAACAATGTAACAGTAATAGACAATCTCTCTGCAGAGTGCAATGAAGAGTTCTATTTTAATGAGAAGGCCGAGAATCACAAGCTAGACATCTGTGATTACGAATCAATAGAGCCGCTGTTCCACAGTGCCGACTGCGTGTTTCACTTAGCTGCAGAATCAAGAATACAGCCAGCCATACTGAACCCTGCTCTAGCAGCTAGAGTGAACGTCGTCGGCACCACCAATGTTTTGCAAGCTTCACGAGCCAACAATGTTAAGAGGGTGATTTATTCCGGCACTAGTTCTGGCTATGGCCTTAAAAATAAGCCGCCACTTAAGGAGACCATGCCAAATGATTGCTTGAATCCTTATTCTGTAACCAAGTGTGCCGGTGAGCAGATGTGTGAAATGTATACTAATCTATTTGGATTGGAGACGGTGATTTTAAGATACTTTAATGTATACGGAGAAAGGAGCCCTCTTAAGGGGCATTACGCTCCTGTTGTGGGGCTGTTTTTAAAGCAACATTTTTCTGGCAAAAGCATGACAATTGTTGGTACCGGGGAACAAAGAAGAGATTTTACCCACGTCCGAGATGTTGTGGAGGCAAACTTGCTTGCTGCATGTTCTCCATCCCCCGGGGTAGTGGGAGAAGTCTTTAATGTTGGTAGCGGCGAAAATATATCAATACTGGATATCGCAAAACATATTAGCAATAAATATGAGTTTATTCCACCGCGCCCGGGCGAAGCAGAAGAAACGTTGGCAGATATTACAAAAATAAGAGACTTTCTCGGATGGTCACCGTCGATAGATGTCCTAGACTGGATTTCAGAAGTTTTAAAAGGAAATGAAAATTATTAAAAGGCCAAATATTTTAATTACAGGCGCCTCCGGCATGGTTGGGTCTGCTTTTTATAAGAGCAGTAGACATATGGAGTTTATTTTTGTTGAATCTAAAGAGTGTGATCTATCGGATTATGATCAAACAATCTCTTTGTTTGCCTTTCATCGCCCTGATATTGTGATTCATTTGGCTGCAAAGGTCGGTGGCCTGATTGCAAACATGGAAAATATGGGAGAATTTTATTTAAAAAACATTCAAATAAACACAAACGTTCTCGAAGCAGCAAAGCAATTTCATGTCGCGAAGGTGGTCTCTCTTTTGAGTACGTGTGTATATCCAGCAGAAGCTTCCTATCCTTTAACGGAAGACCAGATTCATTCCGGCCCACCTCATGAATCTAATTTTGCTTATGCCTATGCTAAAAGAATGCTGGACATTCAATCCAGAGCATATCGAAAACAGTATGGGTGTAACTTTATCACAGCTGTTCCAAACAATCTATATGGTAAACACGATAATTTTGATTTAGAAAACTCTCATGTAATTCCTGCCATGATAAGAAAGATATATATGGCTCGCGAGGACAAGAGAGATGTGGTTTTGTGGGGCAGCGGATCTCCAGTGAGAGAGTTTACTTACGCTCAAGACTTGGTGGATATTGTGTTGTTTTTGGTGGATCATTATTCGGACCCAGAGCCAATCAACGTTGGAAACACAAAAGAATACAGCATTAAGAGCTTAGCTGAAATTATCGCCAAAAAATTAAACTTTAAAGGAAATATTATTTGGGATACCGAAAAACCCGATGGTCAGAAAAGAAAACCCTCTGATAATTCTAAACTCATATCTTTGGGGTGGAGAGAGGAAAATTATACTTCTTTGGAGCAGGGTTTGGATTCGACCATTGAGTGGTTTGAGTCTATTTATCCCATGGTAAGAGGACTATGAACGAAAACAGGAAACTCGCCATCATAACTGGTGTGACCGGACAGGATGGAAGCTATTTGGCTGAACTCTTGTTAAAAAAGAAATATAAGGTTATAGGCCTAAAAAGAAGATCCTCTCTCATCAATTCTGATAGGGTTGACCACATATATGGCCATCCAAGGTTTTATATGGAATATTATGATCTAAATGATGCAGGAAGCATATGGAAGATAATACACAAATATAAGCCAGATGAATTTTATAATTTAGCAGCACAATCTCATGTTAGGGTTTCTTTTGACATTCCGGAACATACCGTCGATGGTATTGCGATGGGCACCTTAAGGATTTTAAACGCAATAAAAGAACTCTCGCCTAAATGTAGATTTTATCAGGCGTCTTCATCAGAGATGTATGGAGACTGTAAAACGTTTCCACAAGATGAAAAAACAAAATTCAACCCTGCTTCGCCATATGCCTGTGCTAAGTTGTTTGCTCACAATTTAGTTAACAACTATAGAGAAAGCTATGGGCTGCATGCCTCTTCTGGCATATTGTTTAATCACGAGTCGCCCCGACGCGGGGAAACTTTTGTAACTAGAAAAATAACTTTGGCGGCAGCTAATATAAAATTAGGGCTGCAAAAAAAGATTCATCTAGGAAATCTAGAAGCAAAAAGAGATTGGGGATTTGCAGGTGACTATGTAGAGGCGATGTGGCTCATGTTGCAGCATCCTGTTGCTAGCGATTACGTTATCGCAACCGGCGAGACACATACGGTAAGAGAGTTTCTGGATTGTGTTTTTGATATAGCGGGCCTTGGACCTGCAGAGCAGTATGTGGAAATTGATCAGAGACTTTTCCGTCCCCAAGAAGTTCCAATATTGCTCGGCGACCCGTCAAAGGCAAAACAAGTGCTTGGCTGGGAGCCGAAACACAAATTTAAAGATTTAGCAGAATTGATGTATAGGAGTGATTTTGATTTATTGTCAAAGAACAAAAGGAGTGTAAAATGAAATTATCAAATCAAGCAATGGGGGCCTTGATGATGGCCCTGCAAAAGTCTCTATTAGAGCAATCAGATATAGTACCAGTGTTGAAGGGATTTAACTTTAATATCACTGAAAACGAGGAATTGGAAGTTACAAACCCGCCACAGTTTAAACTCGATCATGCCACACCATTGGTGAATTATGACGTTGAGGCAGAGAATAACAAAACAGTGGGTAGTGATTAATGCCCATATATTCTTATCGCTGTGACCATTGTAAAGAGATGTTCGATGTTAGACATGGTATGTTTTTTGTACAAGATCGATGCATAAAATGTCATACAAGCGGTTTCTTAGAAAAGATACCAAGCATTTCTTTTAAGCCCTCTTCGGAAGAGACTAAAAAGAAGGTAGGCACAGAAGTTAAGAGATTCATCGAACAAACAAGAGACGATATTGCAAAAGAAAAAGAAAGGTTAAAGAAGGAGCAAATATGATATCAATAATTATCATATCTTTGTTGACTCTTGCAAATATATATATGTTTGTTTATGTTAGGTGGCTTCTGAGAGAAATAGCAACAGCACAGGAGCATTCAGACGATATTTGGATGATGATAGGGGAATATGTGACCCACGTGAAATCAATCCATGGTCTAGAAATGTATTATGGTGATAATCATTTACAGAATTTGATACTACACGGAAACGAGATAATGGAAAAAATAGAAAAATTTGATTCGATTTTAAAAGAAGAGGAGGAAGAGGGCCTTGAAACAGGTGAGGAAAAAGAGGAAAAAGAACAACTATTTCACAAAGATCCATGAAGATGCCATAGTAAGATATTCAAATTCTGAATGTATCAAAGAGAGAACCGGACTATACATAGAGTATATCGCCCCAGCTCTTGATGAAATGGTTAACAAGATTATCTTTACTTATAAGTTTAATAACTTGCCGAATATAGATCCGCTGAGAGATGAGTGCAAAGTTTGGTTAACCACTATTTTAGACAAATATGATCCAAACAAGGGAAGTAAGGCTTTCTCCTACTTCTCTGTTGTGACAAAAAATTGGTTTATTCACAAGGTAAAAAAGAATGCCACCAAAGCAAGAAAAGAGGTTTCGTTTGAAAATTTGGTGGAAAATGGCGGAGCAGACATTTTAGGAACTTCTGACAAGAAAGAAGATTATTTTGAAAAAAGACAGACACAAGAATTTTGGCTTTTATTGTTACAAAATTTAGATAGGTGGGATAGTATAAATTTAAAAGAAAATGAAAAAAAAGTTCTTCAAGCTGTGAAGATTTTGATGACAAGTGTTGATGATTTAGAGATTTTGAATAAAAAAGCAGTATATCTATACTTGAGAGAAATAACAGGCTTGAACACAAAACAAGTTGTTAGCAATCTTAATAAAATTAGAGAAAAATATAGAATCTTTAAGACTAAATGGGACACTGGGCAGATATAAACTTCTTCGTTGATCTATTTATAGTGTTATGAAAAAGATAAAAGAATTTATTGAACAGGCAACAACTAATGTGACCGAAGACCGGGCTGCAACCAAGGTACTTCTCATGAGTCTAATGAAGTATATGCAAACTGGTGCTGACAGACACAAAGAGGTGGGCCTGATCGCAGCAAAGTATTTGGAAACCCTGCAGAGATCAAACGAGCAGTTGGTCAAAATTGCAGGAATAATCCAAAAGAGAGAATCGAAAACAGAGTCAATTTCAGAAAGCGAGGTTGAAGAGCTATTTGATTTGATTAATGAACCAGAGGAGGAGGAAGAGTGAATTTAAAAGAAAAAAGAATGTATAATCTTTTGGCCCCTCAGAATTTAAGAAAATACAACGAACTTGAAAATAGCGCAAACAACAAGGATCCTATCCGGCTTTGGGATGAACTGTTAGAGTTAAATCGCTTAGAGTCTCTAGATGTAATCCCAAAAGCAGGAAAAGAGATATATGCCTTTATAATACATACGAGAGAGGTGTCAATAAGGAATTCTGGTGTTGCGAACAAGGACCTGGCATCGATAGATCCTGCTTTTGGGTATTATGGCAAAGATGATCCGAATGGTACGACGAAAAAGTGGATCAAAGCTCATGGTTATGTAGATTTTTATTCTTCTTGTTTGCCTTTTCCTGAAGAAAGTTTAATAGGAAAGCAGGACCTTATAGAACTCCATAAAGGAAAAAGTGGATCAGCATGGTATCCAGAGTTGCTACTTGATGCATGGTCTATTGAGAGGATTTCTAGGTTTCCATACTTTCTTGTTCCAGTCAAAAATACTGGTTCTGGCAAGCCGCAAGATCTGCCCACTGTTGGAACAATGGCTGTGGTTAAGTTTCTTGATAGTGATAATTTTTCGTATGGCGTCTTTCTTAGGTCTGCACCTGTCGAGGCCACAATAGACAAAAAGAGTAAACAGACTGCAGTTAATTATACGCAGCCAGTGCCTCTTGTGATGACCGCATAGGAAAAAGATGACAGACCCAAACCAAAAACTTAAAGTTTTAAAACACTCATATCAACATAAAGGAGAGAAGCGTTACCGTATCAGTATAGTTGATACTAAGACCGGAGAAAAATTTGACGATCTTTCTCTAGATTTGAATGAGTCGGGTTACAACAACTTTGTTAACAATGGCGGCGAACAGGCCATGTGTGTTGCTTGTGATTATGTTTCTGGTCTTAAGAAAAACAAGGGCACTTCACCAGAAGAGTTATCAAGTCTCAAGGAAGACTGGCTTGAGCATGCCGAAACTTTAGCAGATGATATGGGTCTCGAAGAAAACGACCCAAGGAGGCAATTGATAGAATCTGCTGACGAGATTTCTCCACTTCCCCTGTCAGAATCGACTAAAAATCTAAAAAGCGAACTAGACCAAAAGGTCGAAGATTTAGACGGAGATGGAATTCCAGACGACCAAGACAGAATCGACGATCGAGATTCCGACGCCCCGGGTCAACTAGAGTTTAAAAATGCTGGCAAGTATATTGATTGGCCAGAGGGTGTGACAAAGACAGGCGCCGGCGGCCAAGAGATGGATGAGTCCTCTTTTCTTCCAAAATTTCTTGATAGAAAGGGATCCGACACTCTGTATGTCGGAAAAAACAATACTCACATAGTCCTTGGCCGCGACCGCACCGGCATATCTGATAAATCGGACAAGACCAAAACGGGAGAACCAAAAGGTTTAGGTTCCGGGTACGGCGAAGATCAGGCCGCCGGCGCAATTGATATCGTTGTTGGTCGTGGTGCTCCATATCCTTTAGGGTCTATGGAGCTGGGTCCTCTTTTCATGACCGATTGGTCCAAAAAAACCTCCCTGGCTAGAAAAAAATTAACTGAAGGAAACAATCACCCTGGATATATGATGGACGCAGCCAGAATCTATATATCACAAAAAACAGATGTAGATTTTAATTTTGGTATAAACGACTCAGTGTCTGGATTAACCTCGCCTGTTCTGGCGAATATTAAGTCCATGGACGAAATCAAAACACTTAAGATGTTAAACGACAAGGACGGCGCCGCAAAAAGCACACTGTCCAAGGCGAAGGTTAAACCAAATTCAGCCATCGCAATGAAGGCTGATCAAATAAGGCTAATAGCGAGAGAGGAAATTAAATTAGTCACCTCCGGACCCGAGGAGGAGTTTAATTCAGTGGGCGGAAAACTAAACTCAATCAAGGGTATTCACTTGGTTGCTGGGAACGGAGAAGATGCATTCGGCAAGGACAATTTCCAAGAACCCATACCAAAAGGAAAAAGATTGCTGTCTGCTATGGATGCTTTAGTGGGCCTCTTGCATGATTTAGCCGCGATATTGGAGGCCATATTGATGTCGCAGATGGAATTTAATGCTTTTGTTATGACTCACTTCCACCTGTCTCCGTTGTTTGGTGTCCCAACTACTCCATCACCTTTATTACCCTTTGCGGGAATGAAAACTATGATTGATCATTTGGTTCGCGGCTATTTAGGAATAATAATGTTAAGAGTAAATCTAGGAGGCTTTGATTTAAATTATTTAAAGCCCAGCTCCAAGCAGTATATTTTGAGTAGATATAATACGACAAATTAACTTGATAGCTAGTTAATAGTAGGTTTTAAGATGGCGATAGTAAAGAAAAGTTTTAGAATAACCAGATCATATGAAGCGGCAGACGGAACACCTTCAGAGGGTGCAATTTCTTTTGGCCCACGCACACCCGGCGAACAGGGGAAAGATATATTAGCAGCTAAGATCGCCACAGGGATGGTCAGCCCAAATCCAATATTGCAAACTGGCACACCAGAAAACGAAACAGTAGAAGAGGGGGTTTGGTTTGATTGTGAATCATCAACTCCAATTGATTTAGAGACTGGAACCCAGTTCGATAAAAAGTTTGAAATATATTTGATGAACTTTCAACTTCAACACCGCGAGGAGATTGTTAGATTTTTGATAAAAGATCTGGTAATTACTTGGCCTGATGATTCGCAAATTTTAGCAGAAGACATTATTTTTGATTCTGAGCTTGGGCTTTTGGGTGATGCCACCTTGCACGTTCTTCATGGTTGGCGCTCTCGTCACGATCAGTTTACAAATGAAGCTTTTAACCTAGCAAAACCTGAACTAGACATTGAACCCAGAGACCCTGAAGCGGAGTTTTCAGATCTTCCGGATCGGTCCACAGGGGCAAGGCAAGCCGGTGAAGCAGCTCTTATTTATGCTTCCGGAAGACTGACAAGTCAAAACCCCTTGAATGATCGCCTAGACACGGGTCCGGCATCATTTAATTATAAGATGATAGAGCCTCATCCAGAGGGATACAAGAGTCCCCTTTCAGAGGCGGTAGCTATAACTCTCGAGCGTTCACCGCCCGTGATGCCTAATGATGATTCATTGTCTGAAGAGGAGAGAAGAAATCTTGTTATATCAGCAACAGAACCGGACCCATTCATAGATCCAGATCCGTTTGTTTTGACAAAAGACTTGCATGGATTTTTCTATAAAACGCAATATGATTTTGACAATCCTCCGATTTTTGCCACACCAGAAGACGAAGCTGCAGCCATAAGAAGGCTAGAAGAAAGGGCCTTAAAAGAGGTGCTAGATCACTTTTCAAAACCACACATTTGGTTTGCAAATCCAGAAAATAATTTTTTTAAAGATGTGTGGGACCTACATTTTACTTCTAATCGCCCACGCCACTCTGGAAAGCACACAGAGCTAACTAATTGGTGCTTGGGGTATGGGGAGATTAATGCAACTCTCGTTAAGCCAGATAGCTATCAGAACTATAGAACAATTGAAAACACCGCAGCAAAACCATTAATAGAGTTTGTAGATTTTAGGACACCAACAAGCCGCCCGGGCGATGTATATCGTGCTTATTTTGAAATATACAAGCCAAAGTTAGATACCATAGAGATGGGTTTGGTTATATCACCAGAGGGAGATACAACATTCAAGTCTGCCGCGCTAAAAGTGAGAGAAGAGACTCAGAAATTCCAAGAGTCCGCAGCGACATGTGCAATTGATACCGAGGAAGCCATCGCCCGGATTGCTGAGCATCGTTCATATGCTGCGAAAAGAAAAAAGGAAATCGCTCGCCGCATGAGAGAACAGGCAGCCACTGCACAGTATCGCCAAAGAAGGCAAGATTCTGCTCTTTCTTACGGCGGCCGCGAAAAGGCGTCAACTAATTTGAATTTAGGCCCACTGGGGTCTTACGATTTTTCTACTGATAACCTCACAGGTCAGCCCGGGGACAACGGCTTTCCCCGGAGATACACAACTACTGGTGTGAATTACGACCCAAGCTCTAGAACCCTTACAATACCTCAAAATAGATTAAAAAATATTGTAAATGACGCAGCTGCCATGTTGAAAAAATCAGCAAAAGATATGTCTGGCGTCTTGACGAATCCGAGTATCAATGTCTCACAAGAGGCAACACTTTTAAAGCAGGTCCTGCCTGCGCTTGATAACTTGCTTAAATCATCGAAAGACTATCAAAAACTAGTAGAAAAAGAAGGATTCTCCTATGATCCCTTAGGAGTGAATGATCCTCCGAACAATAAACCACAACATGGCATTGATTCAAAGTTGGCTAGAATCGATTTGCAGATTAAATTTGAACCAGTTTTTAAGAATCAAGCAGAAGCTGAGCAAGGTATGGGTGACGCTTATCAGCAAGAGCTTGGCCTAAAGATTAAGAGCATCCGCGCTACGACATCGGGTAAGAGCACAATATTGACACCACTTAATCCACCTCTTACAAAAAAGTTTAATATTAGTCCGCTCAACCGCCCCAGGACAATGAATTACTTTGCTCAAGTCGGTGAGCTGGCCAAAGGAGGCGGAGGGATCCCATTGTTGGGCGGCTCGGGCTGTGGTCTTTTAGCGCCCTCCGGTCGAGAGATAGTTTTTAAGTTTACTTCTCCAAAGTTACAAGAAATCGGAACTGGCGATGAGGAAGCATCGGCTAGCTTTCTTGAAGATTCGTGGAATTCTGCAAGAAGTGGAGTTCAAGAATGGTGGAACACGTCTCAGAAAAACTTGAATAGCAATAATTTTGGCATGACACCAGATTATAATATTGCAGATATTATGCCAAGTTTTGGAGACTTGTGTGAGTTTGAGGACCTATGGGATCAGTTTGTCAGCAAGTTTAGCCTTTTGGATTTAATTTGTGATTATGTAAGATGTATGAAGCTACCAAACGTTAACATAAGTTTGGACATTGACTTCAGATTGCCTCCAATTCCAAAACTTCCAACAATTGATTTTATGAATTTCCTCAGGCTATTGTTGACAGAAATGTTAATCGAGATGCTGAAAAGAATGTTGTGCTCAATCATAAGTGCGATATTAGACGCCTTGAAGATGGATCCCTGTCCAGGAGAACTAGAAGAAGATTTGTTTGGAAACTTAGACTTTGATAGCTTGGTCCAAGGCGCAGGCGAAAATCCAATTGAGGGCCTTAACGATTTGCCAACGAACGCCCGCATCGGTGTGAAGGCCCTTTCCGAGGCGCTAGCTGACACGGGTCTGCCACCGGATAGGCTAGAGGATGCTAAATCAATTATTGATGATATTTTTAAGATATTGACTCCACGGGAGATTTGTAAGCTTCTCAAGGGAGAATCAAGTAAAAGAGTTCTTACAGCTATTAAGAATTTGATAGAGTCTTTGCACGATCCTTTCTTTGCAGAGCATTTCAGTGTAGAAGAGAATATAATATACTTTTTTGAAAGCGTTGGAGTCTTCATAAGCCCGGATCTTTGCGAAGAGTTGGAAAAGGTTGACACGGTCTTGGGAGAAATCACGTGCTCAGAGATGAACGATGCGATTTCAACTTTAAGGAGAAATCTTGAAAACAGAGGAAAGTTAGCGGAAGACGAGATTCAAAAATTATTAGATATTGCACAAGATAATTTGGATAAGCGCGCAGCTGCCTTGGGTGCTCTTATGAGTGGCGACAGTCTTGCATCTGTGGTTCCAGATCTGTTCAACCCCGGCAGTGATGACGCCTTATTATCGGCCCTGCCGGATTCATTCAAAAACACTTTAGAGACTGCCTCAAAGGCTATTTTTGAAACAGCAAAGATGGCATATATAAATGACTTGGCAAAGTTTACACCAGCTTTATACAACAATAAGCAATATTTGCCACAACCGGGTGACCCAGACTATAATGCACATGGCAGAATGGAGCTCGAGAAAACAACAGAGATACTGCGAATCTTTGAACAGCAACTGGGCGGATTATCGTTGGACGACGAAAGAAGACATACGGTTCCGAAGCATGTCCATGGCACGGCTTCGGGAGGTTGGGATGGATTCAGGTATAATAATTATATTTCCAGTGGCGACGGTTCAATTGCTATAAATCTCGAAAAATTTGAAATAAACTACGCGCTTCATGAAGCTGAAAATATAAACAATTTGCCTGTGATTAATTTGTTTACGATGAGAGAATCCTTGTACGTTGATTTTGTTGTTGACTATTACGATCCAAAAGACGGAAAAGTTTATATAGAAGACAATGAACAGTCACCTAGAATTCCTTTTTATAGGAGGCAGGAAATTCTTAAGCCTGTTGATCCGGAGAATCCAAATGGTGGGAAGATTAAAGTTTTAAGCTTGGTGAGGGCAAACAAATTCGAAAAGAATACGTCTCAACTTTGGCTAAAGAATTTCGCTGCCGACCTATCTCGAGCCGTTCGTGAGCCGCTATATGGCCCGCAGATGAACCCAGGTTCGGTTTATCATTATGGCCCGAAGAATCCAAAATCAATAATCAACAACTATCGCGATTTGGCTTATTATTGTTATAAGTTTTACAGAAAAGCCACAGATGGGGGCAAAAAACACAAAGACGAAAACGAATCTCGACGCGGCCATAGTGATGACGAAGCCTTGTGGAAAGGTGAACACCCGGTAGACCCAGAGAGTAACGACCATGCTCACATGTCCATCTTAAGGCTTTCCTTAATAGAAGACATAGGGAAAAGATTAGAGGCCCTATCTGGTAAAATAAGCGATGTGATGCAACAGGGTACACTGAGAGTCACAAACAATACGGAACTCCTGCCAGAGATAAAGCCATATTTTGATAAAATTACAGAAACCATCAAGAACAGAAGAACGCAAGACGTAGAAGAGAACCTTAGGGATGGTATTTTTGGAGAGCCGCAATTAACCCCGGAGCTTGAAGAGATACCAGTTGGGATTGAAGCTGTTGATGCTAGTTTGGATGACCAAGGCCGCCCACTGGTTTCGTTGGTTTTTGAGCCTTCGACATATATAAGAACTTTTGATGGCCGCGAGAGATACAAGAGATTTGCCTTGGATAATCCGCCATCGATTGAGTTTATTGAAAACCCCTGGTCTCTGTCTTCGGATACTTATTCCTATACCGTAAACATCAATGACCCTTATTTGATAAAAAAGAAGATAGAGTTTGAAGAATGTTTGATAGTGCCGGACGAATTAAAGGTTTTTGTACCCAACAATGATAGCAAGTTTATTAGAAGAGATTCTTATGCTAAGCTGTTTCTCAAAGATTATCAAACGGTTCTAGATAGATACAAGATACGCATTGACAGAAACATGAACCAAAAGCTTTTAGCAGATGACTCAAAAATAAAAAATGAACTAATAAAGGAATCAATCTATAGATCAACACTTGAATCGATGTTTGAATTTGTCTTGTTTCGACTGTCAAACTCCAATCTTTTTGATGAAAGTTATGTGAACCTTTTAGAAAAAAGAATCACAGGCACGAAATATTATGATCCAAGGACAGATTGCATACAGAATCCAACCGGTCTATCGGAAGGCAATATATTAAAATTTGGAGACCTTATTAGTGATATGATCACAGAGGTACAAAATGAGTACGCCAAACCAGAGAATTATCCGCAAAATATGGACTTCTCTCAACCTGGACCAGTAGAGAAGGCGTTCCAAAATGTTATTGTTCGTGCAATAATAAAGATTTTTCATATTGAGTTTATGCTTCGCGGAGCACTGACAAACTCTACATACTCTCCGTCTTACTACAAAGACAACAGGCTTTTGGACAAATATTTTGAAGAATTTGTTTTGTCACAGCTAGCAAACAAGAGGGCTTTTGGCGGCGCGACATCTAATGCGGAAGAGACAATGAATGAGTTTTATAAGGTCTTGATTAGAGTTTCTGGGGTTAGCCAAACAAGCTATAGTGAATCAAATAGAAAATTAGCACTAAGATCACTAATACAGAAAGAAAAAGAAAAGATTCCAAACTTGTCGAACCATCTTTATCAAACTTCTACCACAAAAGATTATGTAGAAACTTTTGTAAAGCAGTTGCCAATTTTGGATGTAAAATCTTATATTCAATATACCGAACCACATCATGGCGGCGTCAACGACGCACTAAACATAAAGATGTATCAGAGGGGAAATTCGGACGCTGATATTTTTTTCATACAAGATATACCGCAAGATATGACAATCAATGGCGGCTTTTATTTGGAACATTATCTTCGATTAAATCAAAAGCCAGGAGCAGCCGAATCCCTAACTAATTTCAGAGTAGAGACCGGAGAAATACTAAGAGAGAAAATCTTTCAAAATTTGAGAGACTTTGCAGAAACTCAGTCATTCGCATCTCCTCCAGACAGCCCGGACGATTTAGAAATAAATGTTGACGAAATGAGGGCAAATATTGAACTGCATGCAAATGACGATGAATTCAGAGAAACAGAGGTCATTTCAGGAAGAGAACTTCAAACCCTATTATCAGACTATGTTGAGGCCAAATTGTTTTCAGATGAGGCCGAGACGGAATTAGAAAGAGAACTGAGAGAGGAATTCACATCTACACTAAATGTCCTCCGCCGCGACGAGTGCGGGATTGTTGATTTCGATTTTAATTATAGTGAAAGTTCTGAGGATATTCGAAGAAGAAGAAACGATTTAGTTGACCACCCTAGAGTGGTAAGAAGGCTTCCGTCACGACTTATAAAGAGAAACAGGACACATTTCAAGATTTCAGATTTTTTGTGGGGCAAGACGGAACCTGATAGGGAATCTTTTGTTAGGGCTTCGGATGGCAATTTAAATGAGAAATACATTAAAGATCTTTTTAAGGGGTCGGTCAATTTCGACTCCAGGGCATCAGAAGAGACAAGGTATTATGCTATTCCGATGGACGCTTGTTACCATTACGAACGTACCCGCTTTTGGGAACTAAATCACGATGACCCAGAAGTGACGGGTGAAATGTTGGATTTCTATAATCTAAATATGACAAATATTGATTCTGATGTAAACCCAGAGGAACTAAGAGGGGAAAATTACCATTATACAAACTTTGGCGGACCCCAATATAAGATAGAGGAAATCGACGCTCCACGTGATGCTTATAAAAAGCTGCAAAGCGAACCCGGTCAGCCTTTGGTGGCAGACGGTCCCGCCCCAGTGATGTTTGGCCCTCTAGACTCAGGAGACAGTGACGATCTTCCTTCTTCTGGGGTAAAGAGAGGGGTTGTTCACCACCCTCATGTTACTTCGGTTGGGGTTATATATGACACTCTTGATACACCTTATCATCCTTTTGACCCAGCGGCACCATGGTTTTCGGAGACTAAGCAAGCTTCAGATCAGATTGAGCCGGCTTATTCAAACCATTTTGGGCTTCTGGAAAAAGAAGAGTTTCAATATGTGGTTGACATGTTTAAGGAGAATACTACTTGTACAAATACTGATACCCAAGAGGTGGAGTTTGAAGATTGGGATGAGATAGTTATAGACTTGTACGGAGAGTCGAGTGTCCCATATCATATTCCAGGTGAAAGTTTTCATCTTACTGATGAGCTTCCAATACTGACTTGGCGCGAAGTTGAATATCATGATTTTCTTTTACCCTACTGGAACACTACCAACAGCAATACCCGATCTCCAAATTATACAAAAGTAAACTATCTTTCGACAGTTCCGCAAACGATTGGCGAAATGAGTATCCCTGATACGGAAAAGTTTATAAATCGGTTGTCCGCTTTCGACATATCGAATTTGGGAGTGGGAAATGTCGAATATGAGAACACCGGGCAACAACTTAATCAATATGGAGCCTACGCTTCGCCTTTTCGTTTCTCTGGGAACACAGGGGGGTGGAAACAAGGTATACCGGAGATTATAGCTACAGAACATATGCCAGTTTTGGGAAACCTGACAGCGACCGGCCTCGACGTCGACACGGACGGCAACTACACAACGAATAAGATGAAGCCGATTTTAGGCTCCTCGAGAACGATAAGAAGAAACTCAAATGTTATTTCGGCTCCTGATAGTTGGGCAAAATATGAAGAGGATCCACACATTAACGGCGGACACTATAATCGCGAAATATGGCGACCTCTATATTGGGACGCTATCAGAGTCTCTAGACCATTTGGTCATACGCCTATGAGTTATGAGAGCAAAATAGTAGACAAGGTAACAAGGATTTGGAGAGTCTCTTCAGACGAGGCGACTCAAAATTACCCCAATACAAATCTAGATCCAGTTTATAAAATAGAATTTAACGAAAGAGTATATGGGCCGAACACTTACTATATTCCAATTCGACTTTTGCTTACACAAGTTGTGCGCCGCGGTGGCCCCGGCCACCAATTGGCTCACTATAGAGATCACTCATCTCGTGGAGATACATTTGCAAGAGTCTTGATACCGGAACTGCTAAAGCCTCATGACTTTCCTAATCCAAGTTTAGATCCCCCTCCTGTGAATGACTTTAGAAAAGATCTTTTGCAGGAAGCCATGAATAATATATATAAGGAATATCTAGATATATTAATTACAGTTAGGAACGATTCACGACACAACTTGCATCATCAGGCAAATTTAGGATTCAGTCCCCCTAATCAGATTCTTGAAGAGGGTGATGCTAATTTTGGAGACAATGAAACATCAGATCAAGCCCGCTGGAACCACAATTCCCAAACCCGTGCATATATTTCGAATTTGCCTACTTTTGCAAAATCGGCTTATAATAATGATTTCAACGCAGGATTGACACAGGCAGCCGCAACCAGTAAATCTATAAATTTTCCAGCATTCTTTTCTGTGTCAAAATTATATAGCAGGGCATGCGAACTAGAGGCAGAAAAACAAATTGGTACGTTTACTTCTGATTCATCAAAAATTGATGAACAGTTTTTAAATAATCCCGGATTGTTGTTAAAAGATTGGGTAGATTTTAACACCTTAAACATGCCTATTAGGGACTTTACTCCAAAAACACCCATAAGACTTGCCCTAGATGGGGTCTCAAAAGATCAGGACTCGCTCTCCATCGGCGGCCGAGTGTATCATAATTGTGGTTTTGGGTTTAGGTTTCCTTTCTTTTCAAAGATAGAATCAGAAGATATTGATACGTACGATAAGGACCTTCTTGCTTACAATAGGCAATTCAAGAGCGGCATGCCCAAGAATCTAGATCAATTGATTGACGATAGTATAAAGCCAACTTTTGGTGACGATATGGTAGCGACAATCGACACTATAGTTCGAAAATGGTTTGGAGCAAAGAGGTATGATAGTTTTTGGGGAAAAACATCAAGCAGGAGTTGGTTGTTTGGAAACCAACTAAGCCTTGAGGGGATAACAGATTCAATATATCGTCGCCCCGGCCAACCGGATTTATCTCAAGAAGAATCCATTCGGAGGGCCAACGCACGCGCGGGACGTCCACCAACTTGGGACGACCTTTATCGCACGTACTCTTATGCAAGAGATATTTCAGACGTCGAGCTGGTTCGCTCAATACATAAAAATTGGCAATGCCCTCATGAATGGCCAAATGGTCCTAAATGTGGTTTATCGCCGTTTGTCGCAGATGGACGCTGGACAATAACGGAGCTACAATATATGAAGGAACTGTGGGGACAATCGCCGACGTCGTCGATTATTGACGCTTTTAGTATAACAGCAGATCGCTTGGACGGGGAGCTTTTTGAGTGGGAAGTTCTTAATAGATCGGAAATACAAGACATGTCAGCAGAAGAACTTCTTGCTCGTCACCCTAATAAAGCTTTGTTGTCTCTTATTCATGTGGGCCCACATGGGCAAGTACGACAAAGACTTAATGCTCATTGGAATCAAGGCCGCGGCTGGGGGAATCAACCTTACGAAGTGGAAGTGAGAAGAGGTACGACAACCCGGAAAGAAACTCGTTACACTCTAGAAGAAAGAGGAGAGCTTGGCTATTTCACAAGAAATATGATGCTTGGTGATGATATAGGAAGCATCAATTGGATGATAGACACTATACTTATGGATTCTGAACAGAACAACCCGTGGGTATCTGATATGATTTGGTATTTGAAATCCTCTCGCACATCGCAGTACGAACTTTCATCCACTAGGGGAGTGGTTGCAACCGCCGGAACTGGAGGCCCTATGACGGTTTTAGGTGTTCGGGGATATTTAAATTTTCTTGTAGCAGCAGAGCTGAAGAGCCTGGGGGTAATGATTGGAGAGGAGTGGGTTGGCGGCTCGACAAATATCGGCACCGCCGCGTCTGATTCTGATTGGGCCATGGCCGAGCGCGCCCAAACTATACTAGAAGGGGAAAGTTCATATATTCGACAAGTGGGGGAACAAATAAATCCAAGATCAGCATTCAATAAGAACCAAAAGTATTTAAATTTGTATGCTAAATATCGTCGTTATTTTGGGCTGTCACTCGACCAGCACGTGCGATACACTCACACTAGACACAATCTTATAAACAGGCTGGTAACTCGAAAGCCAAAAGTTCTTCTATATTCAATTGAGGTTTTTGCTAGGCAGCATGAGTTTGTCGAGGCTATTAACAACATTTTTTGGACCTTTTTAGAAAATGACTCAACAATGCTTGAAGAAATGGAAGAAACCAGAAGAGCGGTGATAGAAGAAGTCCTAAATAGAATGAGAATGCTGTTTAATAACACTGAAATAAAATTCGGAGTTAGATTGGTTCAAGTTGTAAAGAGTACCCTTACAGATAAAATAATGCGAGCCTATAGAGATGCAGATCCAAAATTAGTTTCTTTAATCCCGAAAGAAGAGAGGAGTTATTTTCTTAAGCCAAGATCACCAGAGGATGATCGAAGCAGCGGAGAATATAGTATGTTGACAAATAGTCCCAACGATTTTGTTTTTTGCAATCCGTTGATATCATTTGAAGAGGAATTTCCAGCAGATTGTGTGAATTACCACAATGTTTATCGTAGATATGTAAACGAAGAAGGCAGGAAATATTTAAGATCAAAGCTTTTTGACACTCCAGAATTTAGAGCGTTGACTGAATTCATTTATCCATTAGATAAATTTGCAACAATGACCAACATATTTTCAACACAAATTTTATCTTCTAGGGCGAGTACACAAGAGATTTTAGACACAACTAAGGTTACTTTAATGGAAATCTTTAAGACAATGATAAACAGAAATGACTTTGGCCGTAAAGGACCGTTTGATCACCTTGGCGCCGCAGCACTGAGCAATTCAGAACTGTTTAATCAATTTAACAAGTATGCTACGTCCGAAGGTCCAGATATGAAGTGTATTGAGTTTCCAGATATGGGTCAATTCTTAGAAGCGTTGATTGATCAAATTAAAAATATAATATATTACACTCCTTCTATTATTTTAAGAGGAATAGCTAGCGCGATCGATCCAATGTATATGGACATGAAACAGAAGCACAACACATGCGAGCCAGGATCTGAGCACGTTAAAAACCTCAAGTGGAGCGGCACCACGATGTACACTGAAAAGAAACACAAAAGCTTGGGAGAGGGCACAACAGGGTGTGACAGCAATAAATATGCCCCTGTGTTTCCTGGTTTTGCGATAGACATGATGACATCGATAGCAAGCCTGCTATCGTTTGATGGTCGCCCTCTCGGTCGAACGCTTGATAAGTTTGCCACATATTTATATGATGCAGATCTGCCATTTTTTAAGTTTGATTTTGAATTTGATATTCCATGCTTAATGGATGAGCCTTATGAAAAAGAATACGAAGCGCCGACTCTTGGCTCTCATGGTAGGTATGGGCACTTTCTATCTCCGATTACTGTCCTTGCGTTATCAACTCCAGAGCTTCCAACGGAGAAGAATACAAAGTGCGGACCCTCGTGTGATGATCCGCCGATTATTTCCACAAAAGAGGAAAGAGATGCAACTGAAGGGTGCCCAGAACTAGAATCGCCTGATGATTCTGCGGCTATCTCCGCCCAGGCGGCCGCCGACGCTATCGGTCTTGGAGAAGACTAAACTATATTATCGAGATAGATTCGGGAATATACACTATTTAAAGTAGGAGGCCGCTGTATGTCCGGATATTCACCATCACTACCCTTATCTATGGGAAGCAGTGATGACACATATCAGTATTTAGATGAAATTACAGATCTTATTAGGCAAAACGTAAAAACGATTCTTCTTACGTGTCCTGGCGAGAGGATCTGGATGCCAACATTTGGTGTTGGTTTGAGAAATTTTTTATTTGAATTTCCAACAGAGGAGTTGAAAGAAGCAATAACAGATAAAATAAAGTCTCAATTTAAGCGATACATGCCGTTTTTAGACATCAATGCTATTATTTTAACCTCTGGCGGCCAAACAGAAGAAGTGTTAAAAATAAAAATCGAATATTTGATAAAGCCGCTTTCCGTATTCGAAATATTACAACTAGAATATAACGCTCTAGAGAAGAGTGTCATAATAGTAGATAACCTAGCAAACAGAAGGGGGTAATTGAAAAAAGAAAATGTCAAAGAATAAAGTAATCCCAGTAGACTATACAAGTAGAGATTTCAATTCAATAAAGAGGGATCTTTTAACTTATGCAAAAAGATATTACCCAGATACTTATCAAGATTTTAACGAAGCCTCTTTTGGTTCTCTTATGTTGGACACCGTTGCGTACGTTGGGGACATGTTATCTTTTTATTTAGATTATAATGCAAACGAATCTTTTCTCGAAACAGCACTAGAATACGACAACGTTATCGGTCTTGCAAACGAGATGGGGTTTAAATATAGCGAGACAATACAATCATATTCAAATGCAACATTCAGCATGCTTATTCCCTCAAAGGCATCAGACAATGAGCCGGATTTGTCTTATGTTGGCAAGCTCCGAGCAGGAACCACTTGCAAGACACAGGGGGGCAATGTCTTTACTTTGACCGAGGATATAGACTTTTTAAATGAAAATACTGATGTTGTCGGAGCGATTCTTTCAGCGGACAAGACGAGAACAGACTGGTATGTGCTGCAAACTACTGGCAAAGTCGTTTCGGGAAGAGAATACGAAACAAATATAGAATTTGGAGATTTTAAAAGATTTCAAAAAGCGGAACTTCCAGGGGAGAATATTGGAGAAATAATAGAAGTTGTGACGTCTGAAGGACATCAATATCAAGAAGTTGACTTTTTGAGTCAAAATACTGTTTTCAAAGCAGTGAAGAATACTGGAAAATATAGCAACTCAGTGCCAAATTTGTTAAAGGCTTTCCCCGTCCCCCGACGCTTTATTATTGAGCGAGAACGTGGCAAGAGCTTTTTGGTGTTTGGTTATGGATCAGAAGAGGACATAAAAAAGAACAATATCGCAGAACCCTCAGAAGTGGCAATAAATCTGCATGGCCGGCCCCACGAACCGGGAATGTCTTTTGATCCAAGCAAACTAGTTTCAACAGAAAAATTTGGAATCGCGCCGTCGAACACCACTCTCAATATAAAATATAGAGTCAATAGTTTTAAAAATGTTAATGCCGCAGCCGGAACACTCAATAAGGTCATCGATGCAAAAACTTATTTTTCAAACGAGGCCTCTCTAGACGAAGGGAAAGTTTCTTATATAAAAGATAATATATCAGTTATCAACAATGAACCAATAAACGGACACACTTCAACATTAACGACAGAAGAGATCAAAAGAAAAGCAAAAGACATGTATGCCATGCAAGGAAGGGCGGTAACAAAACAAGATTATGTTACGGCAGTATACGCGATGCCCTCAAAATTTGGATCAATAAAGAGAGTATCGATACAGAGAGATACAGATGATCTTAGAAGAAACATAAATATGTATGTTGTTTCCGAGTCAGCAAGCGGTACGCTTGAAAAGACAAACTCAGCAATAAAAGAAAATTTAAGAACTTGGCTAAACAAGGTGAGAATGATTTCGGATACTGTTGATATTTTAGATGCAACGGTTATTAATCTAGGCATAGAATTTGAACTACTTTTCGAAGAGGAGAAGAATCGATTTGATGTTATGAATGCAGCCGTGGCAGAAATAGAAGAAGCGCTCACAACAATCTATCCAGAAATTGGAGAACCTTTTTACATAACAGATGTGTTTAAGGCACTAAAAGATGTCCCAGGCGTTCTAGATGTGTCAGATGTCAGGATATACAATAAAAGCAAAGGAGTGTACTCGGATTTTGAGTACTCTATAGAAGACAATATATCACTAGACGGAAGAAGGGTAGAGATTCCTGGGCACTGTATATGGGAAATAAAGAACCCAACTTCTGATATAAGAGGCACATCACGCGAGGGAAGAAGCTAAAATGTCTGTAAAAAAATATATTGCATCCAAGGACAACACCATATCGAATCTTTTTTTAGAAAACTTATCAGACCGCGGTTCCTCTGGCAATACGGGCCAGTCTGATATTTTAGAAATGTTTTCTATCTATGCCCAAGCCAGTACGGGCTCTTTAGAGAAGTCTAGAATTTTAATAGATTTTCCGATTAGTGAAATTTTAAAAGATAGAGCAAACAAAGAGATTCCTGCTTCTGGGAGCGTTAACTTTGTTTTAAGATTATTTAATGCTCCCCATGGCCAGTCAACACCTAGCGATTATTACGTTGAAGCTAGTCCTCTATTATCTTCGTGGGACGAGGGGTACGGACTAGACATGGAGACTTATCTAGACAAAGGGGCAAGTAATTGGATTTCTTCCTCGAAGGATACCCCTTGGCCACACCCGGGTTCAAGTTATTTTAAGCAAGACTTTAATGTTGCGAAAAACTTTACTTATGCGCAGTATTTAGAAAACGGTTTAGAAAATATAGAAATAGATATAACGCCAGCAGTTGAAGAGTGGCTGAAGGTTTCAGAAAGCCCATCGGCACTAGTTGTTTCAAAAACAAATTTAAAATTTAATGACATTCCAGCAGTAAGTAGCAGCGTTAGGCTTACAGATGCCTTCGGCACTTCTAAAATATTTTATTTCAAAAACAACGATCAACCACAAGTGACGGGAGACACTTCCGGAAGTTATAATATAGTTCTAAGGGGTGCAAACGTTTCTGGAACAATAGACAACTTTGTAACCGCACTACAAGATCCAAATAGCGGATTTTTGACATCCAGCAATCAGGGCTTTGTTTTTGACAAGTCTCAGCCATGGCTATCGCTGACTCAGTCTTTATCTGGTGCTTCTGGAAATACTTTTGTAAACCTGGAAGGCGTAACAAACATAGCAGCTTCCAGTTTTTCTTCCGGCGCTGGTCTGTCGAATTCTGGTATGGTACTTTTTCTTTCTGGAGCATACGAAGATGGCTCTCTGGAAAAATCGTTTTATACTAAAAAACTCTTTGCCCGCGGCAGCCATCACTTTTTTAAGAGGCCTTCAATTGAGGCCCGGTGGGACGATAGCAAAACAGACGATCGCTCTTCTTCTTACGTGTCTAGCAGTATGGTGCCTCCTGTGGAAAATGTATATAAGATATATTTCTATAATAGATTTCGGGGAAACCTATATGATTTGCCAAATCCGACACCTCCGCATGCTGGAATCATCAATCCGACCACCCAGCTTTCCTGTAGCCTTTATCAATCTTTAGGAGGTCCAAAGATAGTTCTTCATGATGGAAAGACTCACGTCTCTGCCTCAAACCCATCAGTAGGGGTCTACAGTGTGGAATTTTGTGTAACAGGTTCGGGAACTTTTTATGATGTTTGGTCAAACAGGGAAGACAAGGGAACCGCAAATGCTGGAGACGACATATACACGGAATATCACACGGGGTCTGCAATAGTGGTGAAGACCAACTCTCCAGAAGACTACTATGAAGAGTTAAGGCATGTTGTAAAGATTGTAAATTTGCAAGATTCATATAAAAACAATGAAAAGGTAACTTTGAGGGCCCACGTAAGAGAAAAGAATTGGAAGCCAAACATTTACACAAAGGCGACAAACAAAATACAGACAAGCAACATTAGAGAGGCCTATTATCAAGTAAAGCGAATTTCGGATAATTTAATTGTTCTCCCGTTTTCTACGGGGTCAGTAAGATATACGGCACTTTCTTATGACACCAGTGGAAGTTATTTTGATCTAGATTTATCTTTGCTCGAGCCTAATTATTCATATGAAATAGGGTTTTTGTTCAAACTAAACAACACCTACAAGGAACAAAAAGACAAATTTAAATTTAGAGTTGAAGTATGAGCGGAAAAGATCAAGGCGGTAAAACAGGCGGCTCAAAGTTGGGAGACTTCCTTAATAAGGAAAAGTCTATCCTAAACAAGAGCCTGGAAGACATCTCGCGCGACGCCGAGTCGCCAAAGTTTATTAAATCAAAATCACAGTCTAGAAGTAGGTTTTTGCCGGATATAGACTATTCTCAGCCATCTAATTTTGCGCGCTTCGGCTCCGCGGAGAGATACTACAAAGACTCTATTGAGAGGATCTACAAAACCTATCCATATGATGGATCAAAGCACGAACAAGAAGAGTGGTTCTTGTCATCTTCTCATTTAGATTTATATCTCTTTAAGAAAGAGTATCCTCACGCCACCGGCGCCGTGAAATTTTCTCATTCTGGCTGGGGTTCTAAAACTGGTGCGTCACAACAATCTTATGGACAACCGGCAGATAAGCAGTACATATTGTTTTACGGTGGTCCGACAAAGGGAGATTTATACGATACTTCTTTGGGGAGAGAGAGTTGCTTAAAATTTACCCCAACTGCGGGCAACACTGTAGAGTTCTGGCTTAAGAAAGGAGAATATGTCAATTCTTTGACAGAAAAAGAAGTAATATTCGACTGCTACAGCAAAAACGCCGCAGGCGCAGCTGACACTGCTCGCTTTAAAATAGAATTAGATTCTACAGTAGGTTCAAGTGCCAGCCCCTTTAAGCTAACTTATATGTCTGGTAATGTAGGTTTAAACCACGTTTCGGTAGGAACGGTTTCAAAATCCGCATTGGTGGATAACAAGTGGCATCATTATGCATTTTCATTGGTTGCCTCTGGGTCGGTACTTAAGCATGATTTTTATGTTGACGGAGTGATAAACGAACAGGGGACAAGTTCTATCGCACCCATGGGAGATAGCAATCGAAACATGATAGCTACACTTGGATCCCTGGTTACGACAGTTTCCTCGCAAGCTGGTCTAGGCTGGGGTAAGCTGTCAGGCTCCTTGGATGATTTCAGGTTTTGGAAAAAATATAGGAATCCAAAAGATGTCGGCCGGTTTTATCACGATTCTGTAAACGGTGGCACTAAAAATGATCACACTAATTCTAGTTTGGGAATCTACTTTAAGTTCAACGAGGGTATAACTGGAGACTACTCACAGGACAGTACGATATTAGATTATTCCGGATGGGCAAAAAACGGTGCGGTGGTTGGGTACACTTCAGGCTTTAGAACGGAAGAGAGTGCCATTCATGAATCAGGGGCAACAAAGTGGACAGAAAAGGGTGATCCAATCATGTTGCCGATACATCCAAAAGTCGACAACATGTTGTCGACTTTTAAAACAAAGGGTCAGGCCTGGGATATAGAGAACACGAACAATCTTTTTAATACTTTTCCTTCATTTATGTTAGAAGAGGATAGGGGAAGGCTTTATGAATTAATTCAAATTATGTCGAGCCAGTTCGATGAAATATATACACTTATAGAGCATTTGCCAAAATTAAAAAGAAAAGGTTTTAAAGACGTAAACGTTTCTGGCAGTGCGTCAATAAGAACAAAAGCAAATTCAGAAGTTCACAATAAAACATATTGCGACCCAGATTATCAGACAGAGAACACCGGTGGCCGATTTGAAGACCCAACAAAAGTAAAACTAATACCAGACGGTAGAGGTATATTTGGGGGAGCAGACCTTTTTTCTTCTTTCTTGGATCGTGATGACAGAGAGCAGTACGATTACAGTCTTTTGCAGATAAGGGACTTTTTTATACAAAACCTCTACAATACCGCAACAGAAATTAACAAAAGGAAAGGGACAGAGGATTCGTTTAGAAATCTTATAAGATGTTTTGGCATAGATGACAAAATAATAAAACTAAACATATATGCAGACAACTTTGAATATAAAGTAGATGAAAGTCAATTACACACTGTTTCTAAGCAGAAATCGCTAAATTGTGGGGTCACCGATCACTTTAACGCAACCGTGCACCACAACACTGGGAGCGCTTCGTACACTAGAAACTATATCGCCGGTTCCACGCCAACAAACTCAGGACAAGGGATCACTCTAGAGGGAAATGTGATCTTTCCAAAGGTAGATTCAGAGGCTAGTCCCTATTATGTTTCAAAAGATTTTGAAACAATTTCAATTTTCGGAATGCACAAAGCAGAGTTGCTTACAGAAAATCTTAAAGTTGATTACTCAAATCCAGCAAGCTTTCAGGTTCAGGCAGTCAGAGACATAGTTAGGCCAAATGATGTGCATTTTAGGTTAACAAGTTCTGCGGGGTTGATAACAGAACTAACAAGCAGTGTATATCAGGAGATTTATGACAATAAGCCGTGGAACCTGTCTATCAGGATAAAGCCAAATTCAGAGTCCTTGTTCGGAACTTTGACAGGATCTGTAGACAAGAACTACACTTTGGAGTTTTCAGGGTACAATTACGATTTGGACTCTTTGAGCGAAACTTTTCAACTTACTGCTTCTCTCTCTTCCGCTGTAGCTAACGCTGTCTTGGCAGCCAACAAGCGCGTATATATGGGCGCCCACCGAAATAACATGACTGGGTCAACGAGAGAGAAGACTGATCTTAGATTTGTTTCTCTGTCTTATTGGCAGGATTATTTAGAGTCTGCCGAGCTGCAAGCCCACGCGCGAGACTTCGGAAACATTGGCCGCCTAGGTTTGTATAAAAATATAGATGTCAATGCCGGAGCGCTGGATAATTACGACATTCGGAAAAATGACGCTCTTGCACTTCATTGGAATTTCGAAATGCATACAGCATCTTCAGATACTGGTGTTATGGACATTTTGGATATTTCCAGCGGCTCCTTGGACACTATTGGTGCGTTCGGTCACTATGGAAACATAGTAGGGTACCAGCATCCAGGAAAAGTACAATTTGCAAACATTCCTTCAAAGGCTATTATGCAAGAGTTCTTATCAGTTTCTAAATTTTCATATTTGGAAAACATCCATTCAAGCGATCAGGTTCAAATTTTAGATTTAGACAGGACGACCTTTAAAAGAAATGAAAAACCAATAACTTTCTTTTATTCTTTTGAGAAGAGTATGTATGCTGCCATTTCAGAAGAGATATTGAAGTATTTTGCTGGCCTAATCGAGTTCAACAACCTGATTGGCGAACCGGTAAACAAATATAGGTCAGATTATAAGGGCTTGAGAGTGTTAGCTCAAAGGTTTTTTGAAAAATCTCAAGGAGACCTAGATTATGATAGGTTTGTTGAATTTTATAGATGGGTGGATGACTCAATTTCTAAATTTATAGATCAAATTAAGCCATATTCGGCCCGGTTTTCGAAGAAAATTTTAAATGTGGTCGAAAGCCACACACTAGAAAGAAACAAATATGACCACAAATTTCCAACGATAGAGATGAAATTGAATGACCCAATTGCACCTATTTTGGGCATAAACGAATTATTGTATGATTGGGAACACGGCCATGCGCCATTAACAACAACAGTTTCTTCTGGTACTTTAGCCGCGGCCACTGGAAAGATTACGATTATGGGCAGTTCCGCTTCTTTGTTGGACGGGGGAACTGTGACAATAACAAATACTGCAGGCCTAGAGAAGGTGTATATATTTGACGATGACGGCGACGGTGCCACCGGAACGGTAGATGGTTCCGGAAGAGTGAGAGTTCAGATTAGTGGTTTTAGTAAAGACGCCATGGCCACCCAGTTGAAGAATGCAATTAATCACGACAATGGTCACGGAGATACGATTACTATTACGGGACCAGGCCTAGAGTGGTCCGATGACGGAATATTAAATTTTACCCAAGCCACAGCCGGGTCAGCCGGAAACGTAACGATCACAAGCACTGTCAGTAGTGGATATTTCGACCCGGAAGGTTTTAGCGGCGGCACGGGAGGTTCAACTTCTAGCAGATCCGAGAAAGATAAATGCTTGTGGTGGAAAGATCGAGCAGACAGGAGGCATGATATTCCAGCGGCCGCCTCTGTAGACAAAGACAGAGAGAGGCAAAGAGTTGCAAGAAACACCCACGCATCTGGCTCAACTTATGTATTGCGAAAACTATCAAGACCCTATAAATTTGGGGTCACCATGCAGACAGGTTTTAGATCAGGGCAAAATAGAAAAACAAACAAAAATGATGAGTTCTACAAGTCAGTATCAAAATTTGGCAGCACAGCAAATATAACCCTTCCAGCGGTAGATATAATAGAGGACACTTATTGTAATGATATTATAGATCCGAACTACAAAGAAAGATTTAGAATTAAATCTTATACGGTGGGAGTTGATGGATATTATGATAGGGACTCGGATTATAGTTTGCCGTTTAGTCTGTTTTCATCGTCGGCTGGTTCATCTTTTCCGAGCACCAAGGCCGGCTTGATCGTGACGAACAACCATCATGATCATTACGGCGATGATCACGAGATTCCATTACAGGGGCCCTTTACTGAGGCTCACGTTGGAGGTATGCCTCACCGCCATGAATCTTTAGCAGGTACACTTAGCCAGGCTCGCGCAACAATTCAGGTTGACACTGGAGAACTTGGAACAACAACGTTGATTCTTAAAAACTCTGGAGGAACTACTCATACGATTACTGCTGCAGCTCTAGGTGCGAGTAATCCATCAACTGCAACAAAGATAAACACTGACCTCATTGGAAACGCTAATGACGCTACTGTACAAATGAAGGTGTCTTTGGACGCCGCCAACGCGGCCGGCAACATTAAGATGAATGTTTCCACTATTACTAATAATTCGGACGGGAACCCTAGAATAATAACTTTAACTCAATTTGATACTGGTGGTCATGGGAACACACCGATCGCGGGTACCATGGTGTCTGGAAACAAGGTTCTTGTTAATAGTTTGGACCCCGACAGCGCCCATGGTGAATTATTTTTCACTGGGGGGAATCGCATAGAGAGGTTAGAAGCCTATGAAGTAAGGTCGGATGCGAACTCTATTACCATCCATCCGGTACCAGCTTCTGATCCTAGATCTTATTATTTTAGAGATGGTCTAGCAAAAAGGCCTGTAAATATTGCAAACATTAAATATACAACAGGGTCAGCAATATTGGGAAATTACGACCGCGACTATCAAGTAGTGCTTACTAACGGGCGCTCTTTGAACAACAATGATTTTGTTGATAATGAGGGTTTTTCTTTTTCTGGCTCTGCATCAACCTTTATAAACGAAATTATAGATACATCTAAGCCAGCGAGAACAAAGACGGAACATGTAATAGTTAATAGGTTTAGCAATGCAGGCCCAGAAACGGCAGCAGACTCTAACGGAGGTTATTCTGTAGATGTGGAGTCAGGAGAGTTCTCAGCCTATAATACAATTAATTATAAAAACATGAATGCGAGAAGGATCCTAAGCAGGCTTCATATTGAAAAGTCAGAGCAATTTGGTCTCCGATCAGGCTCCTTGAACACTTTGCTTGATTATACTCTAACAAGTAGTTTGGATGGCCCAACTGAAATCAGGCCGTCTATGGCGACTTCTGTTCATATGCAAAACAGAAACCCTCACTACTACCTGGATCTTCCCGTCAGAGCAACTATGACGATTATGACGGACACTGGCACTCTGAGTACAAACTCCTTGACGCTTAAGAATTCTGACGGAACGACGCACACCATTAGTGCTGCAGCCTTAGGCGGCGGGAACCCCTCTACGGCGACACAAGTAAATACAGATATTGTTGGTAACGCCAACGATGCAGCAACACAAATCAGGGCATCGCTAGCGGCCGCTGCGACAGCAGGCAGCATAGATATGATAGTGTCGGCGGTCACGAACAACTCTGCAGGAGACCCTCGAGTCATTACTTTAACCCAAAACCACCCCGGCACTACTGGCAACACAGAGGTTGCGGGATCTTTGGTTAGCAGTAACAAGCTCATCATAAATAATATAACTGCTGGTGGATCACATGGTGAGTTATTTTTTACTGGCGGTGCCAACCCTGGCTCTTATGATTATGACAACTTTGTGGTGTATCACCAGATCCCACAAAATGATATCCAGTACACTTGGATAACAGCATCCTCTACGGATACTATAAAAACTTTCAGAGGACACACTTCTAATTTTACTATCCCGTCATCTTCCGGCCACCAATACCCTGCAGAGATTCAATTTTTGCAAAAGAGCGACCATGCAAGCTACTGGTGGATGGAGCCGAGCACATACTCTCGCATTTGGGGTATTGCCCCCGGATATGCCTCCGCCGAGGGTGAGAACCCCCCGGGCTATCAGCAACCCGTTTATACTGATTTTGTGGGAATGAATGCAAATATATATGAACCGGTGTCTTCTTCTATAAATACCTTAGGTTATTCATCTTTGGAATTTAGTGACACCGCCAAGGCCGGCCACACGGGCCTCTTTGTGAGTATAAATTACACAAATCAGACTTTTCTTGATGGTAATTTTGTTTATGGCGGCCAAACCTCACCCGGCGAAGAATCAAGAGTCTATGGGGTAGGCAGCCACGGATATGCTTGGGGCAATATGATCCTTAACGCACTAATACAACATCGACAGGGCCCTTATGGTTGGCCATCATGGAAACAGCTCCGCGGAGCATCTCATCCAATTATGAGAAGTCATAGAAAAAATAACCAATATTCTATACATTTTCGAGAAGGGGTTCCTAGTACTTCGCCGATAGTGGACTACGAATACGATATATCACCCCGCGGTTCTAAAATAAAGGACAAATCAGCAAGATATTCTAGTAGGGTTGCAAAGAATTATTTTGATATTCCTGTTACATCCAAGTTTGATCCATTTGTAATGATGAATTTTTCGGACTCAACTCTTCGGTTCATAGAAGACATGGGTTCGGGCACCGGTGATCAGGTGATGGAAAACGTTCTTTGGTGGCTTACTGATGTTAGCACAGTCTTTCAGCCTGATTCTCAAATGTTTGAGAATATGTATTTTGCAGTTCGAGACACATACACAAATGCGATATCTACTTTTTCAAATCCTGAAATTATTAGTGCTCTCAAGATAGATGAGGTGACACACCAGCCCATGGAATCAATGATGGCCGCTTATCAGGATGATAGCAGGGCAGACAAGCCAGACGCTTTTCATCAGATTAACTACCTTGAAGCAATATACCCAAGAGAGATCAACACATATACAAAGAATGCCAGAAATAGAGAGAATTTTGTTTTTCACTCTTGGAATTCTGATAGATCTAAGAGAGAAAACATTTTAATCGGAAGTGCAATATCGGCATATTCAGATAATTCTGTAATTTTTCCAAAAATTAGACCAGTTATAGAAAACTATACGGAAACAAATTCTCTTTTTGTGGACACCTTAGATTACAAGAACTCCGGAGCGACGATAGTTCAATACATTACATCAAGTGCGTGGCTGCTTGATAGTCGTAAAGACTTTTCTAAAGAGCCCCTTTCTCTTACCGCATCATATACATCCACTAATGCTAGCTTTTTAGCAAATAGAGACCAGGGAGTCAGAGGCGAAGGGGAGCTACAAAATGATTATAGTATATTTGGCCTAGGTTATAATAGAATTCATGGAACCCCTCCTCCTGCTTTGGTGTATAATCGTCGCATTCCACAGCCGTACGGCACATATGGCGCCGACGGCTATGAGGAGTATTTAGCAGGGGAAAGCAAGTGGGAGGTGAACAAGGATAGTAGTTCTCCATTTTACGATAAATACACAGATTACAACGAAGAGATAAGATTAGTAGGGCAGAACTATTCTCTGGTCCCTGAATTCAAGATAAGTGACCACATAGAGACCATCGTCAAATTATCTGACCAAAGCACATCTCGAGAAGACTTTAACACGCCGCTAGAAACTTTGTTAAGCTTGACAGGAGGCGTCTACAATACTTCTCATGGAACTTTGGCAGTCGGTTCTAATTTTTATAAAACATATTCGACATCAGATTTCTTAAAGTATTTCGGAACAATTCAAGACTCTTTCGAAGAATCAAATGCCCCTTTTGCCCCCGGGCGCCTCACACTAAAGTGCAAGGGTGTTATGAAATTTTTGCCCTATAGGGGCTTTTATCCGGTCGAGAGAACAGCGCAGATAGGTGAAATTTTTACTAAATGTTACTTGCAAGACTATAGATATAAATCTTTAAACGGCTCAGACGTGAGTGATCATTTAGATAAAAAGATGTCAGGGTCTTTGCATCATGCTATAAAACCTCTCATGGCTCCTGGGGTTTTGTATAATTCGATCAAATCTGGGGTTGCAGTTGATTATCCTTTGTTTGAGAATGATATAAGGGGAACTAAGGCAATAGGGTTCATAAACATCAATCTTTTGGATGCTTCAAAGACAGCGTGGACCGCAAATTCAATTTCCTCTGCAGGGACATACCCAAAGATACAAATGGGACTATTAGAGGCGGATGGTACAACAACAACAAAGACATTCCACTTCTTTTCGGATGCAGTAGACAACGCGAGTGAGTCAACTCACGTTAAATATGTTGATGTTGGCCAGCCTCCAGAACTTGCAGCTTCGCTTGACCGCAGGTCTGCATCTAGAAACACTCAGGTTGCTCGACAGCTTTCTGCTAAGCTGGTCGCCGCCGGCTTTGAAGTGGTGGATTTAAATTATTTAGTTGAGACGGATTATTCTGTTATCAACACCGATGGGTCGATCTCATCAGGAACCAATCCACCAGACCGAATGCCCACTGCCTTGTGGTCAACTGGAGATCCTGACTTTAACATAGGCGTCATCCCCGACCCCGGTGAAGATAGTTCCGGCCGCGCGAAGGCCATGTACATTCCTGGTGTTGGGCTGGTTTCAGTGCCGGGAGTAGGGGGAGCTTGTATTGTTTTTCGGCAGCCTTATGTTGGTTCTTCTGGTAACGTTGCGCTGAGTGTGTCTGATGGTGTGCGAGATGGCTCTGGTCAAGAAGCAAGTAAAATTCATTTTTCTGCTAATCCCGGGCGCGGCGTCACTATATCGGGAGGTCATTCTATCAATATGCGCCTAGGGGCTGGAGGCTCCTCTGGCGTTGGGCCCGGGTTTCTAAGAGAATTATCTACATCGCCAACTTCCAATTCTAATTTACGCAGCTCTTTGGGTCAGTATTTTGCAGGAGGTGTTACTGGATCTTTTGTAAACAATACAAAAGATAAAGGCATTCCAAGAATTAAAGCAAAAGCCATAAAAAGAGTTTCTTTCGAGGATTTACTAGACGTGGAAGGTTTGTTGGGTATTGATTTGCCAGATAACGAGCCCCATCCTTCGGCAAGTTTTATATACGGAAACCAGTACTGGTATAAGACTTTTGATTACCCTTTTAAGTTTGGTACCGCTAATGTTGAGCACTCAAGAGAGTCTTTAGGGTTGGGCGCTTTTAGTAGTTTAAGCGACTATACAACATATAAGATGGCAATTAATAATTTTACAGCAGAAACTGTAAACTTTTTCCTAAAAGATCAAAAGCTAACATCTTTTAAATCTAAAAAAATAAATTTCATATCTCCACCTGGAGTTAGTTATAAGATGAGAGTCTACCTTCACAATCAGGACTTGGTGATGTATGATCGTCATTCCGCTTTTGGGCCACCCGTCGATGCCGGAGATGTTGTTAAAGAGGTGCGAACCGCGACAAATGCTCAAGTTGGCAACAAAGCCTCTGGTAATTTTACAGTAAGTATTACAGATTCAGGCGGCAGTAACCATTGGACTCTGGACGCGCAATTAAATTCAACTAGCAACGGTGGCAACGAGGGCAAGTATCCGGGTATTACGATACCGCTATACAGCGGCTCTTCATCGACCAATATAAGCTTTTTGTTTTATCATGACGCTGCCAATAGTATGGCAAGTAACAACACTAGTGTTAAATATTTTATTAACTTGGAAGATGGCAGCGGCCTAAAGACAAATATCGAAGTCGCAAAAGAACTGAGAATAGCGCTATCTTCTGCAGGTTTTTTGGTTACTAATTCTGACGCTGCAAAAATAATATTTACACAACCTGTGCAAGGCTCAGGCGGCAACGCGACTTTGGTCTCTGTTGATGGCGGCATTGCTAGCAATGTAGAGGCAGATGGTGTGGTGAAGGGCCTGAATGATGGAGGGAGTCACGAGGGCTATGTTATCGCCGCCGGCTGGTCAAACCCTCAAGGGGGGTCCTCCGCATCCGGAGTGGAGTATTTTACTTCTGGCAAGCAGCTTTTTGAGGGGTCTCATGGTTTTGCCCCTTATGTGCCGCCATTTTTGGACCCTGGCGCAGATCCTTATGTTGAGTTCACTTTTAATACCACCAAAGAAGGAGAAAATCAAACATACTCTTATGATGATCTCATGAGCGGCATGACTTTAGAATATAGGAACTTTTACAACATAGAGGCCCAGACTTCTTCTGCGACAAACTTTCAGCACGCGATGTGCCTAAGTGCAAGTCTCGACCTTAAGTCGGGCTATTTGGAGCCAACATTCGAAAGAGAGTATGAATCAGGTAACAACTTAACAAGAATTCCTGGTAATCTTAGGGTTGTTATACCCAAAGATTCTTCTTCAAAGCGCTGGGTAATACAATCAAAGTGGGAGACCCCGCTGCTGGATTTTGAAAATGTGCCGATGTCTGTTTTGGATTTATCAAATTCAACAGTAAATACTGCAGTTACAGACTCTCCATGGAAAACAGAAAATTGGTTAACGTATTTGACGCACTCTGTAAATACGGCAACAACCTATTTGACCGCTTCTAGAGGAATGTGGCACCAAAGGGGCAAACTACCAGGTGAAAACAAGAAGGGATATTTCTTGTCGATCGCAGATGTTAAAAGATCTGACGGAGAATATCACCCCTCTTTAGCGAAAGCTGTAGGATTTTTACCAGAAGATCAAAAAACAAGCACACTTCGTATGGGAGCCATCGCTGAAGAAAAAGAAATAAGTGAAGCGGTGGTTGCAATACCGTATTATTGTGATATACACGAAAATGTGCAATTTTTCAAACTCCAGGAAAAGCAAATTCAAGTAGCTGAAGAAGAAAATAGAAAAATTTTTGAAATGCCGGAAGGAGAGGGAAGAGAGAGAAGATTGAAAGAAGTGCGAAATCCGATAGCATTTCAGATGAGAATGATGAAAAAATATATTTTTCCTCCTCAGTTTGATTTTGTGCAATTTCCAAAAAAGGTCAGAAAAAAGGAAGCAGTAGCTATGTACGTTTTTGAATTCAACGCGAAGCTAACAAAGGAAGATCTTAAGAATATTTGGGAGAATACGTCCCCGACCTCCGCAGAATCAACAGCGATGCCCCAGCATTCCAATTCGGGTCTACGCGCGGGATCCACAATGGATACCCAATATGTTTCACATACACTGCATTCTTCTTTGGAAAACCCATTAGATCCTAGGTTTTTGAAAGAGGAGGTGCGATGGCTTGTTTTTAAAGTCAAATACCGAGCAGAAAAAGACTATGCACAAGTAAAACTTAATTCATTATATCGTGGCATGGAAAATATGGACTTGATTTCTATGGACGCTTTGTCAGACTTGTCAACTTATAACTTAACGAGAGATTTGCAAGATATCCACTATTCTTACAATTGGCCGTATGACTTCTTTTCTTTAGTAGAGCTAGTTAAAGTAGAGGCAAAGGTAGATTTTGTAACGGCTAGAGATCCAGGTAAACCATAAATGGCTTTTATTAACAAAAAAGAAGAAGTAATACAGATAAAGTTAACACAGTTTGGAAAAACGCAGCTAGCAAAGGGTCGATTCCGCCCACACTATTATGCTTTTTTTGATGACGACATTATTTATGATGCTTCCCACGCCGGAGTTGTGGAGGATCAGAACGATATAATAACGAGAATTAAAGAGTCTCCTAGACTTGACCTACAACACGTAACAAAGGGAGTAGAGCTTAATTACTTGACTGGGTCAGATTTAATAGAAAAGGGAGAGAGAGACCTTTACGAGCCGCTAGATGAATTTCAAGAGACTGAAGAGAGGGATAGAATTCTAAATAGAATATTGGGATCCTCTCATCATGGCACCCAAGAGGCGCCCTATTATACTCTAGACGCTCTGGGGGGGGCGATTATAAAAAACGAAAACTTGCAAGTAACTTTTAGTACAGGTTCGGGAGAGTCTAAAATACCACAAATAGAATTTAGGCCAGAGTATGTGATATTTAGCGATAATAGAAGAAAGAGGGATCCGATTCAGGATCTTGAAACCTTTGTAGACCTTTTATCTGAAAATATAGAATTTTTAGACGGAACGACACTTCACATAGAAAAGGAAGATCTTGTTCTTGGTCTAACAGAAAGTAACGCACCTTTCATAAAGGATACTTTTGAATATCAGCTTTATGAAATAAACAAAGAGCAGGGTGAAGAAAAGTTAGTCCCAATTGAGGACGACGGTCAGCTTTTCGAGATAAGGAAAGACAAAAAAATATCTAACTATGAAAAGCATAAAAAAGGGCTTGTTAAGGGCTTTTTCAACACATAGGAGAAATAACTGATTTTATGTTAGAATACGCAAAAACACCCACCATTTTGACAAAAAGAATAATAGTTACGCCAAGAAGCGTCCCTGTTGATCCGCTAGGCGCTGAACCCGCTCGAAACCTAGCAATAGACGTAGACTTTTTAATAAGAGAGGCTAGAGATTATTCGTGGTTTAGGATACCGGAGTTTAAAAAATACATAAACCTTTATGTCTTAGAGGTCCGTGGTTCAACAGGATATGCTCAGAATCTTTATAGTATGCTTTACGACACATCACGAAGATGGGGTGCTTTAAAGGATTGGCTGATAACAACCCACCACATTCCAAGAGAGGTGGCAGAGTCTCAACACTCTATTGAAGGAATATTTCAATCTCTTATGGCCTATAGCGATGAAAGGTTGGGGGTTACGTGCCACACATACAGCCTGAACGATGTCATAGACCAACACTCTACAACGCTAACTATGCAAGCTCAGAGTGACCTAGATCTAAATTCAGGTACGGGGGTTTCGGGAGCAGAACCGTTTGATTATCTTTTTAGTAAAGAATACAAAATCAGTAAAGACATTCAAAATTTATCATTTATATGTTTTTCCCACGTGGATGTCGAACAAATGTTAGAAGACTTCTCAATAGATCCAACGATTTATCCATCTGCGATAGATGAAATTCATCAAGTTGGTGGGATAACAACTATGGATGTAGTCTTTGAAGAGGGAAAAGTCCCCACACAAAGCCTTATATATGTCCACCGCGAGGATGAAACAAAGATTTGGAATGGCCCCACTCACTATCACCCCCCAAACAGCCCCTCTCCGGATGGATACGTTGGGTGGATGGGTGGAGTTTCTCATGTATCTCCGGGACCTAAACCGAAGTTAAAGCAGATAGGAGTCAGAAATACGAAAGTTAAATACGATGCTGACCCGGTTTCGATTGATTATTTCGGCGGCGACCCGGGCTATGGTGCACCAATCGCAAATTATCCTATAAGTGTTGGTAATTATGACTTTTCGACAATTGAGAGATCAATTGATATGATTTCTCGCATGACGAGAGATACAAACGATAGCTCTATAAGACAAAAATTTGAGGAGATCCTAGAAAAACACAGAGGAGACAACGTGATAGATGGTTTTATGGAAATAAGTAGAGACCTTCAGGGATCAGCAAAAATGGTTTTTTCGTTTGACTATCTCAATGTGATAAAGCAGAATTCAAAATATGGTTATTTTTTAGATTTTGTTCCCCCTGGCGTTAAAGCGGCTATGTTAACTAGCAGTCAAATACTTAGCCTTAAGGTTGTGAGGAAAAGGGTGAGCAATTATCCTACTGGAATAGGGTATTTTGGAGAAAACGACTATAAACCTATGGATACTGATGATGTGCCTCATTTGGTTGTCGAAACTGCAGACTCAAGCGACCCGGTTTGGAATCACAAATTGATCACAAAAGCACAACGAGATAAGAGACAAGAAAGAGTAATAGCAAAGATTGAGGAGTGCGCCATAAGCTTGCCAGACGAGCCAACCCCGGAGACTTTTAGGCACTTTGTCCTGAGGGACTATGACTTTTCTAGAGTTAATGCAGGGGTTTATACTTACCAGATTCACTTAATCATAAAAGACGGGATAGAGGAGACCCTAAGAGAACTGCTTTCCAACGCCCGGAAAGCAGCAAACGAATTGTCGGATTTTATACAGATTGCAAGAATACCAAAAATAAAATATAAGAATTCCGAGGATCGATATTATGACTATCATGTCGATAGGGGTGGCGCTTTTGATGTTTATAGGCTTAGTGACTCAAGAGTTGGGGAGTCTTCTGGTCATTACGATTATGAGAAGAAAGTTTTTACTGAGGAGTTTAGAGAACAGGATGATGTTATCTCAAAGTTGGAAAATGCAATAGATATATATACTTTGATAAGAACTATTTTCGCTTATATTTCTGGTACTGGAGAATCTTTGGATTGGAACTTGGTGTCGCATCATATAGAGGTTAACACAAGTCCTCTTATGAATGGTACTTTAGAATCTTGTGAAATATTTTACCAGAGATTTCGAGATATTGTCGCCTTCTTATCTTCTACGTTGGGAGAAAAACTTGAACCAAACTCGACCATTTCGGAGAACCCGACCGCGGCCTTTAATGCAAGGTTGAATTCCTATAAACCCCCAGCACACATTGAGGTTTGCAAGGACTATAAGGCTTACATAAATGCTGTAAAACGCCCAGTTACTCGTTCTTATTTTGGGCCCCTCACTATGTTCACAGCTTTAGCTGACATTGTTGAAAAACTACAGCTAGATAGGAATATATACTCTCTGCCGCTAAGTTTTTACGACGGACCAGGAACCATAGTATTCCCGGATGCATATTTGCTTTCCGGCCCATCGACATCATCGAGCTCCACCACAATGCCCGCTTCGGAAAGTTATTTTGATGATCCTCGCCGCGGCAGCAAATACAACCAGGGAGCAAAAGAATACTATAAGAAAAATACGATCCTTGCGTCAAGGATGCTGTACAGCAAGCCCATAGAAGAACTGGCTCCTATAAAGTTTGGTCTTGATAGGCTCACAAAGCGCGCCGCCGCGTCCTCAATTGGTGGCATGTCGGGCATTTATACAAAAACTTTTGACGCTACTGGTTTTGTTGGCTATATAGAGGGTCTAAGTGTCGGGGCGCTGGGTTTTGGTACTGGTATGGTGTTCCAAAATCTTGTCGACCCTTCTCCGAAGAACACACTTACGCATGAAAATTTCAATAAATTGTTGTGTGGGGCTTTGTACGTTTTGGACTCGGCAAAAGATTATAGAAAATTTATAAGAAACATAATTAAAGAAAGAAATTATTTGGTTAAAAATGATGGACTAATGAAGTATATTGATGTTTTAAAAAACTATAGAACGTTTGCCGGAAATGTTACAAAAGGTCCGTACGACACCTCTAAAAGATATTTAGAATCTTCTTCTATGGCTGAGCACAAAGAGGCAAACAAGTTTAAAGAAAAGTTCGAAGAACTAGAAGCAGCTGGCATACGTGACCCAAACGCTTTTGATATAAAAAGCAAATATCTCTTGGGCTCTCCTATGGAATTAGTGATGAGGACAAGGATATCTTCCTTAAATACGGGCGGTCCCCGTTCGAGCAACAAGTCTTCTGCAACCGGGTTTAGGGCGTTTTTGCAAAATTCGAGACCCTCTGAGCCGGCAGAGTCGGCACTCTCTATGTTGAATCGAGCTTCTAGAAGGTCCCGCTCAGGGCAAACTGTCCGCCGAATAAAGGTTCTCACCCTAGAGCCGGTAATCTCACCCACATCATCAGTTGGTAAAACTTTTGAAGAGAATGATTTTGATACGGCAGATACAACAATGTTGGTGGAATTTTAAATGGCTAATATTTATGAATTATTAAAAAAAGAGAAGGAGAAGGCAGAAATAATAAAAAACTCTCCAACAACTCTAGGCGCATCTGAAGGTGCTTTAACAGTTGGTAAGAATGTGGAGAATCTTTTGTTGCCGCCTTCGTCAGGGCCTTTTTGTGAAGGGTATCCACCACGCCCAGCACCCCCAGATGGTAGTAATATACGCAAGAAACATAAATCTGAAGATGCTAGTCACGGACTAAGTATATATAGTGATCCAAATCAGCCAGATCTCTCTGTCCAGCGTCAACATCTTCCTGTATATTTGTATCCTTTGGAGACGATTGATTCCCCCCAGACTTCAAGCACGAGAAACAAGCTACTAATTAATGAAGGTCTTTTCTGCCCACTTCCAGACGAAAACAACATAAAGGAGTTTGTCAGTTCTCTCGATGGCGACGTTGTCCGCCGCAGAGACCCACTAGCAATAGTTCAACACTTGGGAAGACTAAGAAATGATATGGAAGAAGATTCGGCACCCCTTCGTGCTGACATTTTTCGTATTTGCTGCGGCCGTCACTGGACCTATCGCAATCCAGGGCCAAGTAGAGAGGGTCACGAGCTGTTGTTTTCTGAGTATATTTTATCGCAGCCGACATTAGAGCATGAAATTAACTTTGTTGTAAGTTTTTTAGATGCTACTTTTCAAGGCTATGACGCACCGAATCAGCAATACAGCGAAAGGCTTCTTATAAATTTAAATGGGTTTGAGGGTGTTCTTGGTGATCCGTCCGCATTCAAGCCAGCAAGAATCGCCAATCTTGCGACAATCGACATTTCCGATAAACTTAGAAAGATGGTGCCAGAACACAAGCTATATGCTCTATATTTTTATGGTAAAAAGCCAGTAAGTAATTTTTCGGTACCTTCCTCAGAGTTTACTGGCCCTCTAGCAGAAATACCAGGCGGAGTCCCGGTAAAACCCTTTGTTGATAAGTTGGGGCTTTTTCCTGTTCTTGGTCTGAGTAATATTTATTATGATTTTGTTCATAGTACGGAAATACCATTTTATCAGAACGAGGCTAGTTTGCTTGGGTACAATCAGTTTTCCACAATTGATATAAGGGTGGTGACAAATTCGACCTTTTATAAGAGAGAATCTCATTGGGCCACATACAAGAATATTTATCGCACCCACGAACAGCTGAGAAAATCTGAAAACTCTAAACTGGAATTTAGAAACAAAGAACCGTGTAACGTGGAGGACAATATATTACTTTTCCCATCAGCGCAGGTAGAGAGTTTTGAAGAGGTGGCGAAAAAGACATCAATGTATTTTCCACAACACGTTGAGTTTGACATACACACCCAACAGGGTTCCGCATTTGCTGCCATGGCTTCGCTAACAAGAATGGATAAATACTTTCTTGATCTCATAGCAAACCCAAGAGGGATATACGACAAACACAGAATAAGAGAACCATATCGCGAAACCATGGACGAAGAAACTCAGAATTCAGAGAAGGCAAGCCTGAATGATAGATTTATTTCAGACCCTAAGATGCTGGACACTTATGATATAATATCCTTTATATCAGAAATGGATAAAGACGTGATTGAGCAGGTATATGAAAGAAAAGATATGTTTCCTATGGGCCTTAATCCTCCTCGAAGAAGTGAGTTCTCTTTAGGAGAAGAAGAGGAAGAGAACGCAACGTTGGATGGTTTTTGGGATCTTATTAATAAGAATGTTTTCGTTTCAAAATTATATAAGTTTATAACGCCAGAAAAGATTAGGAGATTTAAAGACATCTGGAATGGAGAGTTAGCTTATTCTGAGACTGTGGCTTATAAGGTTTGTAAGTATGATTTTCATGAAGATGGTCTCCCAAACTCAACACCTTTGCAGGAGTTTGTTTTTTTTGATAATGAGAATATAACTAATTTTAAGTTTATAGACAACCAGGTTCTTTACGGCGAGAAATACCACTATAGAATATTTGCCTACAATATCGTGATAGGTTCGGAATATAAGTATGAAGGGTCGTATAATAAAAATCATGGCAAGTATGAGATAGACGGATTCAGGGATAGAAGAACAAACGTCACAGTGACCACAAAACCAAAAATAGTATTAGTTCAAGTGCCTTATTTTGAGAAAACTTTAGAAACTCGCGACAGGCCACCGATGTTTCCAGACGTTTCTTTTCTGCCTTACAAGGGGATAGATACCGAGGTAGGCATTGTTTTGACTACGAATTATGGAGAGTATAATTCGGTCCCTGTAAAAGTGCTGGACACTGATGAGCAGATTATCGAGAGAATGGTTTTGGCCTCAAATCCTGATATTGACGGACGGATTCTATACAAAGGAGACAGTCCACCATCTGCATATCAGATTTTTAGACTGGAAGATCCGCCTGATTCGTATTCTGATTTCGCTCGAGCAAAGATATATAATGTAACTTATCCTAGGAACATAAGGAATGAGAGAATTTTTAACTTACCACAAGAGACATACATAAAGGGTAAGGGGTTGATACACGATAACCAGATAGAACCAAATAAAGATTATTATTATATGTTTCGCTCATCTGATCCCGCCGGCATTTCAAACCCTTCTAGGGTATTTAAAATAAGGCTGATATCCTATGAAGATGGGGTCTATCTAGATGTAAAGCCCCACTCATTCAGTAAAAGAAAGAAAATGATAAAGGGAGACTTGTCGCAATTTTTAGAAATAGAGCCATCAGCAATGCAAAGCTCTTATGCACTTAATCTTAATTCAGACCCTAGGGAAGCTTACAAGAGCTGCCCCCCTGCAGGAGAGATCAGGCTTGGCTTGAGCGAAAGTTCAATATGGGGGAAGTATTACAAACTTAGAATAAGGTCAAAGGTTACTGGAAAGGTTTTGGACGTTAATTTTAAATTTAATTACAAGATCCACGAAAATCTTGAAACAGCTGAGCCTGATGGTTATACACCTGAGGACGAGCCCTGCCCTCCTAGGTCTAAGGTATCGAATTCGTCTTCGGGACTTCCCAACAAGGGGGCGGATTCTGCAAAAAGTTATACAGGTCATTCTGGGTGGGGGATTTGGCAAGGAAAAAGCACTAGCAAAGCGAAACCAAAAGGGGACAGATATCAAGGTATCGATTTCGATCCGCGACCCCCAAAGGGCTACAAGTGATCAGTCTTGGGTTGAAACATTTTTTGTTTGATACTATTTAAATGTGTTGGTGTTGGGTTTTTTTATTGCGTTGTATTAAAAGTCCGAACTATTTACTATAAATAGTTGTATTTTATTTTGTTAAGGAGAATGATTAATGGCATTTTTAGATAATTCTGGCGATATTTTGCTAGATGCAGTGTTGACCGACGCCGGCCGCCAACGCATGGCCCGCGGGGAATTTAAGATAACTAAGTTTTCTTTAGGTGATGAAGAGATAAATTACGAACTATTTAACAAAGATCACGTTAGTGGTTCCGCCTTTTATGACTTGGAGATAATGCAAACTCCGATTCTAGAAGCTTTCACAAACAACACTTCGACAATGAAGTCGCGACTGATGACGATTACGAGAAATAATGTTTTGCATATGCCTATTTTAAAGATAAACACTCAGGCATCTTTGCAAGAAGATAATGGACAGCCTTCTGAGTTCTCGGGAGGTTATATACTTACTGCGAATCAATCAGCTGAAACTGACACAAGCAATGCTCTCGCTAATGTAAATGGTGTTTTGTACGGAGTAAACCCAAATAATTCTCAAAGCTTGATCATAGTAGATCAAGGAATTGATTCTAATGGGGACCCTTCTTACACTCAGCCAATAGACGATGATTTGCAAGAAAACCAATATCTTATACAGGTTGACCATCGCCTTCTTAGGGTGGCCGAGCCAGCCGCAGGTTCCACGCAAAAATATTCTTTTGTCGACGACGATAATATAGCGACATATTATTTCTCTATAGGTAAAAACGCAACTATGATTGAAAGCATAGGAGTCATCCCGGATGGAGACCAGCAAAACAAGGCAGCAAAGCAGGTTTTTAAGGGCCCCTTGGGGACAAGGTTTAAATTCAAGCTCTCGGCAGCGTTGAATATCAGAGAAAGCACGGCCCTTTTTGATAAGTTGGGCCCGGGCACCACAACTTTTGAGGTAGGTACAGTAACTGGCCTCCAGTATTTGGACACAATTATCAGAGTTACCGGCGTGACGACTGGGTATTCGGTAGATATCCCAATAAGAATAATAAGAAAAGCTTAGGAGTAAACAATGGCGCAATCTACAGTATTTAAAACTTTTTTAAACTCAGACGTAACAACCACGAAGACACTGCTTCACGAGGCAATACCAATAACGGGATCTCTGGTTTCGGGAACCTACGGGAAAGCTGACGGGTCAGATTATGGGGCAGAGCCTCATATAAAGAAGTATTCGCACGGAATGTTTCAAAGCGTGTATGACTATCCGCATCTTAGCTCCTCAGCAAATCACATTTTTGATATTTCTACGGGTGTGGCACCCTATGTACCATTTAGTGGATCAGGAGGCACATCAGATTACCAAGGTCTTTACACCTCGTCGGCCATGCTTCCTGGTGTCGTAAAGACACAGATGGATAAGAAGAAGAATATCTACATACAAATGGCTCAAATTTTAGCTGGCTATGATATAAGCGGCTCTGTGAGGCTGTTTGATAGTGATGGGGACTATGGAACCAAAGCAGATAAAATATTAGATCCGATTTTTCTTACCTTTTCTAGATTATTGGTAAAGGACGAAATAAAGAAAGGGTCGTTTTCTCTTAGGCTCGGCACAGATCAGTCCTTTGATACACCATTTACTAAGGTGGTAGTTGTGAAGGACACGGGCGCCGCGTCAAACTACAGAGTTAATTCACCCGCCGGAGAATATGCTTTACTGTATGCTTCGGACGGCACAGATCCAGTAGCAATTGCTGCCAATGTCAATTTAGCTGTAGGATTGATATATTATCAAGCAGGGGTGGTTATTTTGGATGGCTCAAAGCTATTCCGCGTTGCCACCACCCCCGGTGCTGGTTCGAACCCCATACTGGATGCTGATGGTATTCTTGTGGGTTCCAACTCTCCTCACATGCATCATGCTAATGTTGGAGGTGGTAAGACCCACACTCATATTTTTGCCAGTGGCACGATTGATCAAATGGCCGATGCTGTCAGAAGAAGGATTCAAGACGTTTCGTTTAATAACACTACAGAGTTGAATTCTGCAGTTTATTTTTGTAGAGCGCACCACAATGAATTCAATTATAGTTCGAATCCTACATATTTGAACGGAAGCCAGCTCAGAGTCAAGAAAAACATACAGGATCCGCCTAGAAGTTATGTAACTACCGTTGGGCTTTATTCTACTGATAACGAACTTTTAGCAGTGGCCAAATTATCTGAACCAATCAGAAAAGACCCAACAAATGAAGTGACGCTGAGGGTCCGTCTGGATTACTAAGATGTTGTTCAAAGAATTTGAATCAACAGATGTCATTCATAACACGATTCTTACCCATCCAAAATATGATTTTTTTGTATATCAAAACAGGGTGTACAAGAATGAGGAGATATTAAATACAGGATCCTTTCAGAATCTTGAGAAGCACGTGGATCAGGGCAAAGTTAGTCTATATGAAATAAACGTTAATAGACCTTCAACTCAGTTAATTTATCCTTTTATTACAAAAGAGGGGGCAAGGACATCGTTTAAAACGATTTCTGTTTCAAACTTTTCTGATTCATCTCAGTTTAACTACGGAGATAAAATTACAGGATCCTACCCTCTTTCTGCCGGCATTAATAGAATTTTAATAAAAGATGGGATAGATATAGGTTTGTTGAATTTTGAAACTAAAGATACTTACGTTTCTCCTTCCGGTAATAAGAAATATATTCGCTCTTTAAAAACTGTCTTAAATGACAACGCTCGCTTTAGTCAGCATTATTCTTATTCTTCTTCGTATGGGGACAAGTCTTCCCAAAAGATTAATATGATTTGTGTGCCATCTATTTTGTATGGTTCTAAAATCAAACCCGGCTCTTTAAAAATGAAGTATTATATTTCTGGTAGTCTAGTTGCGGAAGTAAATGATAAAAATTTAAATGGAGAATTAATAGAAACCACCGGATCAAACAAGGGCTCTGTCGCAGGGGTTGTATTGTATAACCACGGTTTAATGTTGCTTACAGGGTCTTGGAAAGTACACGCAACACATACAGAAAAATATGAAGGAGCCACAGCCGGTAATCTCTCACCTAGATGGAACAACTTTGGTGCAGGTATGCCCATGGTTGGGGACACTTATGAGTTTACTGGAATACCTTCTTCTAGTTTTGGGCTTCAATTTGAAGGTGTAAGCAAGATACCCACATTAACTCTGTTCGCCCATTCAGAAAAAGGGGAACATAGTTTTTCAAATAACCCGACATACATTAAATCCGGAAGTGCCGCAGAACACAATTTGACCTTAAAAAAATACTTAGAGAAGCCCGCGACAATTAAAAATATTGTAGATTCCGTTTACTCAAAGCATGAAGAGTCCTATGAGCCAAGAACATTTATATCTTCGGTTGGAATTTATGATGAAAACTATAATCTAATTGGTGTTGCAAAGCTAGCAAACCCTGTAAAAAAGAAGATGAATAGAGACTATACATTTAAATTAAAGCTTGACTTTTAATATATTATTCTGATATAATATTTAATATGTTAGTACTTGGCTTGGACATTTCTACTAGTATCTCGGGCGCGACCGTACTTGATTCTGCTGGTGCAATGCTTTACAATGAGTCTTGGGATACAAGAAATAAGAAATATTTCCCATCGATCTACCACAAGGCGCGCCAGATCAGGGACAAGTTGCAAGATATTAAGCATCAATATTATATTGAAAACGTTCTCATAGAACAATCATTACATTCGTTTAGATCTGGTTTTTCTTCGGCTCAGACTCTTTCGACACTATCCAGATTTAATGGTATAGTTTCTTGGATGTGTTGTGATATTTTTGGAATAGAACCTCACCTTATTGCTGCCACAACTGCAAGAAAGCAGTCTGGACTAACGATCAGGAGAGGGGAAAATTCAAAAGAAAAGGTTCTTAAGTTTGTTATTGACAACGAGCCTAGTTTTCTGATAGAATATACTAAACATGGAAATCCCCGCCCTGGGACATATGACAGGGCGGATAGTTATGTCATCGCGAAAGCAGGCTTAAATTGGAAAAACTCAACATCTTAGTTTCAAACTTAGGAAACTACTATCAAAATAATCAAGAATATTTGTTTCGTTGCCCAAAATGTGAACATCCCAAAAGGAAACTTTCTGTAAATTTAGAAAAAGGGCTCTTTAAGTGTTGGGTCTGCAGTTATTCAGGAAAATCAATAGGCAAGATGCTAAAAGACTATTTTCCATATGCGGAATATTCAAAGTGGTCAGAGGTGTCATCAGAAATAGACTTGTCTAAATATGAAGAAATATTCCAAGAACATCAGAACGTAGATTCTAGAGAAGAGGTAACCCTCCCCAGACACTATAAATCTCTTTCTGCAAAATATAAAAAAGAGTTTATAAAACCTCTGACCTACCTTCAGAACAGAGGCCTTACCACAGCAGACATACTGCAGTGGAAGGTTGGATTTTGTGATTATGGAGAGTATGCTGGCCGTATTATTGTGCCCTCGTTCGACGCTCAAGGCGCACTGAGTTATTATATTGGGAGATCTTATTATGAAAACTCCTACAAGTATAAAAACCCGAAACACAGCAAGGATGTTATATTTAACGATATTTTATTAGATTGGAAATCTGACTTGGTTTTGGTGGAAGGGGTCTTTGACGCTATAAAGGCAAAGAATGCAGTACCACTACTTGGCTCTACTCTGAAAGAAGGATCCAGACTTTTTAAGAAGATCGTGCTTCATCGCCCAGATGTTTATTTGGCTTTGGATCCCGACGCGGACGACAAGGCATATGAAATTTCAGCTCTTTTGGGCCAATATGGGATAAATACATTTAAAGTTGATATTTCGGGGTTTGCAGATGTTGGAGAAATGACAAAGAAAGAATTTTTAAATAGGAAATCAAATGCTTCTTTTATAGCTTCTGGTGACTATTTAATGTATAAATTAAATTTCTAAAGGAGACTATTCATGGAAATTACCAAAAAACAACTTAAGAATATTATTAAGGAAGAGATGGAAATATTGTCCCGAACAGGTGATATAGATTCTCTAACAGAGGTAGAAAGAAGGTTTTTTAAAGAACTCCTAGAGAGGCTTTCACCACAAAATTTAGCTGAGTTTGGTATTAAAAAAACGCAACAGAGTTCTTGATTTTTGGAAGCAGTTCTGCTATACTTATTATTAGTATGGAGAGAACATGAAATTTGCACACATAGCCGACACCCACATTCGAAATTTAAAGTATCACTTTGAATATCGCGAGGTCTTTAGGCAACTATATAAATCACTAAAAAACAACAAAGTAGACTATATCATCCACTGTGGTGATATTGCACACACTAAGACACAAATTTCCCCAGAATTTGTGGATATGTGTAGAGAGTTTTTTGAAAACCTTTCAGCAATTGCCCCAACATATATTATTCTTGGTAACCATGATGGCAACCTTCGTAATGGCAGTCGACAAGACGCTATATCGCCAATAGTAAAAGCAATCAATTCTCCTAATTTGATCCTGCTTAAACACGCCGGCGAAACCCCGTTATCATCGGGGTTTGTTCTCAATGTTTTATCGGTATTTGATGAAGATAACTGGGTTAAACCCTCCAACAGAGAATCTATTAACATAGCCCTGTATCACGGCGCGATTAGTAAATCAAAAACCGACACCAATTGGACACTGGGGGGAGATCACGATATTGGCATTTTCGGGGAATTCGACTTTTCGTTCCTTGGGGATATACATAAGACTCAGCAATTAGATAAAGAGGGAAGAATCAGATACGCGGGATCGACAGTTCAGCAAAATTTTGGGGAATCACTCGACAAAGGTTATTTGCTTTGGGATATTAAAGACAAAGAAGATTTCACCGTCGACCATATAACCTTTGAAAACCCAAAGCCTTTCATTACATTAAATCTAACAAGAAAAGGAAACCTTCCGAGAAGTAAGCCCCCAGAAGGGGCAAGGTTGAGAATAGTTTCAGAGAACAATGTATCGCTAGATAAAGTGAGAAAGGCCGTCGACACGGCAAAATTTAAATATAATCCAGAATCAGTAACCTATCTTAATAGAGCTGCAGGCAAGCAGATTACAATCGACGTTCCAGACTCTTCGACAAAAAAGGACCTAAGAGACCTCAAGACTCAAGAACAGCTGATACAAGAATATCTGAAAGAATATGATGCATCAGAAGAGGTCTTAAAAAGAGTCTTCGAGCTTAACAAAAAATATAACTCCCACATCGAAGGAACAGAAGATACATTTAGAAATGTGCACTGGTCACTTCAGAAATTAGAGTGGGACAATCTTTTTAATTATGGAGAAGGCAACATGGTTGATTTTTCAAAGTTAGAGGGCATTGTGGGTATTTTTGGCAAGAATTATTCTGGAAAATCTTCTATTGTGGACTCTTTGCTGTACACCATGTACAATTCGACTTCGAAGTCAATAAGAAAAAACCTCAACATTATCAATCAAAACCACTCAGAGTGTAATGGTACCGCGACGATTAGGATAAACGAGACAGACTATATCATCGAGCGCGAATCAAAAAAATATACAAAAAGGCTACATGGTGTAGAAACCATAGAAGCTAAAACCGATTTAGATTTTTATGAAGATGATTTTTCAGGGGAAACCGTAGAGCTAAATGGAACATCCAGGCAAGATACTGATAAAAACATTCGTAAATATTTTGGTTCTTTGGATGATTTCTTGTTAACATCTATGGCTAGCCAATTAAATTCACTAACTTTTGTAAACGAAGGTTCAACAAAAAGAAAAGAAATTTTAGCTAAATTTTTAGATCTTGAAATATTTGATAAAAAATTTAGAATGGCGAAAGAAGACTCTGCGTATACATCAGCAGCTCTAAAGAGACTATCAGGAATCGATTTCGAATCAGAAATAAACAACATTAAGTCTCAAATTTCAAAAAGCCAACTTCAAATAGAGACAAACAAGGCCTTGTGTTTGGAGCACAGGGAAGAAATTTCATTGACTTCAGAAAAATTGGAAGAAACACAGGGGAAAATCAACTCAGTTCCTGCAGAAATTATCGACCCGGTGATTGTCGGTCAAGAAATTGCAGACAAAAAGGCATTAATATTAAAATCCTCCAGAGAAAGAAAAAATGCAATATCAGAACTCTCAGAGAGTAAAAGGAAATTTGAAAAAATTGAAGACTTCTTATCAGAGTTCGACATTTCTTCATACGAAGAGAAGAAAAAAATAATAAATGGAAATGAGGAAAAACTAACAGAGATGATTGCCTCGTTGAAAGAGGAGTCTGAGTTCAAATCTTTAAACGAAAAAAAGAAAAATTTATTGTCAGAAGTTCCGTGCGGTAGTCAATACCCAACGTGCAAGTTTATTAAAGATGCGCACTCTGCAGTTCAATTGTTGGAGATAACCGACAGAAACATGGGAAATTTATCGCAAAAAATAAACAATTTGGGTGCAAAGATAGCAGAATTAGAACCAGAAAGAGTGAACAGTCATATCGATAAATACAACTTGTTAATTGATAAAAGAAACTCTCTTGCAACTTCTGTTGCTTCTTCTAGGTTGCGAATAGAAAGAGCAGACGCTCTTTTATTTAGGGAGCAGGTAGAGTTAGAGAAATTAGAAGAAAAAAATACAGAATATCATGAAAATAGGGATGCAATTGAAAACCTAAAGGGCTTGATCTTGACGCGCAATTCTTTTAAGAAAGATTTGAAGGAACAAGAACAGCAGCTAGAATCTTGCGAGCTTGCAATTATAAAGCTCCACAAGCGCCTAGGCGCCCGCGAACAAGAGCTAAAGCAAATGAAGAAAACTTATAAAGAATATCAAACTTTGCAAGAAGACTTTGCCGCATACCATCTGCTTATGGTGTGTTGTCACCCAAACGGTATTGCTTATGATATTATAAAAGACAGGTTGCCAATTATAAATCAAGAAATTGCAAAAATCTTGACAAACATTGTAGAATTTGAGATTTTTATTCAAAACGATGACAAGAAGCTTGATATCTTTATAAAGCACCCCAAGCACGAACCACGCCCCCTAGAAATGGGTTCCGGAGCAGAAAAAACAATAGCGTCTATGGCGATTCGTTTGGCGTTTTTAACTGTTTCAAGTTTGCCCAAGTCGGATCTATTTATTTTAGATGAACCTGGGACTGCTTTAGACGAAGATAATATGGAAGGTTTTGTTCGAATTTTAGATATGATACGAGGTTATTTTAAAACAGTCTTGTTGATATCTCATTTAGATAATTTAAAAGATTGCGTAGATATGCAAATTAACATTGAAAGAAAGGGCGGATACGCCCACGTAAATATATAGGAGATTTTGAATATGGCACGCTTTAAAGCGTTTATGGACAGATATACAGAGAGGTTTATTTCTAGAAAATTTTTGGCTTGGATAACAGCTACGGTTTTGTGCTTATATGGGTCAGTAACAAGTGATAATTGGACAGCGATTACGCTAGCTTATATTGGCACTCAAGCACTGGTAGATATGGCAGTTCAGTGGAAACACGGCCCGAGATTATATTCGAGAGATATGGAATGAGTTGGCTGATAGTTAAAAAGGTACTAAAAGAGTCTTGGATTTGGCTAAAAGAACATTGGCAACTGCCGTTCTTGTTTGTATGGACGATCGTGGTATATGTTTTAACCAGAAGAAACACAGACTCTTTAATAGAGGTGGTGGAAGCCAAAAAAGAGTCTTACAGGAGGCAAGTTGAAGCTTTACGAAAAAGTCACAATGATGAACTGTTAAGAAGAGATTCCCTGGAAGACAAGTATGAAAAGGTTTTAGAAGAAGTCGAAAGAAAATTCGAATCAGAAGAAAAAAGAATATCAGAAGAAAACAAAAATAAGATAAAAGAAGTAATAGTTAAATCAAAAGGAAATTCAGATGAAATTAGAAAAAGAATTGAAGAGGAATTTGGGTTCAGGTTTGTGGAATAAGATTTTTGCGTTTGGTCTTATCGCGACGCTTTCTCTTCCTGTCTACGCGCAACCCAACACTAATGATATTCCTCTGCCGCCCGTTTCGTTTTCTCGAGTTACTGATGGGGAAATATTAAATAGTATCGGCCTTGACCCAATTGGTGGAGCATGGTGCTATGACGATGAGGCAAATGCCATTCTTATTACCGCCCCAGCAAGAGAGAGGTCCAAATGCGAACTCAAACTTATGTACGAACTAGAGAAGCAAAAAGTTAAATATCAGTTTGAGATTGATAAATTAAAACTAAGAGTCGACACGCTAACCAACCAACACAGGGAAATCAACCTTATAAAAGATAGAGAGATCGACCGCTTAACCGAAGCGGCAATAAAAAGGCCAAATGATTATACTGCTTGGTGGGCAACAGGGGGTTTCGTGACAGGAGTTTTGACAACCCTGGCAGTAGTTTTATCTCTATGACAGACAAAAAAGATTACAATAAGATAGCTAAAATCGAAAAAGCGATCGCTGAAAAATATGGCAAGGAAGCAACAAAGAACCCTAAGTCCGGATGGAACCAGCAGAAAGAAAAAGAGCACTTAAAGAGTCTTAAAAAGTTTTATAAAAGAAAAGAAAATAAACTTCGCACACCAAAGGAAGAAAAGGGATCCAGAACCTGTCCGGTTTGTGAAACCTATTCACTAGATTTGTCAGATGATATTTATATGAGTAAATATTGTTGTTGTTTTCGTTGTTTTATACAGTATGTCGAAGACAGAGAAGAAAGGTGGCTTTCTGGGTGGCGCCCTTAATTAATTATTTATTGCTAAGTTCAAAATACGGAACTATTTATTAGGAGGAGTGCAAAATATGGCAACAACATTAGAAATTGTAAATGGAATCTCCCAAGTGATGGCCAACTCACACGACGGAGCAACAAATGATAAATTCGAACCTTTATTGGTAGGACTAGAAAGAGAAGAGGGGAACCCTATTACTGATTCCAGGGTTGTAGATGGTTTCTCAGTAAGAATCCATGGTGGGAACAGGCTGTGCATATACTACAACCTAGAGCCCCCGCTCAAAGAGGTTCACGGAAGTTCTTTCGAATCGGATATAGAATCGAGAATAGAGAAAATAAAGTCATTTATCCAAAAAGAATATAAATCTATTACTGGGCGCGCCCTATCACTATCAGATCCGGAGGAGGTCAAAGTTGTCGTAGAGTATCTTTCTAGAATAAGGACTTCGGTAAGGGCGCACAAAAGCTATAAGATAGGGGGAGTGACCTCAGAGCCAGTGGGCGAAGAGAGCGAAGATCGATTAGAAGATTCTTTTAAAAAGTGGCTTTCACAGGGTAAGAACGACAAGTTGTTCTAATGGTTTTTCGACTAACCAAAAAACAAATAATAAAAGAAATTCTGAAATGCGGCAAGCAGCCAGATTATTTTATAAACAATTATTGTAAAATCACCCATCCTCAAAAAGGGCTAGTCCCCTTTCACTTATATGACTTTCAAAGAGATTTAGTAGAAAAATTTCAAGATCACAGGTTTAATGTTATATTAAAGGCCCGCCAGTTGGGCATATCCACTATTACGGCGGCCTATGTGGTTTGGCTGATGCTTTTCCATAGAGAGAAGAATGTCCTGGTCATCGCGACCAAATTTCACACGGCAGCAAACTTGGTTAAAAAGGTGAAAACGATCATAAGAACGTTACCAGAGTGGCTGCAGATTTCAAAAGTCAGTATAGACAACAGAACTTCATTCGAATTAACAAACGGCTCTCAAATAAAAGCCTCATCGACTTCTGCCGATGCGGGTCGCTCAGAGGCATTATCTCTTTTAGTGGTTGACGAGGCTGCACATGTTGAAAACCTTTCTGAATTATGGGTTGGCTTGTATCCCACACTTTCTACTGGCGGCCGCTGCATAGCCCTCTCTACTCCAAATGGTGTAGGTAACTGGTTTCACAGGACGTATGTGGACTCTGAATCTGGTTCAAATGACTTTTTTCCAACAAAATTGCCATGGGATCTACATCCAGACAGAGATGAAGAATGGTTTGAAAAAGAAACAAAAAACATGTCTAGAAGAGAAATCGCCCAAGAGCTAGAGTGCAACTTCAATATGTCAGGCGAGGGGGTTTTTGATCCTACGGATCTCGAACGCTTGCAAGCATCAATTTTAGATCCAAAATATAGAACTGGCGTAGACAGAAACTATTGGATATGGCAAGAGTATGATCCCTCCGCGACCTACCTGTTAACAGCAGATGTGGCAAGAGGAGACGGACAAGATTTTTCGGTGTTTCATGTATTTAAACTTGAAACAATGGAATTGGTAGCAGAATACAGGGGAAAATTAACACCCGACTTGTTCTCTAGGGTGGTGCATGACGCTGGAAGAGAGTACGGAAATTGCTTGTTGGTTGTGGAAAACAATTCAGTTGGTTTTGCGGTTCTTGAGAAGCTAAAGGAGTACAATTATCCTAATTTATATTATTCAATAAAGTCTACTCATGAGTTCGTAGAACAATATCAGGCAGAAGTTATGAACAATTCAGTCGCCGGGTTTACCATGACTTCCAAAACAAGACCCTTGGTTATAGCGAAGATGGAAGAATTTATTAGAAATGACCTAATTAAAATATACTCGCCAAGATTGCTGAGCGAGATGAAAACTTTTATTTGGCACAATGGAAAGCCAGAAGCTATGAGATCATATAACGACGATTTAGTAATTGCTTGCGCCATCGGGTGCTGGATAAGGGACACGGCTTTGGTTGTCAATCAAAGAGATGCCGAATACAAGAAAGCTATGTTATCTTCGATAACTAAATATAATAACAATTTAGATACCGCAATTAACGGTATGATTAAGCAAAAAAATACCAAAATGTATGATAGGATAAAAGAGCACAGTAAGAACGTTGATAACTATTCGTGGCTGTATAAAGGATAAGAGGTTTAATGGCTGAGAAAAAAACAAGTAGAAACCCGGACAGTTTACTCTTTAGGAGGCTTACTCGCCTTTTATCGGGCCCACTAACAAATTATAGAACACAAACAAACCACAGACTAAGAAGAATTGATTTAGACAAGTATGCACAAAGGTTTGTTTCGGTCAGCGGCCGCCAATTTAAGAAAACGGCCTATGATCCCTATGCCAACCTACAGGCAAATGTCTTAGCAGCACAGCAGCGTACAGAAAGGTACGTAGATTTTGATCAAATGGAATACACTCCTGAGATTGCATCGGCTTTAGATATTTATGCAGACGAAATGACCACTCATAGCAAGATACAACCCTTGTTGAATATCGATTGCCATAACGAAGAAATAAAGTCAATTCTTGAATCGCTATATTATAACATTATCAACATAGAATATAATCTTTTTACCTGGTGTCGCTCGATGTGTAAGTATGGAGACTTCTTTTTATACATGGATATCGATGAGATTAGAGGAATCCAGAGCGTGATAGGGTTACCTTCGCAAGAAGTGGAAAGAATGGAAGGAGAAGATAAATCAAATCCAAACTATGTGCAGTTTCAGTGGAACTCTGCAGGGATGACGTTTGAGAATTGGCAAGTAGCACACTTTAGAATATTGGGAAATGATAAGTATAACCCATACGGAACAAGCACTCTGGAGCCCGCCCGCCGTATTTGGAGACAACTAACATTATTAGAAGACGCGATGATGGCGTATCGAATTGTTAGATCTCCAGAGAGAAGAGCCTTCTATATTGATGTAGGCAATGTTCCCCCACAGGACGTTGAACAATTTATGCAAAAGGCTATGACCCAAATGAAGAGGAATCAAGTAGTTGACCCCACTACTGGCCGTGTGGACTTAAGGTATAATCCGATGTCGATAGAGGAGGACTATTTTATACCTGTGCGAGGTCAAATGAGTGGAACCAAGATAGAATCTATTAAGGGAGGACAATACACCGGAGACATTGATGATGTCAAATACCTGAGAGACAAGCTGTTCTCTGCCTTGAAGATACCTCCGTCTTATTTAGCTAGGTCGACAGAAGGAGGAGAAGAGGATAAAAGCACTTTAGCCCAAAAGGATATTCGCTTTGCAAGAACGGTACAAAGACTTCAAAGGTCGGTAACTACGGAACTTGAAAAGATAGGAATTGTTCACTTGTATGTTCTGGGATATAGGGAGGAGGATCTGGTTTCATTTAAGATCAACCTGAATAACCCTTCAAAAATTGCAGAACTTCAAGAACTAGAGCACTGGAAGACCAAGTTTGAAGTCGCGACAGGCGCCACCGAAGGATTTTTTAGCAAAAGATGGCTGGCTCAAAAGATGTTTGGTATGACTCAGGATGAGTTTGTGAGAAATAGAAGAGAGATGTACAATGATCGAAGGTTTGATGCTGCTCTCGAATCGGCCGGCGAGATGGAGCAAGCTGCCCAAACAGCAGGCGCCGACGCCGGCGCAATGGGAGCCGAGCCCGGAGGTATGGGCGGCGTCGGACCCGAGGCTGAGCTGGGTGGAGACATGGGTATGGGTGGCGAAGGTGGAATGGAGGCACCCGGCGACGCCGGCGGAGAGGCTGCACCAGAACCAGAAGCAGAGGGCGCTTTATTGGCCGCACCCGGCAAGAGAGACGATGATACTTTTAAGTGGGTCACTCCTGACGGCCGTACAACCACCTCACGATCAAAAGGCAAGAAATATACACCACGAGACAAGAAGGGAGGAGACAGAAGAAAAACATCCGGCCCTAGAAAGAAAACATATAAAGGATCTTATGCCTCTGAGAAGTCCAAATCCACCCCAAGGAACGTTTTTCCGGGGGCGCTGGATTTAATGAGTATAGGTAGGGGGATTTATGAGAATAAAGAAACTACTTATAGTAGAGAAGAGAAAGAAATTTTAACTTTAAACTTAGAATTAAAACAGTTGCACGAATCATTAAAATCGAGGAAAAAAGATGAGACTAAAACATAATAAGAAAAGAAATACTGCGTTTGTTTATGAGGCTTTAATCCGAGAATTGACAACTTCAATTATTAAGAAAAACAGAAACAAACAAAACAAGATCGTTTCAATTATAAAGGAGCATTTTCATTCCGAAAGTTCTTTGAATGAAGAGTTGGGGCTTTATCGGTCTATTTACGAGACAACAGAGATAGATAAGAACCTCGCAGAGAAAATAGTAAGTGAGGCAAAAGTCTGTTATTCTAAATTGGATAAAAAGAAAATTTTCAAGGAACAAAGTAATCTCATAAACAAGATTAATCGAGTTTTATCTAATAAGATATTCACAAAATTTGTACCAAATTATAAGAGCTTGGCATCTGTATATTCTATTTTTAATGAAAAGCTTCCAGTTCACGACAGAGTTCTTTTAGAAGAAAGGATAGTGGGTCAGATGTCATCCTCAGTCGACCACCCGACAGAAGATATAAAGGAGCCAATAGACAACATTGTTTACAAAACATTCACAGAGCAGTTTAACAAAGAATACTCAGAAGGGTTGCTAGAGGAACAGAAAGAGCTGCTAACAAGATACATTTCATCCTTTTCAGACAATTCTTTGTCTCTGAAGATTTTTTTGAACGAGGAGGTTGGAAGGTTAAGGGGGATTCTCGAAACTTCCAGGACAAAAGAGTTGGTGACTAGCAATCCTGATATCGACAAAAAGATTACAGAAGTGCTAGAGATACTTGAATCATACAAAAAAGTAGCAATAAACGAAGACATGATGGAAGAAGTGTTAAAGATTCAGAAGCTTGCAGCGGAGCTAGGTGAGTAAGCTATGTCGATAGATGTAAAGATAAAAGGGATCCCAGTTCCGATTCATTTAAGTGCCCGCCGCACTTTGGATGGAAATATCTTAATTCTTGACCACGAAGATCTAGATATTGTTGTAATGAAAGAAAAAAAGAAGTGTATTTCTTTCCCAAAGAACGAGATGTCTGATAAGGTTTATTCTTCACAAGACAGGATGTACAAGTTTCTTGTAAAAAAGGGTGTGGTTGACCCCGGGTCGATTAGGGGAGGTAATGTATATGGCTCTCTTGAAGCCGATATTATAGAGTCCTCAATCCCGGGCGTAGATTCAATCCAAGCTACTTTATATAGCTTGTATGAATACGTTAAGGAGGAGCGTCCATATTTTGGTAATCTGAAGAAGATTGAAGATGATCATCTCGACCATGTGCTGCATCCTGATTCTGAACACTCTACTGAGTTGGGAGACGTACCGCACGCTGCAAAGAAGGGGTCTCACGATTCTCGTGTGCGTCCGTTTGGTATGATGTATAATTATTCTGTATTGCGAGAAAGCGAAGGCGAGGAAGATTGAGTTTATTATATTTTGTATTAATTGCTTTTGGGTTTACTCAGATTATAGTATATGGGAAGATTTTAGATAAAGTTCGCCCTACACGAGGGTGGTTTGCAGAGCTTTTATCCTGTCCTATGTGTGTGGGTTTTCATGTTGGTTGGATTTTGTGGTTGTTTAACGATTATACTGAACTATTTACTTATGATTATAGTTTGGCGACGGGATTCGGTTTGGCATGTTTGAGCTCAGGTACAAGTTATATATTAAACATGATCTTTGGAGATTGTGGCATAAAGATTGATTTAGGAGGTAAACATGAGACCATTGACAAAAATAAGATGGATGATTCGACCGGTCGCCAATTGTTGTAAAGGATCATAGTTGATGCGGGTGGCCCCCGCTTTTAGAGTTGGAGTATTTATAAGAGATGAAACTGTTAAGAGAATATTACGAATTATGTGAAGGTGGTATATGCCAGGATTTGCTAACTGAAGACGAAAAACGTCGAGTGGCAAATGGTGCTATTATCTTATCGGGTGTTATGCAGATGGCTGAAACTCAAAATGGCAATGGTCGCATATATCCCCGAAGTGTCCTGATGAGAGAGGTCAAAAATTATAAGAAAATGGTGGAAGAGAGGAGAGCCTTGGGAGAATTAGATCACCCAGATTCTTCTGTTATAAACTTGGCTAACTGTTCTCACTTGGTCACAGAGATTTGGTCGGATGGGGACAAGGTCATGGGAAAGATAGAAGTTTTGAACACTCCTTCTGGAAATGTATTGAAGTCTTTGATAACAGCCGGCGTAAAGTTGGGAATTTCTTCAAGGGGAATGGGCTCAGTTAAAGAATCAAATGGTGCGACCATGGTCGAAGATGATTTCACTTTAATTTGTTTTGATATGGTTTCGGATCCTTCCACCCCAGGCGCTTTTATGATGAAGGAGGCCCGCGAGAAGCCGAATATATTTACAAAAGCAGACAAAATTAGCAGATCTTTGAATGAGATATTATATAAGCGTGAAAAATGAAGAAATCAGAACTTAAAGAAATGATAAAAGACTGTGTGAAGGAGGTTCTTTTTGAGGAGGGGACGCTTTCGACAATTATTGCAGAAGTTGCTTATGGGCTTACTTCCGCAAGGTCTTTGGTGGAAAAGCAAAACACTGTGGAGGTTGTGCAGCCTGCAAAAGACAATTCTCTTAATTTGTCGCAGCAGGCTCAGCGCAAAAAACTAGAAGAGACGAAAAAAAAGATGCTGGACGCTATAGGAAACTCTTCAATGAAGGGGATCTTTGAGGGGACAGAACCTTTGAGATCTGGTGGTGCTCCGAACTCAGAAACTTCACCTTCTTCGCCGCTTTCACATATTGCACCGGGCGACGCGGGTGTTGATATATCTGGAATCTTAAACATTGCAGGGTCTAGCTGGGAAAGGTTAAAAAAATAGGATTGTATAATGGCAAAGCCAGTTCATGTTGAAGTATATATAAGAGACCAAGAGCAGTTTGCGAGAATGTTGAAGAAGTTTACGAGAAAGGTTAAGAAATCTGGCATTCTGGATGAAGTAAGAGAAAGAAGACACTACACCAAAAAGTCAGAAAAGAGAAGATTGAAGAGGGCAAACAAAAAAAGACGCTCTCAAGAGTCAACAAATAAGCACAAAGAAAAGTTTAAAGACTAGTTATACAATAGGAGAATAGTTTAAGATGGCAGCAAGCACAAGCTCAGGATTTCATACACACAGTAGTTGGGGTAGAACGAGAAGACCAAAAAATATCGCAGGTGCAGATAAGACAGCGGTTGTTCACGTAGCATCCATTGCCGCGGCAAAGGCAATAACGGACGCCCAAATCGCGGCCGGCTCGACTAGTTTAGCTAAATCAGCAAGTGGCGTGTATTCAACACAAAATCAAAGGTTTTTGCACTTAATTTCTAGCACCAATGGGACAGTTGTGAACGTTTGGGTTTTTCACTACGCCTCCGGTAAATGGTCTGAGTTGTTGATAGGCGCCGAAACTGTAACGCTTGCGGCAGCTAAAACAAAAATTATAGAAATCGCTGGGGCCGATTTAGTAGCATTCAACGTCACTAATGCTTCGGATGTTCATGCCGCCTGTTCTACCTTCTAAATTTTACTTCTTTTTATAAAACTAGTTACTAATTATAAGAGAATACTCTTTTTTGTATACGTATATTGAATTTCAGGAGTTAGTAATTATATGTCTTCGTTACTAGAAAAGGCTATTGTTGATGCAAAAGCTTTAAAAGAGGCTGCATTGAAAAATGCTGAGAATATTGTTATAGAGAAATATTCTCAAGAAGTCAAAAGTGCCATGAACACCCTTCTCGAGCAAGAAGCCGACCCAATGGCCGACCCAATGGCCGACCCAATGGCCGATCCAATGGGTGATCCCGAAGCGACCGAAGATGACGACACCGGAGCAGATTATATTGAAGACATTCCAGACGGTTTTCGGGCCGACCCCGAAGATGATAGACTTATACGAATTAACTTAGACCAGCTTGAGGCAGATTTTGATGATCTGGCCGACGAAAAAGAGTTGGCAGACTTAGAAAAGTATGTACATCCAGACGGCGATGATCAGATGGAGATAGGTCTTGAAGATTTGGAAGATCTTTCTGCAGAAGAAGACTTTGGCATGGGTGACGATATGGGGTTCGATACGGAAGTTGCGCCAGATGCAGCCGCCACTGATGTTGCTCCCGCTCCCGAAGCAGGCGGCCTTCCCCCGCTGCAAGAAGAGGTGGACGTCGACTTGAACATGCTTTATGAAGAATTAAACACCGCAAGCATTCCGAAAGAAACTGATACGGGCTGGGCAGGAAGCGCAGATCCCGATGCAGAAGACAGGCTCAAAGCCCGGGATGCAGGCGCTAATGGTGACGCGTGCAAGAAGTGCTCCGGAGAAGATGATGACGCTCCGTGTACCTGTCCCAAAGAAGACTCAAAAGAAATACAAAAAGAAAATATTATTTTAGGCAAAGCAGCTTTGAAATTTCGTAAAGAAAACAAGAAACTCAAATCTGTTTTGAAGACTTTGCAAGAAAAGTTGGAACAAGTGAATGTCTCCAACGCGAAGCTATTATATATCAATCAGACTTTAGAAAACCCCTCCTTGAATGAGCGACAAAAACAAAAAGTTGTCGAAGCGATTTCCAAAACTGATTCGGTACAAGAAGCGAAAACTATTTTTGAAACACTTAAACATGCAGTGGGAACAACAACAAAACAAACTGTTCCAGATTCGCTGAATGAAGTTGCAAGTAGGAAATCGTCGCTATTAATTGCTGCTAGACAGCAAACAAAAGAGGACGCTGGAAATCCTTTCTTCGATAGAATGAGAAAACTAGCAGGTATAACATAAAAAAATAAAGAATTTAAGGAGGTTACTATACCATGTCTGTTTTACAGAAATTAACTGAAGGTATTGTTTCTCGTGACGTTGGTCGCGAGGGTGAAGCACTACTTTCTAAGTGGCAAAAGACTGGTCTTTTAGAAGGACTAGACACTGGCCGCAATAAGCAATCCATGGCCGTTCTCCTGGAGAACCAGGCCAAAGAGCTTCTTCGTGAGGCTTCTTCAATGTCTGCAGGTGATGTCGAAGGCTTCGCCGCAGTTGCATTCCCAATCGTTCGTCGTGTATTCGGTGGATTGATTGCAAACGACCTTGTGTCAGTTCAGCCAATGAGCTTGCCATCTGGTCTTATCTTTTTCCTTGACTTTGTCCACAGCCCGGATACTCGTGCGAATGTCCGTGCCGACCGCGGTGACTCTGTTTATGGCGGCAACGTCGTAGCTCGAGCCGTGACTGGTGGAGTCGATTTGGAACTAAGCACCACGACGGCCGAGCAATCCGGACCCGGTGGGTTTTACGATCTCAATACTGGTCGTACGCATACCACAGGCGCTATCAACGCCGCGGACTCGGAGGGCTTTCAGTTCCTTAATACTCCCGCCATCGGCACCCTCGCGGCCGGCGGCGCCTTGATCTCTGCACTAACCGAAGCAGAAAAGAAGATCATTGATTATGATCCAGACATTTTGGACCTTGGGGCAAAAGACTCCACAGCTAGAATTTTGGTTCTTGATGGAGCAGATGACGTAGACGGCGGAACCATGGGCCGACACCTCGTGGGTCTAAATAAAGACGCTTTAACAGCCATAGATCTTCAGCGTGACGACAACGGCCACATTGTGGTTTATGATGCCTCCACGAATGACACCCATCGTCTTATGGGCGCTGCAGCCACTGAGCCAGTTCAGCTTGTTCGGCGATTAACTAAATTGCAAAAAGTTGGCGGTAAGGACTACGTGAGGTTCGTCTTGGTTTGCGGCTCAACGATCATGGTCGATGCCTCAGCCGGCCAGAACGGCGCCGGCGACGCGCCGCTCGTGTTGCATGTCGACCGCGCTGACACCCGTGATGCAGCCCTCGATGATGCTGACAACTTTGGTATTCGATTTCCAATTTCAGATCAGTTTGTTTCGGGTGGTGATCCATCCGGCTTGGGTGCAGTTGCTGGTTCTTCTTCAGCTCAGGGCTGGGAACTCGAAGGAAGCGAAGATATGGCTGAGATCGATATCAAGGTCGACTCTATCGCCGTAACTGCTCAGACTAAGAAACTCAAGGCTAAGTGGACTCCTGAGTTGGGTCAAGATCTCAACGCATACCACAACCTTGACGCAGAAGTAGAGCTAACGGGCATCCTTTCAGAGCAGATTGCTTTGGAAATTGACCGTGAAATTCTTGGAGATCTAGTCCAGGGAGCTACAGCCGGCACTCGCTACTGGAGCCGCGCCCCGGGCCTCTTTGTTGACGCACAGGGCCAGGAACTTGGCGCAACCTCTGCAGCACCTGACTTTACTGGTACTGTTAGTGAGTGGTATGAGACGCTCATTGAAACTATCAACGATGTTAGTGCTCAGATTCATAGAAAGACGCTCCGCGGAGGCGCAAACTTTGTTGTTTGTTCCCCTGAGGTTGCAAACATTCTTGAGTTCACGAGCGGCTTTCGCGCAAGTGTTGTTGCAGACCAGGATAAGGGCACTATTGGCGCCCTAAAGACTGGTTCGCTCAGTAAGAAGTTTGATGTTTTTGTTGACCCTTACTTCCTGCGAAATGTGATCCTTGTGGGTCGCAAGGGAAGCTCCTTCCTTGAGAGTGGCTATGTGTACGCCCCGTATGTACCGCTGCAGGTCACTCCTACCATCTTCGGTGTCGAAGACTTCGTGCCTCGCAAGGGTGTGATGACTCGATACGCTAAGCAGATGGTTCGTCCCGACTTGTATGGCATCGTCATCGTACGAGGCTTGCTTGGTGAGGCCGGCGCTAGTTAATATTTGACTAGCTAGCAAATTTAAAGCCCCTTCATTAATTTGAAGGGGCTTTTTGTTTTTAGGAAACTATTTACAGTATAGATAAGGATAAGGCGATTTATGCCTTGAAAATTTAAAGCATAAAAAGGAGATCATTTAAATGAGTAAATTAGGAAGATATAGTGCGGATAGAAAGAAGATTGAGGCACTCTCAGCAGCAAAGAATGTTGAAGTTGCAGATTGCGGAACTATCTTCATGGCGGGTAACTTTACAGGCGCGATCGTTTTACCAGCAGCATCAGCAGCAGGAAAAGGCTGGTGGTGTAAGATTGTTATGTCGGCAAATCTCACTGCAGGTAACATTACTGTAGATTTGACAGGCTCTGATACAATTGAGCTTGTGGCTTCTGCCGCAGTCGACGGTGCAACGGTTGTTCTCACCGGTGGCACTGCTCAGGTTAACATCATCGACGATGTAGCACTAAAAGGTGATCAGTTGGAGATTTTTACAGACGGTACCTCTTGGTACGCTCTTGGGTGCGTTGCTGTAGCAACTGCTCTCACAACCTCTTAATAAATAATAACTTCGCCTTATCAATAGAATCAGCCCCAAGTCTTATGGCTTGGGGTTTTCTATTTTATGAAACTACTTATTATATAGCCTAGACAAAGGAGTTTATAATGGGCAAGAGAAACAAGAGACTTACAAGAGCAAAATATGCGAAGAAATATGCAGCGATTCGCGAAACGATCGCAAGATTAACAGGATCCACAGTCGAGGTCGTCGACGCGATAGTGGAGGATTCCCCTGAAATCATCGAGCCGGCACTCGAAACCGTCGAAGAAGCACTAGCTAGCATTCCGAATGCTTTAGTACAGATAAAGGAAACAACCACGACAGATAACACGAACAATGAATCGGCCACAACAGAAACGAACAACGAAACGGCTGAAACAGAGACGGTGACAAGGCCAACGACGACTACGAAGAAAGCAACGACCACAAAGAGAGTTGCGACACCAAAGAAGACTAGTACAAAAAAGCGCACAAACACTAACAAGACAAACACAACTCGTCGCACAACGAGAAAAACTAAAGCAGCTGCGAAAGCTTGAGGCTTTTATTGAGTCCGTTAACTATTTAGTTTGATAACATTCTTTATAAACAAGCGAGGACTCAATGAATGTCGGTACCTGTTCTTACTCCATCAAGCGCAATTAGTGCAGTAACACTTCCTGCAACAGGAAGCTTTGCAAACGTCGATGCACATGTTCCATATAGAATATATTCAGATGAATCGGCACCCCTTTATTCATCGATGTTTGTTTCTGGTGCAACAGAGCAAGTATCCTATGTTTATAAGAAATTGGGTGGCGATGTACTTGATATAGAGTTGACTGAGGGGAGCGTCTATTCCGCTTACGAAGAGGCAGTACTAGAATACTCTTATATATTAAACTTACACCAAGCAAATAACGTCATTTCTGATGTTTTGGGCAACTCTACTGGATCCTTTGATCATAAGGGGAATCTGATGTCGGGCTCTGATCTGTATGCATCTCTTGATGGTCAACATGTTGCGCTTAAGTATCCTCTTTTTGATTATGCCATGGCTCGACGCGTCAGTGAGGGCATCTCCGCAGAAATAGGACTTAAAGGCAGCAACAATCATTATTCTGCATCCTTTGCAGTGACTGATGGAATTCAGGACTACAATTTGCAGACGATTTTGGACAACGAGGACGGCACTGCTGCCACCGCTACAATAACCGTTACATCAGATGCCGATGCAGCGGGGCTCAATGGGGACTCTTTTAAGCTAGTCGACTCTCAAGGTCGAGTAGCAAAATTTACTTTTGATTCTACGACAGCAGAAACGGTAAATGGCAGAATAGGGTTGAACGGGGTGGCAGACGTTGGCCCCATTTCTATAGCCATAATGAATGCAATAAATGACTCGAGTGTTAATCTAAAGGTTACAGCAACCAATCCCAGCCCGGGCACACTTACACTTACGCAAGATATAGCAGGCACGGTAGGGAACAAATCAGTTGATTTTTCAGGGGTTACAGATATTTCTTCAACAGACTTCACTTCAGGCGCCGGGTCTGAATATGTCGGAAGAATTAATGGCCGAAAAATACTAATAACCAAGGTTTATTATAAGACTCCGGCCGCAATGTGGAGGTTCTTTGGCTATTATGGGGGGTTAAACGTAGTTGGAAACCTCCATAACTATGGGCAATTTTCAGATGATTCCTCCTTTCAACTTGTGCCAACGTGGCAAAACAAGCAACAATCTTTAGCATTTGAGGATGCGATTTACACTAGGATGTCTCATTATTCGTATGAGATAAGGAATAATTCTACAATAAGATTATATCCTATACCATCGGCACACACGCCCGATCACATGTGGATAGAGTTTACTGTACCATCTGACGTTTGGGAATCGGAGGATACACAGACCGGCGGCGTAAACAATTTGAACACAATTCCTTTGGGTAATTTGCCATTTGAAAATATAAACTCGATAGGAAAGCAATGGATTCGAAGATTTGCCCTAGCATTGTGTAAAGAGACTTTGGGGCAAGTTAGGAGTAAGTTTAATTCTATCCCTGTACCTGGGGACAGCATAACGCTGAATGGTACGGCTTTATTATCAGAGGGCAAAGAAGAGCAAGAGAAACTTAGAACCGAACTCAAGGAGACTTTGGCAGAAATGACATATAGTAAGCTTGCAGGTGATGATGCTACGTTAATAGAAAATTCACAGAAAGTTATGACCCAGGTACCAAACTATATATTTGTAGGATAATGAGGTTCTAATAGCATGTCTGATAATAAATGGGAACAACCGGCTAAGCCACCTCCTCCGATGTTTGTCGGAAAGAAGGAAAAAGACTTTGTAAAGCAGGTTAACGATGAGGTTATTGAGCGCGTCGTAGGTCAGACGATTCTTTATCATCCTATCAGTATAGAACACACGAACTTTCACACTCTCTATGGAGAGGCGATTGAAAAGAATTTTTTAAACCCAATTAGGGTCCACGCGCTGGTTAAATATACGTCTCAAGAAACTACAACAACAAGCTTGGGTGTCGACAGGATAGAAAAGATAGATGTGTTTTTTCACAAAAGAAGGTTGACAGAGGATCAAGACCTTTTTGTTAGGGAAGGCGACTTTATACTGTTCGGGGAACAATATTATGAAATATTGACTCTCGAGGAGCCGAAATGGCTGTTCGGACAAGTAGAATCCAAATTCGAAATTGCAGCATCCTGCGTAAGAGCAAGAGAGGGACTTTTTGATGCAAGCTGAGTATGATAAAGATCACAGCCTTTTAAAGCTTTACTTCAACCCTTCGACAATTGAAACGATAGACAGGGCAATGATGAACTATGTGGAAAAGCTAAAGCTATTTTCAGAAACAAACAAGGGTTGGAAGAAAGTACCTGTTATATGGGCTTCTGCAGAAAGGGCATTTCAGAGTAAGAAGGATTCTGAAATTCGAGACGCTAGCGGTATGCTTAAGTTGCCACTTATAACTGTAGCTAGAACAGAGATGACTAAAGATCCTGCTAAGCGCGCCGCATTTCACGGAAATGTTCCAGAGATTAACGATGAACAGGGCGGCGCCATTGCCACACATCGAGTGATATATCAAGATAAGTCACGAAACTTTGCCCATGCAGACAATAATCGAATGTTTAATCAGTCTGGCTTCCCTCGCGAGAATAAGAAAAAAGTATACAAAACAATTTCTGTGCCAATGCCAGTTAATATTTCTGTAAAATATGATATACTTATAAGAACAGAGTATCAACAGCAGCTAAATGATTTGATGCTGCCCTTTATAACAAAACCCGGGACCATAAATTTCGTGTCGATATCAGAAGAAGAGCATAAGTACGAAGCGTTTATAGATCAGGGATTTACGCAGACCACCAACCTAGATAATTACACTTCGGAGGAAAGAAGATTCGAAACCAAGATTTCTGTCTCTGTTATCGGGTATTTGGTGGGAGAAGGAAAGAACAGAGAGCGTCCTCATTTTGCAGTGAGGGAAAATTTCGTAGAGATTAAGACACCAAGAGAGAGAATTTCTTTAAGAGAAATTCCAGATCATGAGTATGGCGCATATTATGGTCTGGCCGGCGTTACAATGCAGGAACTGGTTAGAGAATTTGGACCTTCGTTTGTGGGTCAAAACTTTTCTAATATTCCTGCTATTGGGGCAGGTTTTATGGGCGGTTTTCAAAATAGTGGAAATGTTGTGACTACCAATAATTTTTCGACAGTGCTTAATGAGTTTTTCGCCTTTCGAGAACTGATAAAGGACACCGGCGAAGCTGCCGGCAGAAATTTTACAACCTCAAAGGACGTGAAATCAGACAGTGAGACGATTTTCGTCGACGGTCAGTTGCAATTTCCTGGAGCGAACAGAGACTATACGATACTAAATCGAAATATTACTTTTAATTACAACATAGATGAGGATTCTACTGTTTTTTGCACCTATATAATAGACAGGTAAAGGAGGATATAAGGCAATGAGTCTCAAAGACAGACTAAATAAAGTTTTGGATCGGATAGACGATCTATCTAGCAAATTAGAACTATCAGAAAAGGAGAAAAAGGAAATGATCGAAGACCCAATTGCATCTCAGATTGAGGAGCTTTTAGAAGAAGAGGGGGGACAGGAGGCCGACCAAGCTGGCCAGCCGGCTAGTCCCCCACCGCGCCTGGAGATTGAGTGGGAGGCTGTGGCTCCAATCGTCCAGTTACGTAACGCCTCTAACAGCTTGAGAAGTTCGCTCTCGGAGCTTTGTATTGAATACGAGATAAGAAAGAGAAAAATTATGAACTCTTTGGAAGCAATTGAAACTAATCTTGCCGAGAGAGTACAAGAGTTGAGAGATTCAAGTGGCCTTCCAGAAGAAGCGATGTATAACTTACGACTTCCTGACGAACCAAACGATTCAGGTGAGTTTATCTTGAGAGAAGAATAAGAAAAGACCGTCAGGCATATCTTTTATTCTTTTTGTTAAAGAAAACAAACTCAGGGAGACTATTTATAACATGAGCAATGATAAGAAAACTTATGTAACAAGCGATATCGGAATCGCCGCGTACCTACAACTTCATAATTTTAAACTACTTAGTTGCAAAAGATTGGACAGTGGAAAATTCTATTTCGAATTTGATGACGCCTCGGATGAGTGCCAAATGAGATCTTTAGAATTTTTACAGTCCGACTTTTGCAAGTTTGATAACATAATAAGAAACTTAAAAAAAGTATTGTTCTCTTAAAGAACTGAATTACTATATACATTAGAGTGTTTGTCTAGTAACTTCAGTTAATCTTTCCTTTAGTTTTCCCCCTTTTTATTTAATAATTTTTAAATTCAGTTTTGTCGCAAAATGGTCCTATCTTTTATAGGAGGAAAAAATAGATGGCAAAAGCAACAGGCTCCATTACAATTAATGGAAATCCGGATACAGATGGAAGTACCGTTGTCGTCGACGATGGTCAAGGTACGATCCACAGTGAAGTCACGTTTAATACCAGAGACGGCCCCACAGACCACAATGTAACGTCGAAGAACGCAAACTTGTTTACGACTTCAACGAATAGCACCTCTTCAAGTCGCCCTCAAATGTACTTGAGGATTGGTGGAGGTAACTGGTCGTACAATAGTTTCGACGATGATTGGGGTATGGATGGAACCTACCCTGCAAAGCTGTGGATATCTGATACAGTAGGTAATAAAATATCTATTAGATTTTCCACTGCGACGTCAGGAACTTCCGGTTCAGCCGTCGATGATGCTTACAACAGTCAATCTCGTAAGATCTCGACTGGCGTATACGAAGTAACAGCCAATAACGGCGTTACTGGTATTGTTGGTGGTATAATCTATGGTATCAAGGTTTGTATACAGGATGCTATTGATAATGATAGTTTCGACTTAACAGTTTTAGTTAAGAATGGCTCAAATGCAACACAGACGAGTACCACTCCCAGTACAAGTATGACTCAGTTATATTTGTACTCCCCGGAGAGTACAGACAGAGGTCCAGAACATGCCGGTATATCGGTTGGTCTGGATAGGCACAGCGGATCTTGGACAACCACATCTTCCGCTTCTGAGTATTTTGGTATTGCTGCTTATGCATCACATTCAGGGAGTAATTATGCTATTACGAATTTGAATGCATATGATACAGTTGGCTATTGTTGGAAGGGTACTCCATATGAGGTTTCACATGGAGACTTAACAGCAGCAGAGATTGCTGATCAACTTAAAAAACTGATCAACGCATTGCCGATAGCGATTACAGCAACAGTTAGTTCGAATGTAGTTAGTTTAACGAACGATGCCCACGGAACGGGGGCTAATGTAACCATAACAACAAACGACTCTACTAATTTTGGTGTCTCTGGCATGTCCGGTGGCAGCGCACAAGGTGGAGGAGGAGGATCAACACAAATGGCAAGAACAATGCTAAACAACAACCGGCTAGCAATAACAACTGCTCTGTTACCGCAAGATATAAACGAGCAGAATACTCAAGCTGACCTAGGTAGCACCTCAATGGAGTGGGGCGACCTTTATATGGCTGATGGCAAGGCTATCAAACTTGGTCATGACCAAGAAGTTACGTTAACTCACGTTGCAGATACTGGTATTCTTTTGAATTCCAGCATGCAGCTCCAATTTGGTGATTCTGCAACTCATATTAAGCAGGTCTCTGACACCAACCTGGAGATTGAAGCAGATGGATCAGTTATTCTCGATGCGCCTGTTCTTGATCTTCAAGATGACGGAGTTATCGTTAAGTTTGGCGATGATTCGGATGTCACCTTGACACATATCGCAGATACAGGACTTCGTTTGAACTCAACAATGGCACTTCAGTTCAACGACGCATCACAATATATTTATGCTCCGTCAGCAACTGTGCTTGATATTCACGCTACTGATGAGGTAGAGATTACTGCAACTCTCTGTGATATTAATGCAAACCTGGATGTTTCAGGGACATATACCGGCGGCGGCCTGATGACCGTCGGCGGCAGTATTGTGATTCCAGACGCTGGCACAATTGGTTCCGCTTCGGACACTAACGCAATCGCTATTTCTAGTGGTGGTGTTGTTTCTGTTTCGGCCACCACTGACGCGTCCAGCTCAACAAGCGGTGTCCTCACTGTTGCTGGTGGTATGGGTGTTGCTAAAAAGCTATACGTTGGTACAGACTTGGACGTTGACGGCACAGCCAATCTTGACATTGTTGATATTGATGGCGCTGTAGACATGGCAAGTACACTAACCATCGGCGGCGTTACCAAAGTCGGCTCTGCGGCTGGTAGTGGTGTAGATGCTTATCTTTACACTGCAGGCACAGCTGCTCATGTTGGTATTCAATGGGATGCTGATGGTGCGACAGAAGGTATGTTGATCGGTGGTGCAGATGATCACGGTGTGGACTTTAAGTTCTTCGGTGAATCAGCTGGTAAATTTGTTCACTGGGACATGTCTGGAGACGAGCTTGTTCTTGGTTCCTCTGCAAAGTTATCATTTAACGACGCTGCCGGCGACGAAACCATCCTTGCCTCAGCCGACGGTCACTTGGAGGTTAATGCAGGTACTACTCTCGATATGACTGCTCCGACTGTTGATATTAATGCGGCGACAGCTGTCACTATCGATACCCCTGGTATTACGGTCACAGATTCAACCACAAGTAGTGCCACAGAGGGTGGATACATACGATTGGCATCAGACGACGGTGCCGCCTTGGCCGACGATCATCGACTAGGTGTAATTGAGTTCGCTGCCGCAGAGGACGGTTCGAGTACCATGACAGTAGGTGCAAGAATTGAAGCTATCGCTGATGCCACCTGGTCGGACACCGAGAACGGTGCAGCATTAGTTATGTATACAACAGACGGCAATGCTGCACAATCTGAAGTATTGAGGCTGGATAGTGATAAGTTGGCAACTTTTGCCGGCGCCGTTACCGTAACAGGTGACCTTACGATCAACGGTACTACATCGACTGTCAACAGTACAGTTGTTACAATTGATGATCCAATCTTTACGTTGGGTGGTGATACAGCACCTAGTTCAGATGACAATAAAGACCGTGGTATTGAATTCCGTTATTACGATTCCGCTGCTAGAATTGGTTTTATGGGTTGGGATGATAGTGCAAGTGGTTTTACACTGCTTAGCGCTGCATCAAACAGCTCAGAAGTATTTTCTGGTACTGCTGCTCCATTAGTTATGGGCGGTTTGACAGCTACGACTATTGGTGCTACTGGCGCCTGTACTCTAGCCAGCTCTTCCGGTGTGACTACCATTGGTGCAACAACAGGTGCTACTGTTTCGGCAGCTGGTATTATAAATGTTAATAATGCGACTGATGCAACTTCTACTACTGACGGCTCACTTCAAACTGATGGTGGGTTAAGTGTCGCCAAAGCAATCTATAACGGAACTTCCGTTGTTCTTGCTGCAGATTCTGGTACTGTAACAATGGGTGCAACAACAGGCGCGGTAGTAACAGCGGCTGGCATCCTAAATATTAATAACCAAACTGATGCATCTTCGAAGACCGACGGTTCATTACAGACCGACGGTGGTTTGAGTGTTGCTAAAAAGGCTTATGTCGGTACTGGACTTACAGTTGAGGCTGGTGGTATTGAAGTTGATGCTGGTGATGTTAACATCGACAGCACTACTGCTGCTTCTAGTAAAACTACTGGTGCTCTCAAAGTTGCCGGTGGTATCAGTGCTCAGCTGAAGGGTCACTTCGGTACTGGACTTACAACCGATTCTGGTGGTCTTACTGTGACTGCTGGTGGCGTTGAAGTTTCTGCTGGCCGTGTTCTCATTGATGATACAACTGATGCTACGACCACATCCGATGGCGCCCTCGTGGTCGCCGGCGGCATAAGTTGTGGTGAGGATGTCGTCATTGGTAATGATTTGGACCTGCTCTCTGACGGCGCGATCATGAACTTTGGCGCAGACCAAGATGTTAATCTAACCCATGTTCATGACACAGGTCTTCTGTTGAATAGCAGCCGCCAGCTCCAGTTTGGTGATTCTGCAACGCATATTAAGCAGGTTGCAGACGGCCAATTAGAAATGGAAGCTGATGTTGCTATTCAGCTTGATGCTCCGATTATCGACTTTGAAGATGACGGTGTTGTTTTGCAGTTTGGTGATGGTGATGATGTCACCTTGACACATGTTCATGATGCAGGGCTTCGCGTGAACTCAACAATGGCACTTCAGTTCCAAGATGCTGGCACCAAGATTTGGTCATCAGAAGATGGCCAGCTTGATCTCCAGTCTGACGGAACCATGGTAGACTCCATTCTTTTGAATGGTTCTGCTGGTGGCGTGAAGATAAATTCAGCACTAGATGGTAACGCCGCGGCGATTCACCTTGATTCGGCGTCAGGTCTTACTTTTGCAGGCGGTGATCAAGATGATTCAGTTTATTTTGAGAACAGTCCCATTCAGATGGAGCAAATTTCTGCACCTTCGACTACGACTGATAAGTTATATAACGTTTCTGGCGTTCTTTATTGGGCAGGCGCCCGTATTGGCGCACAAGCAGGGCACGGTATTAAGGATACCTCTGGTACCTTTTCCATAGTTTCAGTAGAGCATTCATTTATGTCTGCATCTACTTCAGACTTTGTTACCGGCAATGTTGCGGTCGCTGGCGGCGCAGTGGCAAATACCTGTTCATTCACAGGCGCTGCTGGTCAAGCGCTCTCCGGTTCGATACAAGTCTACTTGAACGGTATGCTTCTTACACGCTCCGGATCAATCTCTGATAAGGGTATGTCAGCAGCGATGCAGGCAACCGCTTCGAGCTACTATGACTACCGTTTTGATAGTTTGTCTACCCCAACTAAGGTCTATCTGGAAGACTCATTGGACAGCGATGATGTTCTTACTGTTAGATTTATTGCAAGGTCGGACTAATAATCTGCCTTGTTAAGATCGAGGGGGGCTCCGGCCCCCCTTTTTTTAATTTCTTTTTAGATAAGACCAAACTATTTATATTACGTAAGGTTATTTTAATTTTAGTTATCCCATTTAATCGAGGAGATAAATTATATGTCAGCTAGAAAATTTAAGTTTGTATCGCCAGGAATCTTTCTAAAAGAGATAGATCAGTCACAGATCCCTGCAGATGCCCCCGCCATTGGCCCGGTAATAATAGGTCGCACAGAGCATGGCCCAGCGATGCGGCCATATAGGGTTAGATCTTTTGATGAATTTGTGAGAGTATTTGGCGGCCCTACGCCTGGCTGTCAGGGTGAAGATATCTGGCGAAACGGCGGAGCTAGTTTAGCACCGACCTATGCTGCATATGCTGCGCAAGCATATTTAACGGCAGACATAGATGTCCCGGTTAATATTGTTAGACTTTTAGGGATCAAGCATCCAGAGGCAACTGACGCCGGCGAAGCCGGGTGGGAATCCAGCCAGGCATGGGGTATGTTTACATATAGATCTTCATCCCTCGGTACTGATCTGACTGCACCCGATATGCGCCTAGCTGCTGTATTCTATGGAGACTCAGCCTTGACAGCAAGCCTTGTGGGTATCCAAGCCCACAAGGCGGGCACGAACGCTGAACTAACTGCAAGCCAGATAGGTATTAAGGCAGGTGCCAATGATAAATTTAAGATTAGATTTTCAAACGGGACAACAACTACTTCTCCTTATACGATCTCGTTTAACCCTAGTAATACAGATTTCGTTAGAAGCGTCTTGAACACCAATCCTGTTTTGAATAATTCTACAATTTCTTCTCCAAGGTCTGGATCATTGGAGCAGGCCTACTGGCTAGCGCATTCGTTTGAAGATACGGCACTTGTTCATTCTTCAAGTGCTGATACGAATCACTTGTGTGGAATCACAATACCTCTTCAGACCACCACCGCAGCAGGTTCTAAGACTCACATGGGTGATTTCAATGAAGAGGCCCGTGCCGCTCGCTCAGGGTGGATTTTCTCTCAAGATATGGGAGTCTCTGGTTCGTTTAATCCGATGTCCACAACAAATGCCCCACAAAAATTATTTAGATTTGTTTCGCTTCATGAAGGGGAGGACATATCTCGAAGATACAAAGTTTCAATCGAAGACATAAGGCTTCCAGATGCCAATGCTGTTAATCCTTACGGTTCTTTCACGGTTAGTATCAGAAGGACGCAGGATAGAGATGATAACAAGCATGGAGTAGTAGAAACTTTCACTGGATGCAGCTTAAATCCAAATTCATCAGATTATATTGCAAGAAGGATAGGAGATACTTACCATTCGTGGGACAACTTCGAGCAAAGGTATAAACATTATGGAAATTATAAAAACATTTCAGAGGTCGTTCGCATCGAGATGAATAATGATGTAGACTCTGGTATGGCTGAACCCTCTTTGGTGCCTTTCGGGTTCTTGGGTCCAATAAAGCCAATTGATTTTTCTCAATCTGTTGGCTCGGCTGTGAACACAAAATGGATTAATTTCAATCCTCCCGCAAGAGCATCCGCTACGATTATGGTTGATACTGCCAGCGGCTGGTCAACGACGCCCCTCACATTAATATTAACAAACTCTGACGGTACATCTGTTACTTTTACAGTTCAAGGTGGCGTCAATGATTACTCCGCGGCCAACAGAACAGGCAACATTAGACTCACGGGAATAAATGGCAACAAGGCGACGCTCGCTGATAACTTTAAATCAGCGCTTGACCTGGCCGTTTTGGTCGGCCACCTAGACATGACAGTTTCCGCGCCAGCCAGCGACGGGGCCGCGGCCACAGTTATCACACTAACTCAACTCACATCAGGTGCCCCAGGCAATAAGCCGATTGGAGGCACAGCCGTCAGCGGCGATAAAGTGAAAGTCAACCAGACATCTGCCGGCGGAGCCCAAGGCGAAAAGACTTTTGTATCAGGGGTGGGCGCGCGCCAAACATACCATGTCGCACCCGCTTTGGACATGCATAATAGTACTCCTAAATTTGTGTGGCCTAAGATGCAAACTGTTGCGACTGGAAATGTCGAACAATTAGAGACAACTTATTTTGGCTTTACTCCTCACGACCTAACAGTTGCTGGTGAGATAGTCGGCGCCCGGACTTTTAATGATGCTTATAAAGATTATATTCGTATGCTGCCAAAAGATCTTTTGGATGCAGACGGCATCTTAAGCAGTTCAGACGTTGAGAAAGAGTATTCTTGGGCGTTTAGCTTGGATGACGTGATCCTTACTTCGTCTATTAACGGCCTCCCTTCTCTTGGTGGGGTTACACCCACATCGGTCTACTATGCTTCTGGCTCCCGCGCGACATATCACCCTGACGACTCTTCTTATACTGCTCGAGCTTCGGCAAGAGATCTGTTGAGAATGGGGGTAAACCAGTTCACTCTCCCGTTGGTGGGTGGTTTTGATGGCACAAACATAAAAGAGGCTGATCCATTTAACAACACAGCGTTGGGAGACTCTACTTCCACGTCGAAAAATAATTACGCTTGGGCATCCGTCGAACGCGCTATTCTGTCAGTCAGGGATCCAGAGGTGGTTGAATGCAATGTCATGGCGGCCCCTGGTATCACAAATGAGGCTCTTGCGAATAAGCTTGTTTCCGTTGCAGAATCAAGGGCTGACACTTTGGCAATAATTGACTTACCTAACGTGTTTATCCCTCCTCACGAGGCGAAAAAGGATAGCTTTAAGAATCGCCTAGGAACCACTGCAAAGCAGGCAGCCAGAGATTTGAAGGAGAGAGGGCTAAGTTCTAGTTACGGCTGCGCTTATTATCCTTGGGTTAAGGTGGCGGATACGCTGTCAGATGCTCAAGTTTGGCTGCCCCCTTCTGTAATAGCTTTGGGTGTCTTCGGGTATACAGAGGAGAGGGATGAGATCTGGTTTGCCCCCGCAGGCTTCAACCGCGGCGGCTTAAACCAGGGTAATGCGGGCCTTCCGGTCTTAAATGTGTCAGAACACTTGAGCTCGAAAGAGCGCGACGTTCTATATGATGCCCAAGTTAATCCAATAGCCAAGTTCCCATCGGAAGGTCTGGTGGTCTTTGGCCAAAAGACCCTGCAACAAACAAGCTCTGCACTTGATAGGATAAATGTTAGAAGGCTTTTGATCTACGTGAAGAAGGAAGTTTCAAAAATCGCCTCGACACTACTTTTCGATCAAAATGTTCAGGCAACCTGGAACAGGTTCTTGGGCAAGGTAAATCCATTCTTAAGCAGTGTCAAGAGTAGGCTTGGGTTGTCGGACTTTAAAGTTATATTGGACGACTCTACGACAACTCCGGACCTAATAGATAGAAACATAATGTATGCTAAAATATTCCTAAAACCTGCTCGCGCCATTGAGTTTATTGCTATTGATTTTATTATCACCAGTACAGGAGCTTCTTTTGAGGATTAAAAAAATATTTTAAACTAATTAATAAGTGAGTTATAATTATAACTCTAATAGGAGATCTAATAATATGCCATTTTGGAGCGAAATCAGCATAGAGCCAAAAAGAAAATTTAGATGGTTACTCTATTTTTCTGGCCTACCACAGTTTGTAGTTAAGTCGGTATCTAAGCCAAAGTTCAACATTGGATCTCAGACTCATGATTTTTTAAACTATAAGTTTAATTACCCTGGAAAGGTGGAGTGGCAGTCGCTAAGCATGACGTTGGTCGACCCAGTCCAGCCGGATGCAGTCAAAAGTTTTATGCAGATTTTGGAGAATTCGGGATATCAGATGCCAGATGACTTTGTAACAGCAGCCACAGGACAGTCCGCATTGGGGGGAATCAAGTCTATAACAAAACAATCTATGGTTACATCATTGGGCGGAGAGATACAAATAGTTCAGCTTGCTTCCCGCGCAAGGCCAGAAACTGACGGCCCCGCAGGGATAATGCGACCAGTAGAAAAGTGGACAGTCCACAATCCAATAATTACATCAGTTGATTTTGATGATCTGGATTATGGTAACGAAGAAATAATGAATATTAAAATCGAAATGAAGTATGATTGGGCAAACCTTGATCGCTCACCAGCCGGAGGCGGTTGGAATACTTTTAATTTAGAGTCGCCCAACTCTAATATAAATGATTTTACGGGCGAGTAATATTAGACAAAGCAGAGGAGTGAATGTCTAGAAATAATTCGAAGAGGCTACAAGCTTCTTCTGTAAACGAAGTGCCAGTTGAGGCAATGTCACCTCACCCGCCGCACACAACCGCGAATCTAATTGGAGATATCTCTTTAGTTGTGCCTACTCAAACTGTAGAACTCCCATCAAGAGGAATGTTCTACAAGGAAGGCACCAGTCTATTCGGGAAAGAATCAATAGAAATAAAAGCCCTCACAGCAAAAGAGGAAGATATATTATCGTCTGCAGAATACCTAAAAGCAGGGACAGTTTTTGATAAACTGTTGGACAGCATAATAATAGATAAGACGATAGACCATACAGAGCTTTTATCGGGAGACAAGAATGCTCTCCTTATCGCAGCTAGAGTTTCGGGTTATGGTCCGGAGTATCTTGTTACAAAGGAGTGCCCTCACTGTAACAAAGAGTGTGAATTTACCTATGATCTTACGATCGCAAAACCAGAAGAAGAGACTCTAGATGAAGTGGAGTTTAGGGAGGGTCTGTTTTGGACACATTTACCTAAATCGAATATTTCAATTGGTTTTAGGTTGATGACCGGCAAAGATCGGAAGTTCTTGGATAGTCAGGCAGAGAAAAAAGGAAAATTAAACTTAGAAACCACACAGTTGTTAGATTTTTTGAGATATGTTATTGTTGAAGCTGGTGGCTCCCGAGATCCACAGCTGTTGAATCAGTTTGTTGAGATAATGCCTGCTCTAGATTCTAGAAAATTAAGAAAAACGTATAATGAAGTCATGCCAGACTTGGATACTAAACAAAGTTTAGTGTGTAGCTCTTGTTCCCGGGAACATGAAAGCGAGGTATGGTTTGGCTTAAACTTTTTTTGGCCTGACGTCTAAATATATGGAGTCTGTTTATGAGCAGATCTTTTACCTTAAAACTGTTGGAAATTGGCAATTCCTAGAAGCATACACTCTACCAATACCTCTCCGCGATTGGTTTTTTAAGAAACTAGTAGAATTTAAAACCCCCCCTGAACAAAAAACTTAAGCTTGCTGATAATTAGTGTATGACTGATAAATTAAAAGATGCCATCAAGGGTATACAAGACGCGGCCGGCGCCCTCGACGACGCAGCGAAGGATCTTGAGGCCCATCGCCGCGGCACCGGAGGGGGAGGCAGACCACCACCAAGAAGAAGGAGTCCACAACCCGGCCGGGGGTCCTCCGGCCGCGGGGGATCTAGCGGACCAGGGTACCGCGAAAGAGCAACAGAATATACTAAAGATTCTTTTAGAGATTCCAGGTACAAGACAAGACTTGGTGTAGATTCTTACTCTCAAGATATTGACGCGCTTATAGCTATTGATGCGCGCTATGCTCAGATGACAGGGAAGCACATGAACGATGTTGAGGGGTCGTGGGGAAGTGCAATTTCGACCATGTCTGGCGAGATGCGGAAATTTGTCATGGATGCCCCTCAAATGTTAGATAGAATTTTGGATTTACCAATTACCATGAGAGCGGCAACTGTTGATATGGCCAAGGATAAGAACTTGGCAAATCAGTTAGCTAAAACTGTTGGCTTTTTTGACGAACTAGGAATATCCGCGGAAGAGACGATGGGCGTTTTAGATATGACTACAATTGGTTTCGAGGCTTCGTCTCAGGAGGCAATGGCCCTTGCAGTATCGGTAAGAGATATGGCAAAAGAGTTGGGCAAAACCCCAGAAGAGTTGATGCAGGATTATTCACAACTGCAAAAGACTTTATCGTATTCTCTAGATAAAATAAATTCAGAGTTCCGCAAGCTTGAAATTCAATCTCGAGCCACCGGCATTCCAGTAGGAGATTTGGCGGATACTTTTGGTAGTCAACTTGACACGTTTGAAGGGTCTGCTGAAGCAGCCGGAAAACTGAATGCGGTCTTGGGAGGCTCCTACTTGAATTCTTTGGAGCTTTTGAATGCTACCGAATCGGAAAGAGTGGACATGGTCAAAAAGGCAATGAAGGCCGCTGGTACAAATTTACAAGACCTACAAAAGGGAAAGGGTTTTGGCTTGAAGGCTATTGCCAGCTCTTTGAATCTTCCAATTGATCAGACTCGAAGACTCTTGTCTGGTCGAAGCGAAGAGGTCATGAAAGATCTGCAGAAGAAAGGAATAAAGGGCCCTAGTATGGACACTGCTGAATTAGAGGGCTCTCTAGACGATTTGGGTTCTGAAGTGCAGAGACTACACGGCCCAATGAATGAGATGATTTTGCAAATAAGAGGGATGAAAGATAAGGCTCAACTCGAACCGACCGGAATGGCGGATCAGGAAAAGGCCGGCGGTTTGCTTAACTTTTATTTAAGAATGGTGGAACACTCCCTAAAAAGAGACGACGCCCGCAAACCCGGCGACCCTCTGAGAGACAAATCCGGCATGTTTACTGGCCTTAGCGCACTTAAGGATGTTTTAGATGATAAGAACATTTTACCTAAAGAGAAAATTATAAGACTCAATCTGTATGTCAAGCAATTAGAGGCCGCTTCTTCTGCGCTTGAGAGATTAAAAGTGCCCATTCCGACAGTGATCGCTGAGCCGATGGCAGCAAAAGCGGCCTCTAAGAAGAACCCCTTGCAAAGAGTCCGACCGCCAGCCCCCGGGGCACGCCACACCGCCGGAGCCGGTCCGCCTGCCGGCCCCGGTGCAGGTACCGGTGCAGGTACCAGTACTGTCATAAATGTCAAACTTCCTAATGGCAAGGTAGTTAGGAATATTGCAGTTGAGTTCTTAAGGAATTTATAGTTTGGTGTTTTTGTGTCAAAATTAAAACAGAAGGAGGGGTAAGGTTTGATACCTTTTCATGAAATAGTAAACAATACAGGTTATTCAATAAGCATTAAGCACGTTGCAACAGGGAGAGCCATTAGTTTTCCTTGCTTTATGACGCAGTTTTCAGACGACTATTCTGTAGACTGGTCACCCGAAACTGTGTATGGTCGTATGGATCCTATCCAGACGTACAAAGGCACTACAAGAAAAATTCAAATTGACTTCGACGTCTTGGCTGAAAACGAACAGAGAGCAGAAGAGAACATGATTGCAGTGAGAGAGTTTATTCGCTTTATGTATCCCAAGTATACCAGAATAGATGACACTGGATTGGTCCGGACCTTGTCAGCTCCTCCTCTCCTGAAGATTAAGTTTGCAAACTTAATTGAAAGCTCGACAACAGGAGAGGGTATACTCGGAGCTATTTCTGGCTTTCAATACAAGCCTGTGCACGAGTCAGGGTATGTGATGCCCCGCGCAGGTGTTATTTTTTCTAGAGCTTTTTCAATTTCTCTATCGTTCGACGTTTTGCACGATCACGATGTTGGGTGGAGCGAAGAAAACACTTGGCTTGGAGGCCCAGACTATCCCTATGGTTTGGAGTCAAAAGAACTTGTACCAAATTCGAAGAGGTTGTCGCCTAGCAGTATTAATGCGGACCCTAGTGACCCGGTCAACGCTGCGCGTCGCCGAGAGATGTTAAAGTGAGGGTCTTAACATGACAGACAGGAACGAAAAGAGAGAAATATTAATAAACAAGAGCCGGCTTTACAAGAGAAAAGCAAAGTCTAAAAATCTTAATTTTTTTCGTCAGTATAACTCGATGAAACTGAATACGCTGACTCCTGATGATGTTGCAGAATTGACGGTCATTGATCATTTGTGGAAATCTGGGGACAGATATTATAAATTGGCCTATAAATATTATGGTAGTACTGATTTATGGTTTCTTTTGGCATGGTTTAATAAGAGGCCAACAGACCATCATGTTACCTTAGGTACCCCAGTGCGTATTCCTTTGCCACTTGAAAAAGTTCTGTACTTATACAACAAATAGGGCTATAATACTAAGATGGAATTCAACGAACAGAAGTATTTAATTTGGAGCAAATTCATAAAGGAAGAACTGAATACACAATCTAGCTTTTCAAAAAAAAGAGAAACGGCCGTTCCATTAAATACAGTTACAAGTCTTACTGAAGACCCATCATCGACGTTGAGCAAGATCTTGTCTGCCAACCTCATTAAATCTGGCAAATCAAAGAGGGCTTTTGTGGACATGCCCACTCACAAACTATCCATGCTTGTGCCGTTTATACAATTATACAAAGTTGTCGGCGACGCATACCAGCCATTTTATTTTCCTAGACACCACCAGGAGATGGAAATAGAGTCGATAATGTCTGAAGGTGGGCGCTTGTCGGGATCGGGAATTAAGAGTTTTGATATAGTGTTTGAAGGGAAGGACACTTTTACAGCTGACAAGCTATTGAGATGCAATTTAAATTTCTATATCCAGGATATGAAGTCTCTTTTTAATTCTCCGGGTGGAAACTTTGCACCTTTGGCAGAACTGATCACAGCGCGCGCTCCGAATCAATTTATCATTGACTCTAAAAACAAGGCACACGCAGAACAGGTAAACAAATCTAGGTCTATCGAGATAAAGGTAGACCTAGGTTGGTCAGTATACCCGGAGATGTCAGAAGAATTCACTTCAGATGAGATTGAGGCAGTAAGAAACAACACGGTCTCCTTAAGGCTAACCTTGGTGGACCATAATATTAATTTTGCACAAGAGGGGGTTCTGACAATATCGGCCAGCTATATTGGAAGACTGGAATCCATGTTAGATAATAAAACTTCAGATATCCTGGTTTCTTCTGAAGATTTAAATTATTTTGCTAATATAAACAAGCAAATAGACTCTTTGAAAAAGGAATACAAAGAGAATGATTCGGTGGTAGATAAGAAAGAAGAGGCAGTGATAGAAGAGGAGTCGAGAACAGCCCTGATTCAGAATTTTAGCACGATACTGGATCGTCTTGATCCTAAACAGAAGAGCTCTTTTTTTACAGAAGATATAACTCTCGCAAAGGAGGAAGAGTTTTTCGAATCTATTCAGACAAGTAAAAAGAAAAACAACGAAGTTGATAGCTCTAGGAAGAAAGCCGTCCGCGCCGCATCCGGCACTCCACCGCTAAACAAGCCTCAAAATAAAAAGAAATCAAAGAGAAAAAAGCCAAATCTAGCAGAAAGGACCATAAATTATATATATTTAGCAGACTTGATGGAGCAGGTCATGATAATTCTTAACGAAAACTATATGGCAATCAATGATGCAAAGATAAAAAAACAGCTAGAGTCTTTTAGGATAATCTTGGCAGACTTTCGCCTTTCTATCGTGGAAAAAAAGGGAGAAGCCTCCATTGCCACTATGCCATTTTCATTAGGGGAATTTCCCATATCCATAAGGGCGTTTTCAGAGTGGTTCAGAGACAACATAATAAAACCAGCTAAAGTTAAGTTTGGTTTTATGACATTCCTAGAGACGATGATCAATGACTTGGTTTATGGTTCTCTGAGTAAGATGAATTACCGCGACGCTCCAATAATTAATGAAAATGTTAAATTTGGCATTGCTTCTGTGGTTTCATTGAGTGGTCATGGCAAGCTAAAGGGAAAAACTAAGATAAAAGCGGACGACATGCCCAGTTTTTCCGCAACTATGAGCACCAAACAGTTTGACAATGATGTGGATTATATGATATTCTATTCTTATGTATCTGCGCAACCTTCGCAAAAAAATAAATCTGGTGATATAAACAAGGATGAGAAGGATGGAGTGTTTCACCTATATCTTGGTCAAAACAGGGGAATAATTAAGGAAATAAACTTCAACAAGGTCGACCTTCAATATAGGAAGGAGTTTTTGATAGCAAATAGTTACTCTTTGTTTGACGAATTGAGACTGCCGTACAATGCGAGCATTTCTATGTTTGGAAACACCATTTTCCGCCCGGGCAGCCAACTTTATATAAACCCCTCAAGTATAGGACTGGGAGACCCCAGAAACAAAAACTCTCCCGCAGTTCGTTTGGGCCTAGGCGGGTACTACACGGTGACTAAGGTGACTATGGACTTGAATGAGACCACCTTTAACACAAACTTGGACGCGGTCTTTACTGGCTGGCCAGAAGCTAAGGGTGTTGCGGGGAAGCTTGCAAAACAGACCGCCATTCAGGTCGCAGCCGCCTCACAGATCGATGCCACCGCGACCACAGGGGGTTCTTCTCCAGATCCAAACCCAACACCCTTTAATAGGGTCTCTAACCCGGTGAATCCTCATTCGAATGTCACGCCGTCTTCTGTTAAATCTGGACGCCAGATAAGGAATGATCATTTGGCCGCAGCACAGTGGGCTTATAATAATCCTGGCCAGGTCCATTCTGAGTATGATATTAGCAGACAGACAGGTACTGTCACCGGAGGGCAGGCTGCAACCATGATAATGGTGCGAAAGAAGAACCATTTTCGTCATTTTGACTTTTTGTTTGACTCATCTGGAAACGTTATCCCAACTAGTGGTTGGAATCAAGGCCCGTAGGAGAAAAAGAGATGGTAAAATTAACTGGAGAAAATAGCCTAGGAATTACTGACCTGTATGACGCGCGTAAATTTTATAAAGAAGATTTCTATCCTGTTGAAGCCTTGTCGGAAATGCCCATAGATTTTTTATATGAAAATCCAAATTATGGGCTGATAAATGAACAAGATGAGACAGTATATGTGTTGACAGACGAAGAGAGAGTAAATTTAAAAAAATTTGATACGGCTAGGGTATATGGTCTTAATTTTGTCGTCGATGCGTTTCACTCATTTAGAGAAGAGTTTTTACATGATGTGAGGGAGAATAGAATACCTTCGCTGCCAATAATAGGTGAACTCCTCCCGGCTGAATCGCATATTGACTTCGAAGAGCTTTATTTTAACTACTTAAGGAGCATGGAAGACTTTCTGATAAATGAATATATTGTTGACCATCATATTATCAATTTTGAGGATCTTTTGGGCGCCATAAGAGAGTTTGTTTTGACGATGGCAAAAGATCATCCGATAACTAGAAGCGGCTTTATAGATTCTCGAAATTGCCCCCTGACTGCCTCCGGCCTGATTGTTGATGTTGGAAAACAGGACTGTTCTTCGGACCCTTTCAAGGGTGACCTCATCCAAAGCCGCGGCTTTGCTTGTTTCGTTCAGTATGCTGCTAGGCATGGTTTTTTAGTAGATAAAAACGCGCCCTGGCGTCTTGTCTGTGATACGCATTCAGAAAAAATGAGGAAGTATATGCTTCCCTATGCTAGCAGTGCTTTATCTAACGAGCAGATTTTAAACACTCGATATAGGGTGAAGTCTCACTACGATGATATATATGACCTACAAGATTACATATTTAGAATGTATAAGTCGTTGATAAGGGTGAGCCCTTATTATATTCGCAGAGAGGGTAAAAAAAGATCTTTCATTTCTAGAGAAAATATGGTATGGTATAATCAGAAGAAGTTTGATAAAATGTTTTGGCTTAAGTTGCTTTTCGACACGCGGATTGCAGAAATAGGTCATCCATCATCGTACCCGGAGTACGATTTAGAATTAAAAGAGATACAAGATACGTTTCGAATTTTGGGTATGAGGTCCGCGCTAGGTAAATTGGGCGCAACAGTATCAAAAAGAAAAAAAAGAAACACTAGTATCAATAGCTATGAACCAACAAAAGTGAAAGATTATATAAGATGACGGCAGCGTTAATTGAGCTGACAACAGAAGAAGAAAAATACCTTTGGAAATATGAGCCCACCCTCGCGACTCAAGAAAGCACTTATTTATACTTGTACACTCTAGGCGCAAAGCTGGACGATATTCTTCCGCTTGAAATTGCATCTGAACTGAGTAGATATAGAGAAAAGGTGAAAGCAATTTTACTTACTTATAAAACTGCGAAAATAGAAGCTTCAAATTACAATTACAGAGAACTGATTCCAGAACATGTGTATGAAAGATATGAGATGTATCATTCTCTTGCTCAAGGGTGGGTTGCAAAGAATGTTCCAAAACCCCGCCATTATAATATTTTAAGCAAGGCTCACGAAGTTGTGGAAGACATAGGCAGCCGCCGCCTTGGAAACTTAGAACAAAAGGTAAAATATAATATCTTCGGAACAAAAACAGGAAGACTCACCACTCAACCTGGATCATTTCCTATTTTAACTTTACCAAAAAAGGAAAGGTCCCAAATAACTCCACAAAATGACCTTCTTGTCGAGATAGATTTTAATGGCGCTGAAGTGAGGACTCTTTTGGCTCTGTCTGGAACTTCACTACCCGCAGATGATATACATTCGTGGAATATGAAGATGTTACCACCATGGTTAACCAGAGAGGAGGCGAAAGAAAAGTTCTTCGCTTGGCTGTATAATCCTGCCTCCAAAGAAGAATGCTTTTCAGGAGCCTATGACAAGAGTATCTATAAGAGACACTGGAAATCTGGAAACCTTAACACCCCATATGGGAGAGAGATAGAGGTAGAGGAAAGTAAAGCTTTAAATTATCTCCTTCAATCAACCACAAGCGACATTGTGGTGGAGAACACGCACAAAATAATGCTACAGCTAAAAGAAAGGGAAAGCTTTCTGTCATTCATGATGCACGACTCGGTTGTTTTAGATTTTTCTTCGAAGGACCTGGCTATTTTAAATAATATTTTAGAAGAGTTTAAAATAACCAGACTAGGAAAGTATCAAACTTCTGTTAGAATAGGAAAAGATTATTACAATATGAGGGAGATCTCAAATGCTTAAAATCGTTTCAATCGGCACACCGGCCAAAAATTTGGCGGCAAAATTTTCCAGATTTGAAAATTATGATTTTTTTGCTTTCGATGATGTTCCAGCTGAAGAAATTAAAAAACAATTTCTGTTACCCAAGCTGGAGTCTCCAGAAGAATATGAGTCTGTACGCCTTCCCGGTTTAGATAAGTTTTTGAAAAAAGTTTCTGGCGAAGTATTGTTATTAGTTTGTGGCGCTTCCATTTGCTCGGGCGTCACTTTAAGGTTGATGGAAAAGGTTTACAAAAATTGTACAAAAAAAATAAAAATTCTTTATATTTTGCCAGAGGTGGGATTGCTGAGTAGAACGAAATCACTACAAGAACGAACAGTTAGGAATGTCTTGCAGGAATATACCAGATCTGGACTATTTGACAAAATGACTATTGTGTCCAATGCCGAAGTGGAAAAATCGATGGGGAATTGTACCATATTGGAATATTATGACAAACTTAATGAAACGATAGCCTATACCTACCACATGATTGAGGTTTTTAAGAACTCTAAACCTATTTCAAGTACGGTTTCGAAAATTGATGAATGCTCTAGGATTTCCACAATTGGTGTTTCCTCTTTGGAAAAATCTGAATCTGATTTGTTTTTTTCTATTGACGATGTGCGTGAAATCGTATATTATTATGGAATAAGTGAAAAAAAACTAAATAGTGAAAAAAACTTATTTCGAAAAATTGTAGAATCTATAAAAAGCAAAACAACAGAATACACTAGAGCATCATTTAGCATATATCAGACAAAATATGAAGACGACTATGTTTACATTGAACATTATTCCCCTCGAGTACAAAAAAACACTTGACAGAAAGATAAAAATTTAGTATAGTATATACAGTTGGTCGGGAAATTTGCCGACCTGCTTTAGCCACAGAGTAAAAAAACAAGGAGAAAAACTATGGCATTAAACTTAGACGCAATGCGCGCAAAATTAGACAAATTAAACGGAAAAGGTGACGGCACTAGAACTCAGTTCTGGCGCCCAGATGATGGTGAAAACAATATTCGAGTAGTCTCGACGCCAGATGGCGATCCCTTTAAAGAAAGGCATTTCCACTATAATGTAGGTACGTCAGGCTTTTTGTGCCCGAAGAGAAACTTTGGAGACAACTGCCCTGTTTGTGATTTCGCAAACAAGCTGTGGAACGAAGGCACCGAAGAATCGAAAAAGCAAGCAAAAGATCTTTTTGCGAAGCAAAGGTTTTTTTCCCCTGTTCTGGTTAGAGGCCAGGAAGACCAAGGCATCCGCGTCTGGGGTTTCGGAAAGATGGCTTATGAAAAGCTGTTGACAATTGTGCTAGATCCGGATTATGGTGATATCACAGACCCAGAAACAGGAAACGATCTGAAGATTATGTACGGAAAGCTGCCTGGCGCATCATTTCCGCGGACAGATATTCGTCCACGCCCGCGAAAGTCGCCTCTTTGCGATGACGCCGTCGGAGGAGATGACCGCTGCGCCGAACTTCTGGAAACAATTCCAGAATTCGAAACTTTATTCGAAAGAAAATCTTCAGAAGAAGTGGCAGCAATTTTGGACCAGTTCTTGTCAGCTGACGGCGGAAATGACGAGATCCAAAAATTTGGTGAACAAAATGTCGCGACCAAGCCAGTGAGCAATGTTGAGGCTGCTTTTAACGACCTCCTAAATCAATAAATATTAGCGCAGGAGGGCCCGGCTTATAGGGGCCCATTGTATAATAATGAGGGTGTTGCAAAGTCAACCATAGACCACTGATTTCTAATGATGAATGATTGGGGCCCAAGATAACAAGAAAAGGAGAAACATTATGAATACAAAAACAATCATGCTCAAATTGAGCAAAAATTCATCAGTGGCTAGAGTGCCACTAAACAGCAAAGGGGTTATGCAGTATATTTTTTGCATCAATGCCCTTGACCCGGGAGACATCGCGATGATTCCCAAAAGTAAGTCTCAGCCAAGAGATTTGGATACGAACTCTCCAAAGATCGCGGCGATTAGAAAGTCAATGCGCGAAAAGCAAGGTCTTTCTGTAAAGAATGGAGGACTGGAGATAACAATAGACCCAGATTCATTTCAGTATAGTGAAGAAGACGGTTGGGTCAAATTCACATGCTCTACTAAGTTTTGCGGATCATGGGACGGCCAACATACCACCGCAGCAATTTTGCAAGAAATTGCAGATATTTTACAGGGTAGATCCGAGGTCGGATTTGAGTTTCAAACTTGTAGAATAGTGCTGACGGAGGATTCTTATTTTGACTCCTTAGAAGAGAGGAGAGAGGTTGCTTGTGCAATCAATCATCGCACTCCTCAGGAGCCTCGCTCAGAGCATAATGTCAGAGGCGACTTTGATACACTAAAGAACAACTTGACAAAGTCATTTGGAAATATTGGTTTCAAGCAGAATCAAAAATATCCTCAGACCCTTGAGATTATACCAAAAGATTCCAGTGTAACAGAAGTTACAGCACTTTTGGCTCAGTATATGGGTCTTAGTGCTTATGATGGGCAGGACATCGAATATGCCAATAAAGCAAGAAGAAAAGGAGCTAGAATCGTAAAGGACTTCTGGCCCAAAACAGCAAGTTACTCTGAGTTTTCAAGCCAGGTAGTTACTATGGCGGATACAACATTGGAAATCTGTGATTATATTCAGGACTCTTGGAGTACCATCAATGGTTATGAGAACTACCGAGTTTTGAGAAAGCACTCGAAAACTAAATTTAACAAACCCGTGAACCTTAAGGAATCTGAAAGATACATTTATCACAGATTTACCAAACCTTCAGTGGCTGTTGCAAACCCTAGTATTACAACTTCTTTGGAAGTGAAAAGTGCAATTTTGGAAGATTTCCTGCCAGTTGTTTTAAGAGCAGTCCTAAATTGCGTGGTAAAGGTTGATAACAAATATAAAGGAAATGGAGGTCCTCTGTTTTCTTTGAATATTCCACTTTCTGAGATTAAGGATTTTTGGGATTTTGCAAAAGAAGAAGTTTTAAAAGAATTTGAAGAAATTTTTTGCAAGAACTTTCAAACTGCAAATTATAGAACTTTTATTATTGTGGAGAATCATTTGATTTGGAACAAGGTGAGTCAAAAGGTCAATGGCCTCTATACAGACTATCAGCTTTCATCTGTAAAAACGGCAATGAAAGCAATAGAGGTGGCAAATGGCTAAGGCTTCCAAACTCAAAAAGGGTGCTTTAGATATTGCTTCTATCAGAGGCATTATCAACAAGAAGGCTGGTAGAGAGGTTGCTCACTCACTTCAGGATAATAATCCAACTGAAGTGAGTGAATGGATCTCTACCGGATCAAGGTGGTTGGATTCAATTATCTGCAAGGGGAAGCTTGCTGGCATACCAGTCGGTAAGATTTCGGAGATTGCCGGCTTGGAAGCAACCGGCAAATCATTCATGGCTGCACAAGTGGCTGGTAATGCTCAGAAGATGGGCATTGACGTGGTTTACTTCGATTCCGAGTCAGCCCTTGACCCAAGTTTTCTAGAAAGAGCAGGTTGCGACCTAGAGCGCCTTATGTATGTTCAGGCTGAATCAGTTGAATTTGTCCTGGAGACTATTGAAGAGTTGCTAGGGACAGGGAACAAGTGGCTGTTTATATGGGATTCCCTGGCTCTAACACCTTCTATGTCAGATGTTGAGGGGGATTTCAACCCTCAGTCATCGATGGCTGTAAAGCCAAGGATTTTATCTAAGGGTATGTCAAAATTGACAGTACCAATCGCTAACAGTAAAGCAACGTTTCTTGTACTCAATCAGTTAAAAACAAATATTACACGGTCACCATCTGAGGCTATGACAACTCCTTATGTAACCCCAGGGGGCAAAGCGATGCATTATGCTTATTCTTTGCGAATTTGGCTTACTGGGCGAAAAGCTAAAGCCTCTTTTGTGCAAGATGATAATGGTTTCAGGATAGGTTCAGAAGTCAAAGCAAAGCTTGAAAAATCTCGTTTCGGTACAGCCGGCCGACATTGCAATTTTAAGATCCTATGGGGGGACGAGAGTATCGGAGTCCAAGATGAGGAGAGTTGGTTTGATGCGATTCAGGTCTCTGATAGGCTTCTCCAATCAGGGGCTTGGTTTACTTTGGTTCAGAATGATGGTACTGAAGTAAAGTTCCAGCGCAAGAACTGGGTAAGCAAGTTGGCCGATGAAAAATTCAAACAAAGTGTCTTGACAATTATGGACGAAGATGTTATTATGAAGTTCAAGAATAGAGAAGGCAAAGCTGACGATTTCTATGACACGGAAGATCCTCCGGTCGAGTAACGATTAGCTCAACAACGCCCAGCTCTTTGCTGGGCTTTTTTTTTGGAGAATGCAATGAAGAGAGTAATGATTGTAGACGCGTTTAACCAATTTATTCGTGGCTATATTGTGGACCCTAGTAAAAACCCCAATGGTAATCCAATTGGTGGAATGAGGACTTTTGTAAATATTTTAAATAAAATCACAAGAGAAATTAAGCCAGACATGATTGTTGTTGTTTGGGATGGTCAAGGTGGTTCTCAAGCCCGCCGCGCCATGAACAAAGATTACAAAGCGGGTCGTAAGCCCCTGAGGGTTAACTGGTCTACGGAAGAAATGACCCCACAAGATACAGACAATAATAAGCTCTGGCAACAGATAAGAGTAGTGGAATACTTAAATCAAACACCCATAGTTCAATTTATGGAACCTGCAGTAGAGGCAGACGACGTAATCTCTTATGTTAAAGCTTCAAGCATGTTTCTGGAATGGCAAAAAGTAATTGTTTCAGCAGATAAAGATTTTATACAACTTTTGGACGACAAGACTGTTCTGTTCCGACCTATACAGAAAGAGGTTTTAAATAAAAACTCTGTCATAGAGAAATATAAAATTCATCCTAACAATTTTGCACTCGCTCGAGCCCTATCTGGGGACCCTAGCGACAACCTGCCGGGCTGCCCTCGTGTTGGATTGGGAACAGTGGCCAAAAGGTTTCCGTTTATGATAGAGGAGGAAGAGGCGTATATATCAGACATACTAGAAGAGTGCAGAAAGGATGAGAGCGGGCTAAAAGTTTATTCTAATGTCTTGGAGTCTGAGCAACTCATTAAAGATAACTATGCGATTATGCAACTTTCTTCACCCTCTTTGTCAACACAGTGTCGTACCCGAATAGATGAAACTTTTGAAGAATACTCTCCCCATTACAACCAAACCGAACTAAGAAAGTTGATGATCAAAGATGGTGTTTTAACAGTAAACATCGAGTCTTTAGAGCAGAAGTTTAACGATATTATTACTTCCTTTTCTTAAGAAAATGCGGTATAATTAATAAAACAACGATAAAACAACGATAAAACAAGGAAACTGCGATGGAAGCAGAAACTAACTTTTCAAGATTTGGAAAGTCTTTCCAAGAAGACTTGTGCCACCTTATTCTTAATGATCGCCCCTTCGCAGATCAGATGTTCGAAGTTTTAGATCTTAATTTTCTAGAATTAAAGCATCTTAGGGTATTTATAGGCAAAATAAAGCAATATAGAGCGAAATACGAAGTACACCCTACTTCAAAAATCATGGCAACAATAATTAGATCAGGTCTTGAAGATCAGCCAGATTCTGTAAAGATTAGAATTAGAGAGTATTATGCAAAAGTACTATCCTCGGGAATTCTGCCAGATTCGGCAGATTACACCAAGGATATCGCTTTAGATTTTTGCAGGAAACAAAAACTAAAAGAGGCTCTCATGAGGTCGGTCGATTTAATAAAATCGTCTTCCTTTGATGAGGTGTCAAAAGTGATAGACAACGCCTTAAAGCTTGGATCGGACAATGACCTGGGATATGATTATTTAACAGACTTCGAAGCCCGATTTGCGTTGAAGTCTAGAGACCCAATAACAACGGGTTGGCAGCATATAGATGAGGTAGCGAAGGGCGGCCTTGGCAAGGGCGAGCTAGGGGTGGTTGTGGCACCTACTGGTGCAGGCAAATCGATGGTCCTGGTCCATCTAGGCGCCCATGCTTTAAAAGCCGGGAAGAACGTTCTACACTACACTCTTGAGCTGGCAGACACCGTTGTGGCCAGCAGATATGATTCAGCTATAACTGGGGTTAATCTCAATAATCTGACGGTCTTTAAAGAGAAGATATATGAAGAAATAAAAGATATAGAAGGACAGTTAATAGTCAAAGAATATCCAACGAGATCAGCGTCAATTCAGACTATTAAGAATCATTTAGATAAGTTACGTCGAAGAGGCTTTAATCCAGATTTGATAATTGTGGATTATGGCGATTTGATAAAACCAGAATTTTCAAAAAAAGACGAAAAAAGGCACCAACTCGAGACTATTTACGAAGAGTTGAGGGGCCTAGCACAGCAGCACGAGTGTCCAATTTGGACCGCTTCACAAACAAACCGCTCAGGATTAAATGCAGAGGTGATCACCATGGAGTCCATTTCGGAAGCTTTCAACAAATGTTTTGTTGCGGATTTTATCTTTACTGTTTCAAGGACCATAGAAGACAAAAATACAAATACGGGAAGATTCTTTATAGCCAAAAATCGTAACGGCCCCGATGGGCTAATCTATCCTATTTTTATGGACACTGCAAATGTGAGCATAAAGGTCCTAAACCAAACGAACGAGAGTATTAATGAGATTATAGATAAGTCTTCAAAGGAGAGACTAGAGAATTTAAAGCAAAAATACGCAGAATTTAAAAGCAAAAACAAGGAGGGTGAGTTTAGTGGAGTTATCAAATAAAATTTTGTCAGATATTACGGTGCACATGAAATACGCAAGGTACATCCCTGAAAAGAAGAGAAGAGAAACGTGGGAAGAATTAGTAATTCGAAACATGAATATGCACTTAAGAAAGTTTCCAGAATTAGAACTACAGATTCACAAGGCATACAAGCTTGTGCACGAAAAGAAGGTGCTCCCCTCTATGAGGTCTATGCAGTTTGGTGGCAAGCCCATCGAAGTTGCTCCAAATCGAATTTTTAATTGTGCCTTTATGCCAATTAATGATTGGAGATCTTTTAGTGAGGCCATGTTTTTGTTGTTGGGCGGTACTGGCGTGGGATACAGTGTTCAACGCCATCACGTGGAGTGTCTCCCGGAGATAAGAAAACCAAACCCTAAACGTTCTCGTCGATTTTTGATCAATGATTCCATTGAGGGGTGGGCCGACGCTGTGAAAGCCCTCGTGAGGTCTTATTTTTTTGGAGGTTCTCGTATACGCTTCGACTACTCAGATATCCGACCAAAGGGTGCGAATTTAGTTACTTCTGGCGGTAAAGCCCCCGGGCCACAGCCGCTGCGAGAGTGCTTGGTAAAACTCGAGGGTATGTTTTCTGAAAAAGAAGAAGGCGACAAGCTTGAGCCAATCGAGGTCCATGACATGGTTTGTCACATTGCGGACGCGGTCTTGGCAGGAGGCATCCGCCGCGCCGCCTTAATTTCATTGTTTTCTGCAGATGATCGAGAGATGATTGCTGCAAAGGCCGGGTCCTGGTGGGAACAGAATCCTCAGAGAGGGCGCGCCAATAATTCTGTGGTGTTGTTGAGACACAAAATTGATAAAGATTATTTTATGAATTTGTGGCATCGCGTACGCGCATCAGGCGCCGGCGAACCCGGGTTTTATTTTTCCAACGATAAGGATTGGGGCACCAACCCTTGTTGCGAAATCGGTCTCCGACCGAACCAATTTTGCAATCTGACAGAGGTCAACGTTTCCAATGTTGAAGATCAGGAAGACCTAGAGGACCGAGTTAGAGCCGCCGCATTTATAGGAACCCTGCAAGCAAGTTATACGGATTTCCATTATCTTAGAGATGTTTGGAGGAAAAACACGGAAAAGGACGCACTGATAGGCGTGTCCATGACCGGTATCGCATCCGGCAAGATATTAGATCTTGATATGAAAGCTGCAGCCCTGGAGGTCAAGAAAGAAAACCGCCGCGTAGCTATGCAGATTGGAATCAAGTTCGCCGCGCGCACTACCTGCGTCAAGCCCGCAGGCACCACCAGTTTAGTTTTGGGCACTTCTTCTGGAATCCATGCTTGGCATGCAGAGTTTTACTTAAGAAGATTAAGGGTTGGAAAGTCGGAATCTATTTATACATTTTTGCAAGAAAATCACCCGGAACTTTTGGAGGATGAATATTTCAGCCCTCACACAACTGCTGTAATTTCTGTTCCACAATCAGCACCAGGAAGTGCAATTTTAAGATCAGAGTCAGCGTTGCAACTCTTAAAGAGGGTGAAATCAGTGACAGATGGGTGGGTTAAGCCAGGCTTTCAAAAGGGCCAAAACACACACAATGTTTCTGCAACAATATCAATCAAAGATGCGGAATGGGCAGATGTTGGAGAGTGGATGTGGGAAAACAGGAATAGTTACAACGGGTTATCGGTTTTGCCATATGACGGAGGGACATATGTCCAGGCACCTTTCGAAGAATGCTCAAAAGAAACATATGAAGCTATGTTATCTTCTTTAAGAGATTTGGATCTTTCTAAAATAGTTGAAATTGAAGATGAGACCAACCTCACTAGTGAGTTGGCCTGCGCAGGCGGCGCATGCGAAATTAATTTTATATAAGTGTTGATTTAAATGTAAAAAATTGGTATAATTTATATTAACATATATAGGTACAGCAAAATAAAAGGAGCTACAATGTCTAGAATTCTTGAGAGAATGAGGCCGGTTAACCGCCACCTTTTAATTATTCCGCACACAAAAAAGAAAGAACAAACACGTGGGGGGGTTCTGCTTCCGGATGGGTTTGATGACACTCCCGGGCGTTACTCTGTGGTAACTGTTGTGGATGCCGCCTCAGATTGTTCAAAAGATTTTAAAAGATTTTCGCTAGAAAGGTACACTGAGACTATAGATAGAAAGGCCGTGGTGGAAACTTCAATGATAGAGGAGATTGAAGTTAATGATAAAAAGCATCACTTAATACTAGAAAATTATGTAGTGGGGATCATAGAGTCGCCATCATGATGTGGAAGTCTACGTTTGTTATTTTACTTGTTTGCTTGTTTTCTTGTCAAGAAAATGTGAGATCTGAATACTCCTCAGATTCAGCTTTAGACTCTGCAGTTCGCATTGCTGTTCCTGACGCCCGCCCTGATCGCCCACCTGTTCCTGATATTAGAATTATTTATCCTCGGTATGATTTAGGTCCGGATGCCATTGTCGACGCAGCCCCTCCGCCCCCTGTGTGTGAAAGACTGGGTCTCAGAGAGCCGTGTGAAATAGAGGGTCTGCATGGGCCTTGTGCTACCGGAACAAAGGTCTGCAATATAACTCACTGGTCGGCCTGTACCCCGATAAGTTTTCCAAGAATAGAGATTTGTGACGGCTTGGACAATGACTGCGACGGCCGCCTGAACGAGGCACCCAACAGTTTGCATGAAGAACAAGAAGACCCTCAAAATCTTTTGTTATCTCGCGCTTGCTACACTGGTTCCCCCGGTACACAAAAAAACGGCCCATGCCACCCGGGTGTATCCGTTTGCAGAGAGCGCACGCGTAATACTGATGCTGGTGTGGAAAACTATTATGATTATGGAGAGTGTGAACAACAGACTGTGCCCTCAGAAGAGGAATGCGATACCATTGACAATGACTGCGATGGCAACACGGACGAGGGCGTGTTAAATATCTGTAATCAGTGCGGACCGGACCCTATTGAAGTGTGTGACGGCTTAGATAACGATTGTGACGACGACACTGACGAGGGGGTTCTGAATGATTGCGGCGAGTGCGGCGAATTACCCCGAGAGTTGTGCGACTTTGTTGATAATGACTGCGATGGAAGTATAGACGAAGACTTTGCAGACGAAGTCTGTGCATGCGACCACCCCGATTATGTACCTCAGCCAGAAACTTGCAACGGTGCTGATGATGATTGCGACGGTTTTGTTGATGAAGGTCCCGCTGGCGGACCTTTGTCAATGCTTTGTTCGACGGATTTGATTACGAACGAGGTCATAACGTACGAAAGAAGAGAAGATGGTCCCGAATATGTTGCAGGAGATTGTCGCTTAGGGGCGGCTTTCTGTGAATCAGTTCGCAACGCACAAGGAGAATTAGAACATGGATACTTTGATTGTCAGCAGGAGATCCGCCCAGGAATCGAAAGGTGCAATGATGCAGACGATGATTGCGATGGCTTGGCAGATGAGGACTTTGAACAAGGATCGGTTGCTGTTATGATGGTGGTCGACGTTTCAGGTTCCATGGATGAGGGAGAATTAACCGCTGCGTTTACAGCGACAAGAGATTCAGTTCGCCGATTGTTTAATGATGGCATAGTAGATGTTTGTTATATGTTGGCTATAGTGGGGAATGATGATATGCCAGACCCTTATTTATTTTACCCTGCAGACACGTGTGTTCCTGGGGTTGAAGATCCACCGGTTGTCCCAATTGAAGACATGGCAAACGCGGTCAATACTTTGCGCCTCAACTTGCGAGCTGGCAATATTAATCAAGGTGGTGGCACAGAAAATACTTTAGATGCTATGGGGCGCTTTTTTACAGATGACAGGATAGACTGGGACCGGGATGGAGCTAACGATAACATTCTTTGGAGTACAAGCCGCCCCGCTGCACGTATTCAAGGAGTTGAAGATGCTTGGGATGTAGATCTTAGTCAATATACCCACAGGATTGTAATTGTGATAGGTGACGAGCCGGCCCAAGGTGCAGAATGGAACAACCATGCAGTTGCTACGGCCATGGCGCACGCAAACGGCATGGCTTTCATTATTGGGAACAGGCAAAACGCTCACAGTTATCAGCCATTAATAGATTTTGGAGCAGTTCACAGCCCTGGCTTGCAGGGATTCGGAAATCAAAATCAACAACAGATTATTGACACTGTGGTAGAGGCCATTGAAGAGGCAGCATGTATCAATAACAGGGAAGAAGAGGAAGAAGAAGGGGCAGCTCTTACGAAAAGCACCAGATACTATTACGCTTCTGCATTAACGAGAATGAATTACAGGCTAAGGATGTGTTTGTAGACGGGTTGGTAATAGGAGGAAGCTTGCAGGCTTATTTGTATGCGATTTCCAAGGGCCTGTACATAATAGACAACACAAACAGTGCACCAAAGGCGCTTCCTCATGATCAGGTTTTTCAAAGTCGCCTACTGCCACAGCTGGAATTTTTCCAGTCAATGTTGGGCAAGTCGTTGCTCGCCGGGAGGCCTGACTCTTTAAAAGTTTACGCAGATCGTTGCAAAATAGTAAAAGGAAGAAGTACCAAAGAGGTAGCCTTTAGTCAGTGCTACATCTTCGACACGACAGCAGTTAAGTGTTACGACAATGACCTTGCCCCTCAAAACGGAAAAGTCAAAGTTACCGATTATTTTAAATTTAAAAATATGAAAAAAAATATTAATTTTAATACGTTAAGTACCTTAGATTCTTTTGTTTCAGAAGTGCAGTTTGTAAAATCTTCTAGCTCTAGTGTGGATTCGCCACATATCGGAGGTTGTCTAGCAATATCGCACCTTATGGAGAGTGATCTAGAAAAGTTTGACTTTTCAGATACCATGGTCAGATTTAAGTTGCTGGACCTGTTAAGAAAGAAGGGGTTCAAAGGAAAGAGGTCAGGCGTGTATAAGGATGGTTCAACTAAGTACGCCAGCATGAAGCTTTTTCATATAGATCGTTCAGTGGAACAGTACTCTTGTTTATATAAGGATAGTGATACTGTTAAGTTTCTTGGTTTATCGACTGAGAAAGCTTTAGATTGAAAACTCCTAGAGAAAAGAAAAAGACAAACACCGTAGGTGTTATACCTGTTTCGGGCTGGTCGGATCGCTTAGGGTTTATCTGGCCTGATTGTTGCTCTCCTGTTGGTTTGTCTTATATGGCTATAGAGAGGAGCATCTTGGAGTGTGCGTATGCTGGATGTAGTTCGATATGGGTTGTTTGCAACGACGCGTCGGCCCCTTTGATAAAAGAGAAGATAGGTGATTATATTATCGCCCCTCATTGTTATGAGTCAAGACCGTACGTTAAATACTTTAAAGAACACATAAAGCATGTTCCTGTTTTTTATGTTCCGGTTCACCCTAAGGATCGTGACCGTAGAGATAGTTTAGGTTGGTCTGTTCTACACGGGTGCTTGAGTGCCTTCCTGGTTTCATCTCAAATAAGCTCTTGGATTGCACCAAGAAAATATTATGTTAGTTTTCCTTATGGCTTGTATGACCCTCTTATAGTGAGGGACCACGTTAAAGAAATAAACTCTGAAAAGAACTTTTTCTTATCTTTTGGCGATCTCACGGTCCGGGATAATTTATATCTTGGGTTTACGATTTCTCCAGATGAGTGGAAACAATTGCGTTATGATCTAAAAATTTCTTGCACTGGTGGAGATAAAAGCATCCCGTATTATAAAAGATGGTCATCACGATATTTTACCCTTGACAAAATATTTAAAAATGATAATATAGTAGTAGACAAGAAAAGAGAAATTAAAAAATATCACGACTTATCTAGCTGGGACTCGTTAGAAAAGTTTTATAAATCTTCCCTATCGCTCGAAAAGCCGGCCGATAGAATAATTGGTCCGTTTTATTATAAAGGAATATACGAAATTGAATAACAGACAATCGCCTAGCATACCTTTCGTTGGTCTGCACGCCCACTCAGTAGCGGGCTCTCCGTTTGATGCTCTTGGTTATCCACAAGAACATATGGAATATGCTTATGAGAACGGTATGGATGCCCTAGCGCTCACCGACCACGGCAACGCTAATGGGTTGGCATACCAAGTCTTGCATGCCAAAGAGATGAAGAAGCAAGGGAAAGATTTTAAGCCAATTTTTGGAGTGGAGGCTTATTTTATACCATCTGTCTCTAATTGGAAAAAAGATTATGAGAGAATTAAATCAGAAGCCAAGAGAAAATCAGAATATGAGGTAGACTCATCCGGGACTACGGTTGAAGACGAAGAATCAAAGAAAAAGATGAAGTCCACCCTCAACAAGAGAAGGCATTTAATCCTGCTGGCCCAGAATCAAACAGGCTTGCAAAATATATTTAAAATGATCTCACATTCATACATCGGAGACAGTTTTTATCGCTACCCTCGCGTAGATTATGCACTGCTAAAGAAGCATAACGAAGGCGTAATAGCTGCTTCGGCTTGTTTGGGGGGTGTCTATGCAGGTGATTATTGGGAGAACAGAGATTTTGGAGCCGATGCAGTCCTCACTGCAATGAGGTCGACCACCCAAAAAATGGTAGATATTTTCGGTCCAAGATGGTATGGGGAATTACAGTGGAACAATATTCCAGAACAACATGAACTTAATCAGTATATTATTCAGATGCACTATGAACACGGTATAGATCTCATATCTACAGCCGACAGCCATTACTATTCACCCAATGCCTGGAAAGACAGAGAACTCTATAAAAGACTCGGCTGGCTCGGCCGCGGCCGCCCAGACTACTTATCAGAAGAGTTGCCCACTTCTGTGGAAGAGATCGGCTACGAACTATACCCCAAAAATGGAGATCAGATGTGGGAATCATATCTTGAGTATTCTAAGTTGGCAGGTATCAAATATGATGACGACTTGGTGATGAATTCTATCACCAAGACACACAAGATTGCACACTCGATGATAGAGGACTTTATCCCAGACAATACAGTGCGATTACCAGACTTTGTAGTCCCGGAGGGCTCCACCCCTGCTCAGGCTCTTGCTGCATTGTGTGTTGAGGGCTCTCGCACTCTGGGTTTTTCTGGTAATCAATTTTATACTGATCGATTAAAGACAGAACTTGAGGTTATAGAGTCTAGAGGTTTTTCAAAATACTTTTTAACTATGAAGGCCATTTCCTCCCGAGCAGAACAAAGCCAACTAGTTGGTCCTGGCCGCGGCTCAGCCGCAGGTTCGCTGGTTTCATACGCCCTGGGAATAACCCAGGTGGACCCGATAAAATACGGCCTTCAGTTTGAAAGGTTTCTAACAAAGGGAGGCTCAGGATATCCTGATATAGATTATGATGTTTCAGACCCAATGTCGTTAAAGGAAAGTTTGATAGAAGAGTGGGGGGACGACACTGTGGTTCCGATCACCAATTGGAACACACTTCAGTTGAGGTCCTTGATCAAAGATATATCTAAATTTTATGGTATCGAGTTCACCGAGGTCAACAATGTGACGAGCAAAATGGTTTATGAGGCTACGCCGCTGGCTAAAAAGGAGCATGGCATAACTGCGGGAGTCTATGTTCCGACGTTTGAAGAATTGATGAAATATTCTTCCACCTTGCAGGAATTCTTAAACAAGTACCCACAAGTCAAGACGCACGTTAGCGCGCTTTATGGTCAAACCCGATCCGCATCCCGTCATGCTGGCGGCGTAGTGGTCGGCGAAAATCTCAATACGTGGATGCCGCTCATAAATAGCGGCGGCGTCCGCCAAACTCCGTGGTCGGAAGGGCAACATGTAAGGCACCTCGAACCTATGGGTTTTATTAAGTTTGATATCTTAGGTCTTGCGTCGCTTAGAATGATGGAGGGTGCTATAGAAAGGATCCTGCAGCGACACCAAAACATAGAGAGTCCCACCTTCGATGATATAAAGGGTTTTTATGATTCGAATCTTCATCCGGATAGCATAGATTTATCAGACGAAGGCGTGTGGAGGAACATCTTTCACAAAGGAAAATGGGCAGGAATATTTCAGTTTACTGAATCTGGAGCGCAGTCTTTCTGCAAAAACGCAAAACCAAACAACATAACAGATTTAGCAGCAATAACAAGTATTTACCGCCCGGGCCCATTGTCTGCGGGGGTTGATAGGATGTATGTGGGGGCGAAGCACGCACCAGAAGAGGTGGAATACATTAATGATACTTTTAAAAAAGTCACAGAGGAAACTTATGGTTTTTTGATTTTTCAGGAGCAAATTGCCATGTTGGCGCACAAGCTTGGAAAAAACCTTTCTCTTGACGAGGGAAATAAACTTAGGAAGCTTTTAACAAAGAAGGGGGCCGGCGAAGTTCAAGAACAGAAAGATAAAATTTGGCTTAAGTTTCGAGAAGGTTGTGTAGAAAAGGGTATGCCAAAGTGGCAAGCTAAGGAAATATGGGACAAGTTTGAATATTTTTCAGGATATGGTTTTAACAAATCACATGCAGTATCATATTGTATTTTATCTTTTCAGTGTGCTTGGCTGCTGAATTATTACCCTGTTGAGTGGCTTGCTGCATATTTGGATAAAGAGCCAGAAAAGAAAAAAGAGCGTGCTATTGCAACTGCAAAATCGTATGGGTTTAATATAGAGCCGCTAAATATAAACACTTCGGGGTCACAGTGGGACATCGCAGAAGACGACAAAACACTTATACAGCCCCTTTCATCTATTAAGGGATTGGGGTCTGCAGCAATTGAACAAATTATAAACAATAGACCCTTCAACACTATTGAAGAGTTTTTGTTTCATGATGACATTAAATATTCGAAGCTAAATAAGAAAGCTTTGGACGCTTTGGTCAGAAGCCAGACACTAAATATACTCATGGATGAGCGGTTCACTGGTCTTAAGCATTTTTGGTCTGCAATCGCCGTCGATCGACCTAGAAAGCAGAAAAATTTAGAAGAAAACGTAACAACGTATGCTCCAGAGGGAGACTTTACCGAGGAAGAAAAGTTAGAATATCAAGTATCTTTAACTGGTGTTTTTCCAATTAATGCGGTTGTCACGGATGCTGTCCGTAGAAAATTAGACGAGCTATATATTCCCCCCATTTCTGAGTATGATCCAGATTTGGGCGTAACTTGGTTTATACCTAGAGAGTGCATTCTGAAGAAGTCTAAGAATAATAAAAACTTTTATGTAGTAAAAGTAATAGATGATAACAACGAGACAAATGTGATAAGATGCTGGGGTGTCGACCCAGAAAAGGACCTTATTCATATTAATAGGCCGTACATGGCTCGTCTTAAATATGATCCTAATTGGGGCTTCTCTACGTTTAGTGTGAGAAAGATGTTTAAACTGTTGGCATAGGGAGAAAAAAAGATGGCAAAATTAACAGGTCTCTGCGCAAGGGTGATAGCAGAACAATACAAGAGGGTATTTCAAAACAAGGGGTATGCTTTTTTTGAAAATGGAGATTTTAACTTAAACATTGTGGGCGTCCGAAACGATTCGGGCGACGCTTCAAAATTTGACGATGCGATAGTTTTGCTGTATAAAGAAGCTGGCTCTTGGGTTTGTGATATATACACCGTTACAACTGAGCCCGGCACAACTATACTAAAGAGACCGCTAAAATCGGTTCGACACAAAGGGACTGCAATTTTAGTTCCAGATCAATATCGAGCAGCGTACAAAATCGGCACCCACAAGGGTTCAAGTACCAGAGGCTACACAGCTTTGATACAACGGGGCAAACGCGTTAGGGTTTGGAGAGATAATAATCGGGACGCCAAACCTGATTATCACGGCCCGGAGGAGTCGGGGTGGTTCGGCATCAACATTCACAAACACAGAGGCTCGGATGCCAAAGTTAATACGGGTGGCGTGTCAGCAGGCTGCCAGGTGTTTCAAAGCAGCAAGGATTTTCATGAATTTATGGAAACCTGTGAGGAATCTGCAACCCGGTGGGGCAACTCATTTACTTACACCTTGTTGGAGCAGAAAGATATAACAAATTTAGGATTGGAGTATGATATTGTCTAAAGAAAGATTAAAAGTTTTTAAAGTGAGGGAAGGCGCAAAATTGCCAGTGAGGGCCCACCCGTCGGATGCGGGCATGGATCTGTTTTTTTGTCCGGATGTGGAAGGTTTGCATTCAGTCTTAAGGCCGAACCAAACCGCCTTACTGGAGACGGGGTTAAAGATTGGTGTACCCCAAGGGTATATGTTGCAGATAATGAATAAGTCTGGAATAGCGTCAAAGAGACGCCTCGTAACTGGGGCATGCGTCGTCGACGCTGGTTACGATGGTGAGATTTATGTTAATTTGCACAATATTGGGGATAAGATCCAGGTCATTGAGCCAGGGCAAAAAATAGCACAGGCTGTGCTCATTCCGATCTCCCTTCCGGAGATAGAAGAAACCCTAAAAGATAGGGTATATGATTCCGACACTGCTCGCGGCGACGGCGCGTTTGGTTCAACAGGAGACAAGTAATGGGCTTAAAACGAAAACTAGAGAGAAAGCAGATGACTAGCTTTTTTAAACAGTTTAAAAAAAGAATGAAACAATTCAAGAGTATGGTGCGGTGCACAGTCTGCGAACGCCCACCGGCACCCGGCGAGAATATTGATTCTTGGCGTATAAAACAGCAGAGTGAAAATATTGATCTGGTTTGTGTTGATTGTCACGAATCAGAAAAGGAGAAAACATGATAGAAGGGATGCTGCAAAAGTGCCTATCGTTTGATGATGTCTTGCTGGTTCCAAAAAAGAGTGACATTGAAAGTAGAGATCAAATTTCTATAGGCTCATTTTTGGGAGGTTTTTCTTACTCGATACCTATTATTTCAAGCCCAATGGATACTGTTACAGAAGGGGTTATGGCTTCTGCCATGGCTAACGCAGGAGCCCTAGGGGTTGTCCACAGATACAACACTATTGCTGAACAGTGTCAGATTATTCAATCAGCCCGGAATGGCTGCAAGTCTGAAAAAGCAACACTTGCCGCCGCAATCGGTGCCAGTGGGGATTTTCTCTCCAGGGCCACCAGCTTGGTTAACGTAGGAACAAATATTTTATGCATCGATGTCGCCCATGGGCATCACGCCATGGTCGAACGGGCCCTTAAAAGCTTGAAAGATTCTTTCGGCGAAGATATTACACTCATAGCAGGCAACGTGGCCACGGCAGAGGGGTTCTCTGATCTAGAAGATTGGGGCGCTGATGCAGTTCGTGTAGGGATAGGGGGAGGTTCAATATGCAGTACCCGACTACAGACTGGCCATGGCGTTTCTACTTTTCAATCAGTTGTGGCATGCCGTTTTGTCCGAAAACATGCAAAAATCATTGCAGATGGTGGTATCAAGAAGGCGGGAGACATTGTTAAATCGATTGCTGCCGGCGCCGATTTTGTTATGCTGGGGTCTTTATTGGCGGGAACAGACCAGGCCCCCGGCCAGTGTATTCAGACTGCTGATGGCGAACGTCACAAGGTCTATAGAGGCATGGCATCACGAGAAGCCCAGCTAGATTGGAGAGGTGAAGTGCGGTCATTCGAGGGGATTTCCTCCTCGGTTCCATATAGGGGAGACGTGGCTGACATCTTATCCAGCCTGAGTAAAAACATAAGGAGCGGATTTTCCTATTCAGGCGCGATCAGCCAAGAAGAACTAAGAGAAAGAGCAACATTCATTCAGCAGACATCTGCCTCTCAGGTAGAAAGTCACACGCATGTGTTGTTATGATATCCAGGTTAAAGAAGATTGTTTTTGAAGATACGGAAGTGAATCACGCCTCCCTTAAAGTAAGGCTACGTCATGACGGCATCCGGCAGGGCGAATTCTTTCGTTTTATGTTGCAGAAATATATTGAATGTGCAGACCCGATGGTCTTTCTTGTTCAGGAACTCCGCGAGGAGAAAGGCAAATATGGGCGCACCCGTAATCGAAAAATTTCAAGAGATATACAATCCGGTCAAGATCTTTTAAAAAAGTTTAAATTATCAGACTCTCAGAAAGAAGACATATATGACCTTCTGGAAAAAGAACATGGAGATCTATGAAAGAGAAGAAATCAGATGTATTGTTAAGAGTTCTGCCTTCTTGTGCTAAAGATTGTATTAATTCAGGTGAATCGTGTGATGAAAAACAATGCAGATATTGGATAGAATATGAGAGTGAAAAAAATTGTACTTTGATTTCTATAGAGGAGAACGGCAACATGACATTAGAAGAAACTGCCAAAAGATTAAACTTGAGTGTGGTAAGGGTTTTTCAAATACAAAAAAAAGCTTTAGCTAAAATAAAAAAACAGTTAAGATAAATTCGGTTTTTTTAAAAATCAAACACTATTTACTGTGTACCTGTACTATATTATTGTACTGTCACATAAAGGAGAAAAACAATGAGCAACAAAAAATTACTTTCTGAAGGTACTGTCAGAAGGTTCATGAAGCTGGCGTCAATCAACCCTGGCTTGACTAGCACTTTTATTTCCAAAGAGGCTGAGCCCGAGATAGAAGTAGACTACAACCTCTTTCTTGAGGCCATGGACGAGGATCCTGCGGCTGAAGAAGAAGCTGCGGACATGAGCCTGGAAGGAGAAGAAGCACTCTCAGATGAGGGCGGCATGTCAGAAGAGGGCGACCTTGATCTAGAAGACGAGGAGGACGACCTTGATCTAGAAGACGAAGAAGGCGACCTTGACCTGGAGGCCGGCGAAGAAGGTGAAGACGGCGATGTCACAATGACGGACGAAGAAGTCGAAGCGTTTATTTCTTTTGGAAAGAAGCTTGAAGCAGCGCGCGACCAAGGCGCCGAGCTTGGCGATGACATGGGCGAAGAAGATGATCTTGATATGGAAGATGATCTTGATATGGAAGAAGGGCCCGCCCCGGAGGAAGAAGAAGCGGGCATGAGCCTTGAGGGCGACGAAGCAGCTTCTGTCGAAGGTGGAATGTCAGAAGAGGATCCAGAAGAAGAGGCAGCCCTTCAGGAGAGGATGGTTAACGAAATACTGAAAAGAGTCACTAAAAGAATTCTCAAGGAAAATTTAAAATAAATAAAACTAATTTTTAGCTCATGTTTTCAGCCCCCGTTACTGGGGGCTTTTTTTTATTGACGAACTCTTCACAATCTGTTACTATATAAGATGTAGGTGCAATTATAAGCAAAGCGGGGTTCTTGTGCGTTGAAAGGTATAGAAAGCGTGTACTGGGTAGATCAAAGGCCGCCAAACCAGGCCGATATTTACGTGGTGCAAATTAGCTTACCGGATGCACACAGCAGAGCAAGTTTGTTAAGAAGGGAGTTGGAAGAAGAGGGATGGCAAGTCCAAGCAACAGGTCACGACACAAAGAACAAAAAAGTAATATTAGTCTTGAGAAGGCAATTCAACACTCCACAAGAATGGGAATCATATCAGGAAAAGAGGATGGAATGGACAAAGCTTCTGAAATAGAAGAAAATCAAATCGTAATTATAAACAACATACAATCTCCACAAGAGAAAGAGGACCCCATCAGAACTCTCACCATGTATGGGGACGTTACAGAGCAGAAAGCGGCAGACGTAGTGGCGGCACTCTTGTACATGCAGGGGACATCAGAGCGTTCGTATCTTAAAAACCCAGAAAACCCGGACTCTAAAGTAGTGACAGAATTTCAGCCGATAAAGCTTTATATATCGACTCACGGAGGTTCAGCTTCAGAGATGTTTTCTGTTTACGATGTAATGAGGATGATACAAAAGGAAACGTGCGAAATCTCGACCTATGGGATCGGAAAAGTGATGTCCGCCGGCGTCCCAATTTTGTCGTGCGGGACAAAGGGCAAAAGATTTATCGGCAAGAATTGTCGAGTCATGCTTCACAATGTGATGGGTGGTTACCAAGGGAATATTTTTAGTCTCGAAAACGAACTAGACGAGATAAAATGGATTCAAGAAAGATATATCGAATGCTTGGTGAAAAACACCAATTTAACTAAAAGAAATCTAAAGAAGATTTTAAAATCCCAAACAGATGTTTACATTTCAGCTAATCAAGCAATTAAATATGGAATTGCTGATAAAATTATCTAATTACTAGGAGGTGAGTGATGAATTGGTATGAATATTACAGCAAAGAAAAAGTAAAAAACTTTGATGCAGTCGACTTAGTCGAAATTTTTGATGAAGTTTTGGAGGAAAGCCTAAGCCCTTCCCAGCGCGCCCTGTTAACAGACGATTTTTTCAATAACACTCTGAAGGAAATGTTTTCGGGCATAGACTATTCAAAAATAACACGAAAACCAATAAACGAGCAAAAGAGTTTGTCGACACTTTTGGAACAAGAAGAAGAATATTCATCTGAACAGATCCGCCTAGGCCTCCCCAAGCTGAGAATTTCAGAAGATTGGGGAAAACCAGAATCACAAGATAGACAAATTATACAAAGATTTACAGCTTCTATTCCCGGTGACACACTAAAGCAAAAGCTAGAGAATGTTAACAATATTGCCACGGGACAAGTGCAGATGGCTTCGTTGGGTCAGATTTTGGGCACGTTAGTTACCTTAGAGGTGTTGTATACGATTCTGGCTCAATACACGGAATCGGCAGGAGGGTTTATTTTCGAAGGCTTCCTCGCAGGTTTGTTTGGGAAAAACTCGGTCCAAATCACTGATGTCGGAGAGGATGATGAAGGTGCAACAGGCAAGCCAATAACCGACGTTCAGCTGGGTGATAGAGAGTATTCTTTAAAGCTCTTGGGCCCAGGAACTGCCGTGAAGGGATCTTGGAGAAATATGACGGAGCACTTTGCCAGTCATAGGGACCACGTTGTTTATCTGGATGCTCGCAGGTCCGGCAAAGCGGCGACGGACAGCTTAGAGTTTGGCGAGTTTGTAATTACACTTCCGACTTTCATGGAAATATTTTATGAGCCGTTCAAGGGCTTCGCAAAACAAGAAACCCCGGTGAAAAGTAAAAAACAACTTATGAAGACCTTAGAGAAGCATGGTGAGCTGGCTTTTGCTGTACAATTTTCGGGCCCATTTGGCGGTAGAGGCAAGGGAGGGTTTACCCTTAAAGGTAAGAAGCGCGAAGGTGACATGGCAGTTTTAATGAGAGGGCTAGATAATCACCCAGGAGAAAAGATTGACGCAGTTGTCCACTGGTCGAGAGAAGATTTTACAGAAAGCACAAAGGCAACATACTTATTCGGTTCAGCCGCAAAATTCAACGCAGTGCAGCGCGCTATCAAGTCTGGAAGCAAGGAGAAAATCATTAATGCGCTTCGCCAGACCGATGGCTATATAAAAAAACGTCAATTCGAATTCACTCGGAATCAGGCAGAATCTATTTCCAACTTTGAGCACATTGAGACTCTTCTTTTAGGCGAAGACCAACTTAAGAAGACTTGGATGGTGTATGGAGATATTCTCAAAAAAACGGTCACACCGGTTTACTTAACTTTGGCGCGCTTCAACGAAAATGTGTCTAAATACTTTATGGGGACCGAAGAGGGTC